TAAACGCACCCCACTTTGTTCCCTTGATTGTAGCGTTAGTTGGTGAGTTATGATAAAGGTCATCAAGCAGAACAACCTTATTCTCCCATTTAGTTAGCGCAACTTTTGCTGCATCTTTGTCTGGCTTAGGATAAATTGTTTGAATCAATTTAGAAAATTCAGCATCAGTAATTGCCTGAGCAAATAAAGCCTTAGCCTCAATTTCAAATTCATCAAAGTAACCTAGAGCAAGCCCAAGAGTTTCACGAGCAACCTGAATGCGACCTTCAACAGATTGTGTGTGACGAATCTTGAATGATTGCTTAGCATTCTTCATCGCAAGATTAAGAGTGTTTTGGCATACAACACGAACAGGAGTAACGGCTGCTTGAACGGCAACAGAACCATCGTGTGAAGTCCATACAATTAAGTATAGTTTTGTTTGGTCATTAGCGCCTTGTGGGTCTAATACCATTGTGCGTGGAATATCTACAGTTCCAAATACTACTTTACCCTTTTTTAGTGAGCCAGCAGATTCCCAACGGCAATCGGCGTTAGCATCGTGAATTGCATCTGCAAATTGAAATAACTCTTCATTTTGCACAGGCTTGTAACGCTTGCCAACAGTTGCGAGAACATCAGTTCCACCATTGAATGGATTTGTGCGTAACACTAAAGAAGCATCAGATACATCTTTAAATGATTCTGGGATATATTCAGTAATTGGAGATAAGCGAACATTCCAATTTGCTAACTTTGCCTCTTCAAGCATTGTAGCGGTTGTAACTTCTTCATCTTTTGTGAAGATGCGGTTTGCAAGGTTGTGCCAAGCAGGAGCGCCACGAAGAGCGAAAGCAACTTCGCCATTTTCGATTTCGAGATTATGAGCCATTTTTTACCTTTCGTTTGTTGTTAGATTTATTATAACAGGTGGCACTGACATTGTCTAGGATTAGTTATAATATGTCCGAATTGTGCGGTGTGAGTAATCTCACAGAATTCCAGGGATATCCACAGCCTCACTTAAAACTGTGGATAACCCCGCAGCTCTGCGGGCAAATTAAGGGAAATAGGGCGGGGAAATAGATAAGCCCGCCCTAAGATTATTTACAGAGAGACTTTACGTAATTAACTGTTTCCATAGGAAAGAATGCTGCAGAAGTTTTCTTTTTGTTTTGTTGATCAAATACAAAAGCTTTAACATTTCCATCAAATCGTTTTAGATTTGAGAACACGAGTTCTTTTAGACTTTCGTTATCGTATCCTTCGTCTGAATAAATCGTTAAATCATTTGCCTTTACTTCATCATACATTTCTATCTTAAATCTGTTTAGCATTTGTATTACCTTTGTTAGTAGGGATAAAAATTATACCATAAGGGGTGGGTGTTGTCTATCGCCCACGCACCCACCCTTATGATTATCTAATTAGAGATAACGAGCAATAGCGTTGTAAGTGCTTGTGCTTACTGTGTCCTCATCGGTCATTTTGAGAATACGGATAGCATTTTCCATTTCCTCTTTCATTTCACGATAAGTATGAGCATGTAGTTGCTCAAAATCTCTTTGAGGCTCAGCAGGGAACTCACCATCTTTTACTGTTAGGTCAAAATCTACATTGAGATTTTTTGTCCACTCACGATAATTGGTGCGTAGGTTTTCTGCCTTTGAGATGTTGGCGATAGCATAAGAGAAAAGTTCCTTTTTCCATTTCTCAATAGATTTTTGGAACTTTGCTTCGTTTTCATCTTGCTTTTTATAGTCAGCCTCTAATTTGGCTAATCTTGTTTCTAAGGCTTTGATAACCTTAGTAGTAGCGATTTTTACCTGTATTGCTTTGCCTCTTGCCATTTGTGTTTCCTTTCGTTGGTTGGTTGTTGTTATGAGTATTATAGCAGGAGGGTCTGACGACCCTCCTGCCCTAAATTACTAGCCCAGTAGCGTTTTAGCGGATACTGAAGTCCAACGAGTTTCTTTCGTTGGCATTTCTAGTAGCACACGCACCGAGCCAGATGCCTGTGGGTGTATCTCTTTGATAACACCTGTTCTTTTTGACTTTAGGGTGGTGAATAAATCGCCAACCTGATAGAGTTTTCCTTCTATTGTCATTTTGCCTCTTTTCTTTGTTAGGTTGTATTGTAGCATTGGGGTCTGACATTAGTCTAGCCTTATCTCAGTATTTGAGAATATTAGTGTGTGATGCTAATCACTTTCAGGTAGCCAAAACTCTAAGTGGTGTTGGTCTATGATAGCGTGAGCGGGGGCTGTATCTAATCCTTTATAAGATACGCCTTCAGGCATCTTTATCTGTCGATCAAAATCCTCATCATAGTATGCGTCAATAGCATCTATGCAAGGTTGCACCATAGATATTGGAACGGGCGGGTAATGATTACCTTGTAAGTGATAGGCTAATTGTGTTTCTAAATCTAACACACTATCTTGTATTCCTAATGCAGTTATGCTTCCCATTTATTTATCCTCTTCTAGTATAGTTTCTGATAGGTTGTCCATTTCGTCTATTGTAGCGCATAGCACCGACATTTCCTCTTTGCTTAGGCAGACCTTAGTTACTAGGTCGGCTACTTTGCTAGATAGGGCTGTGGAATACATAAATAAATACTTAGCAAAAGTTTCATCTGATAGTTCATTTCTGCGTTCATGGAGTTCGCCTGCTAATCCCATAATTTCATCGTCAAAAATACTATCTTTGGTTGCGTCAAGTATCCCGATAGCAGTTGCTAACATTATTTCACAACCTTTAGTGTTGCATAAGAGTTGCCTGCGTTTAGATTATCTATAAGTGGCATAATATCGGGAACGAGTAAAGTGTGTAGCATGCCTTCCAATAATTGTGCCTGCATATCTTTATCTAATTCTAGTAATCGTTGTGCGGTTGGGTTGGTCTCATCTAACTCTGTAATAAATCTAAGAGAGTGTTCTACTGTTTTCATTTTAGCCTTTCGTTGTTGGATAAGAGTATTTTACCATTAGCCACCGACATCACCTAATCCATTATGGGCGTGTCTCAGCTTTTGTGATAATACTCACAATTCCAGGGGTTGTGGATAACCCTCATAACCCTGTGGATAACCCCGCAGATATGTGCGGGAGCTTGCTAATTTGTCAAGCCGACACGCCGTTACAGCTTGGTTATTACATATGCGGCTAATAAAATTGGCAGAATAGATATAAGAATCATCATTGATCCGCCAATAACACCAATCACCTCATACATTATTTTTTACTCGCAGAAAATCTTATATCTGCTTTACCATAAACACACAGGCCACATGATACACACGCACTGCCTGCGCTTGAGATAAGCGGAATACTTTTCATATTTTCAGGGCACTTAGCGCCAGGCTTACCCGTTAATTCTTTCATTGTATCTTCGGTAGCAGAAAATGTTTTTCCTAGATAGGCAAGCCGAATTTTAGAATTAGTTTTCAAATCGAATGCAATTTCTTTATTCTCATCATCCGTTGAATAGTACAGTGATAGATTAGATATATCTTTTAGAATAAGCGCTGCGTCCTTGACACGTGTATACACCCAAAATTGAATATCTGAATGCTTTTCAATAACAGTCTTCCACGCATATGTATAGGTATCGTTAAAAAAATCTCCGTCCCAGTGGATACGGAATAACTTAGGCGCATTTTTTTTATCACAATCAGCAATAAAATCTATGATCATATCATCCAATAGGGCCACCATTGTGTCATTGTCCGCATTGCGTAACAATTCCCAATTGTGTAATAAGTTAGCCTTTACTGCTTTGTATAGTTTTTCAAGTTTCCCAGCGTAGCAAACAGTCTCACAGATAGACGTAGCACCAGGACATGAAAAATCTTTTCCTGCGGGTAATCCGAACGTGTTCGCAATTGCGGCTTGCTTTCCATTTTTTGTGACAAGGTTAGCCACCTTTCTATCATTAGATCTTTTTAATTTTACCATAGGGGCAATTATATCGGTTAGGTCTGACATTATAAATCCCCCATTTCTGCATCGGCCATGCGTGACATCATGCGCCACATATCTTGCTTAATAGCTTCATCGGATCCATAAAGAGATCCATCGCAATCATTCATTTCGTGCCCGCAGCATGGGAAGTCTTCGCATATATTCATAAGTTGACCTTTCGTTGGTTGAATTGATAGTATATCAGGTCTGACTGACATTTATTACAAAACACCCCAGTTTTCAGGGTGTTTTTAATCACACTCTTAACGACACGCCCGACCCCGCACCTATGCGGGCGACACGCCCGACTGCGTTGCAAGCTGCGACACGCCCGATATTATATTAGATCAGATTTTTTATGTTTTATTTTGCGTGTGTATTTTTTTTTATTGCGAACAGGTTGCGCCGCATTACTACGGCGCAATTCCTGAATTCGTTTTACTTTATTTTGAAGAGAAGTTAGGAACACGATACCCACTCGCTTTGTGAAATCTTGTTACATCAAATCGCTCATTATCTTTCGCAAACATTTCTGCGAAATCATTTACGACTTTAGAAAAAACAGCAGGGTGAATTTTATTACTAGCATAATTTAGAATTTCAGCAGTAGCAATATAATCTTTACGGGTCATCATTTCTGCGACACCAATCCAATCCGATTAAAGTTTTTAGTATACATTTTGCCCGTTGGCAAAGATAAATTATATGTTGCGAATTCGTTAGCAAATCCGACATCATAACATTTTGCGAAAGCCTCAAACGCTTGTAAAGCGTCAGCGAATTTGTGTGTGTATTCTAATTGTCCGTCATAGTAAGTATCTAGTCTATACATTAGAAACCCCATGTTTCTTTAACGCAATCGCAACTTTCAACATCATAATTCTTTTCATCACCAAAGAATACGAAGCCAGCACCGCCACACTCATCACAAGCGACCCCGATTATTTCTGCTAGATTTCCCATTTATAGTTTTCCTTTCGTAGTTTGTTATTGGTTAAATTATAGCCTAAGCCACCGACAATTTCGGGAAAGACACGCCCTAGAGCGCACCTTCCTGAAATAATCCGATTTCTAAATCTAACATTTCTGCGGGTGTTGCTTCGGATAAATCTACCCAGCCAGCACCCTCATCATTTATTCTAAAGATTTCTACATATCCCATTTATTCACCTACCTTAACCGCAATTATGCGATAGTGGTCTTTATAAGAATGCGGTGTGCGAATTAAAACACGATACGCTTCTTTATCATTACCAAACCAATGGTCGGTTTTTTCACCGCTAATAATTTCTCCATTAAGAGAATTAGAGCGATATTGCTTACCTTGTAAAAGGTTTTCTATTGTGTATAAGTTAGCCATTGTTAGCCACTTCCTTTCGTTATACCGCAATTATAGCGGAAGCCACCGACAATTCTCTACTTACTAGCCAGTAATTCCACATTTTGAGACGCTCAAGTCATGTGTTCTTAATCACATTAGGGCTGTGGACGACACGCCCGACACGCCACGACACGCCCGAAAGTTATCCACAAAATCCAGGGTGATTTATATCACCCCCTTAACGACACGCCCGACCCCGTAGCTATGTGGGGGATCGGCTCGATTTTGTCAAGCCGACACGCCGTCTATTCTTTGTGAGTTTGCTCACATACGCATTTAGTATATGCGCCCGCATTTAACCTGCCACAATTAGGGCAGGTATAAAATCCGCTAGGGTTAGCCATTTATTTATCTCTCCTAAGTAATGCGATAGAATAAATAAAACCAATAGAGCCAACTAGTAGCCATGTCGGGATATCTATACCGACACCATTAGGCCATAGCCCGTTAATGTATAGAGAAAAGTATTCGCTATCTAATAACAATTCTAAGTTCATTATTCGTATGCCTCCCAATCTAATGTTAATTCTTTCTCGATTATTTCATCAAGGCTAACGATATCGCTATCGCTAATCGCCTCAGCGTTAATCTTATCTAACGCCTCTTCTTCATCTAGATAGACATAAGCGTCTGCTATATCCGCTTGGATAGTATCCCATTTAGTCATCATTAGTTATTCACCTGCTCTATCTTGTGTATTAGGTATTCGAATTTTAACGGAGGGTTTGCCTCGTTTAATTCATTAACTAGAGCGATAATTTCTTTAATGCTCTTAGCGGTTAGTGTGCCCTTCTGTAAAGAGCCTTGCCAAATTGAGTAGGTTAGTTTCATTAGTTATTACCTCCATTAACAATAGCACCGACAATAGCAATTATAGTTATCGTGCCTAACACGATAGGCAAAACAATGTGAGGATAATCCTCTACCCAATCAAAAAATAACATTAGTTAGCCTCGCTCTCGTCTATGTCGAACATTTCAGCAAACACTTTGTTTGCTTGTTGTAAGGCCTCTAGTGCCTCGTTTAGTTTATCCATTTTCTGTCCTTCTTTCGTTAGTTTGTTTATTAAGGTAAGACTATCATTAGCAACCGACATTATCAAGCGACACGCTGTCGCCTATTCTGTGACCTTAGTCACAGTAGGGAGAGAGATTAAGTAGCGTAGCAATACCTTACGCTCATAGGTAGTTAATTCGGGGTGATTAGAAACCACGCCACCATTTTGGTATTCCCAAACAATTTTATTAAAAGTTTTTTCGGATAACATTACATCACCCAACTTTCCTGAGTGTAAGATAACCACTCACCAAGGGTCATTAAGCCCTTGTATTCTTTACATTTACCGCAAAACATTTCGCTTGCGTAGTCTGAGCAGAAAGCGCAGACAATTAGATTAGCCTCATCGGCTCGGACATTAGAGAGAGTAATCTCTCGGATTAGTGTAGTCATTTTAACTACCTTTCTTAGTAAGACTTTCTTACTTTCTTTATACTATAATCCTAGCAGGGGGGTCTGACATTTAGGGGGGTTACTCGCTAGTATTCACAAACTATTTTTGTGAGTTACACCACACTCACGCTCAAGGTCATTTATATATGTGCGGACTATATAGACAAAACGGACATCTGAAATACGTGTATCATACAAATTAAAAATTTATTAACATTTTGATAAATCTTAAATAGCAGTCAACTAAAATATATACTGGTATAATTAATAAATGAAAATAAATTCTAAAGAAGCACGTACAATCCTTGACACAAATAACTACGTAGTATTTAGAAATTATGCTACTCCACCAGATGCATCTTTATTTGATAAAGCATTTAGCTGGAGGCCCGATGTAAATAATAGTGATGATGGTAAATCTCTGGCTTCAATGAAAAAGTTGCCTGAATATTTTCTTGAAAACGAAAATGTAAGTAATTTTATAAATGAATGCTCAAATACCTATGGCGTAAAAACTACACCTTTAATTATAGAGGGACGGATTGATGGGGAGGGAACAACTAAACATTCAGATGAATCCGATGTAATACATTGGCAATGCATGGGAAAATCAGAATGGACTTTTTATGATAATCCAACAGATTCAATACAGTTTGAAACAAAAATTATATTAAACGCTGGAGATGTTGTATGGTTTAAAAAAGGCAAAGACCATTCTGTTGAAAATTTACAAGCCAAATTTTCTATTATTTTTATGAGTAATGATATATTAAAGGATTTTCTTACAAGACAATATGCTGCGGCAGGACGGGAATTTATATAATATGAAAAATGTTTATATGATTAGTGATTGTCATCTATCTAGGGCAATAGAGCATTACTATCCAGAAAAGCACGATGTGACATTTATTCCTTGGCCTAAAGCTGCTAAAAAAATGCATGGATTTAGTGTTGAGCAAATGCGGGAAGAAGATGAAATGTCTTCTGGAGTAGAAATTGCTAGAACTGTTAATCATATGCCACAGCCATTCTCAATCATTAAAGATGATGGCATATTGGCCTTATGGATGGGATATGTTGATACTAGAACATTTTTACCTAAATATAAAAATGCGGACAATACGGTAAAATCGTTCATTCAGAACATAAAGGACAATTTCCCTAATTCTAAAGTAGTTGTAATAGAGCCATTGCCTCAGTTTACTGAGATGCTTTTAAAGCATGAAGGTATTAGTCCATATTACACACATGAGCAGAGGATAGATCAGAATAGAGAGTTCTTGGCTGCATTACACAAGTATTCAAGTGAAGCTGGATTTGAGATAATTATTACTCAACAAGATATATTAGATTCATTAGGAGTTCCTGAGTTAACTCCATCTATGACACATACAGATGCTCCACATCCAGTAGATGGATTAAAGCCTGAGCATATGGAAAAGATTTGGAAATTGTTTTCAGATAGACTTAGTATTATTGCAGTTGACTAGAATATTATGTATAGTATAATTAATCTATGATTAGAAAATATTTTAAAAGGTGGATGATACCTACATTGATATTCTTTTCTGCAAGCATATTCATAGCTGATCAAATTAGAAAAATGGGCGGGATAAAAGATATCTTTGATATAGATGACGAAGATGACTTATAATAGATCTAAGGTATATATATTCCTAATTAGATTATCCTTGTCGCTTATGAGTCTATATCTCGTCCTACTTGCTTCTGGGAAATTGTAGAATATTCACGTAAAGGGTTATTTTGGCCCTCCCCGTCCTGACATAGGCAAATAGCCTAGTAAAGGCTTAGAGAGCCTGTAGAGGCTTTATATGGGGTATTCTAGGAAGTTGCTGTAGTTTAGATAATATGTTTCACATGAAACAATATATTACAGTTGACTAAAATGTGTTCTTCTCGCCGACGCACTTTTTTTCGCACTATATGGTATTTAATGTTCTTTAAATTCACCCATATATGCATCAGATAGCTCTATACCCTCTAGACCAGAAGCCTGATACTTTTGAATTCTATCTCTGCTAAACTGAGGATTTTCTTTTAGTGGTTTCATCCATATGGCAGTAAATTCTTCTAGCGTAAGATTATCTTTATCTTTAATTTGCTCATAGTACTCTGGAGTCTTGTAGTTATAAAAAGATCCAGGATTATCTTCTGCCTTTAACACAAAGTTTGAGAAAGCATATCTTCTACCAGATGTGACTGGATTAACTCCGTGAGCGTGTGGCGAAAATGCCCCGTGAATTATTAGATCTCCTCTTTCTGGCTTTATTTTTAAATTATTTGCTGCGGGAACTCCTTCAGATCTGTTTCCGTCTTTGTCTATGTTTACGTAAAATATTTCTCCGCCTTCAAAATCTCCAAAATATGCAACTAAGCCAAAATCTAATTCACAACAAGTTTTCCAAACGTCTACTTGGGAAAGTCTGTGACATTCTCCTTTCCCAGGAGAATCAGAGTGTGTAAACATTCCCTCGTTCATTTCTGGGGTAATAATTAATACGTTGCCTTGAGGATGCATAACATACTCTGGATACAAAAGCTCGCTTGCCTTTTCCCAAAGTGGATGTATGGAAGCAAGTGGGGGGCTAATTTTATTAGAATACCAGCTGATTAAAGTATCTCTATATTTTTGTTTCAGATCGTAATCTTTTAACTCGTCTTCTACAGTCTTGCACTCTTCGTCTGTATAAAATCCTTTAAATATAAACACTCCGCTTTGTGTGCCGTAATCATCTGGGAAAAATGAAGCTTTTATACAGTCTTCTCTGTCGTAAAACATTATTTACCCACTATTCTTTTTAAAAATTTTTCAAATTTTGATTGATGATTTTTATTACCGTGTTTAAGCTTACAGTCATCCTTACATACTTGAGGATGAGTGAATTGTGGACTTCTCATAAAGTTAGCAAAATGGTGCACCATAGTAATATATATTATATCATGCAAACCCCCTACAGAGGCGGATCCGTAAGGGGTTTGTGCATCTTCATGCAATCAGGGAAATTTTACAATCTCAACCTGAATATTAATTATAATATATTATCAGAATTAAGTCAACGCTTAATTACAAAAGCCTGCTGCGTACTAAATTCAATTATGTTTTCTCTTCCAAAAAAATCTACCATTGCTTTTTTTGCCCCAACGGTTTTGCTTGAGCCAAAATCGTCACAAATTAGAACCCCGTCGGGCAGCAATCTGTCCCAAAAATATTCTATAGATTGTTTTGTAGGGGCGTAAAGGTCAACGTCAATGTGTACCAAAGAGTATTCTAGTTCTGGGAGTAAACTAAAAACATCGGGAACCCAACCTTTAAGTAAGTCAACATTGTTAAACTTATTTAAATAATTTTTTGCATTTGAAATATCACAGGATAGAGAACCCTTAACAAAATAATTAGTATCTATTCCTGGGGTTGGCTCCGAAACACCCTCAAATGAATCTATTCCTACAAATATTTTTTTGCAATAATCTGCCATAAAATACATAGACATTCCAGCATAAACACCTATTTCGACAAAGTTAGAATTTAGCCTCTGCTGTCTTTTTGCAAATTGTTGTAAAACATAAAGCCTTTCATTAATTGGGTCTTCTATAGAATTATCAAAATTTCCTATAGCCATAAATTCTTTAAAACATTTTTTAAAGTCTTCGTCATTGGCCCAGACATTAGTTCTTGATATCATCTATATCTTCTGCTGGTGAAAATGATGGAACTGGCCCAAGTAAGTACCCTGCTTCGTGATAAGATACCATTTTTTGCGTATCTTCCGATCCAACTATTTTATTTGAAATAAGACTTAGTAAATCATAAATTCTGTGTAGCATTATATAGTTAACCATAGGCAGGTTATCTTCTAAATTATTTGTTTCCGTCTTCTGGTCTTCCTGCATCTAACCACCAAATTTCTCTACCCATAGCATCCGTTTCGGAAACTGTGTCATACTCAAAATTAAATTCTTTTTTGTTCATCTACTAATTCTACTATATTTTCATACTTGGATATGCCCATAGTATTTTTATAATCACATTCAAGGCAATATAGATATATAAGAGACTCTCCGTCTCCATTACATAAAAGAGAGCCCTGATCCTGTGGGCATAAAAGCTTAGGAACAAGGCCCTCTTCAGAAAGTTTAATGTAAGTAGACACGTACTGTATCCTCATTACACTTCCTTTCTAACTGTTTGGGAACTTTAAATAAAATTCCTGTGCTCTTGGGGTTAAACCCTTCCAAGCTGACCAATCAATTCCGCCATCGGTCATGTAATACGCTATCTCTGCATTTTTAGTTGGGTCAAACAATGACTCGTTTGACTTTAATTCAAATTTTTCTTTACGATCTACGCCGAGTTTACCCAACATATTGATCTGAAAAATTCCGTAAGAACTGTCTCCAGTATTCCTGTTACCATTATATGCTAGTGGTCGTCCGTTAGACTCCCGCTTAGCAATGGCCCAAGCCGTTTTAAGGGCTTTTCCTTCAAAGCCTACTGCTTGCAGTAGTTCTTTCAGTTCAATGTCTGAAAGCATTTGTGAAGGCTTGTAAACAGTATTGCTGTACTTCTCTAAGGTTTCTTTCTTAAGTTGTACTTCTGTCTTTGGTTGTACTATTAAAGCTTGTGCACTTGTTGCATTAACTGTGTTGGAAAATAAAAACATTACTGTTAATATAATCGCAGCATATTGATGAACAATATCGCTTAAGCTTTTCTTTATATTCTCCATTGGCATTTCCTCCTTTAGAGATAGCGAAGTATAATCATACCATTGTAAGCAAGAATATGTCAAATAATTTTTTCTTGACAAAGAATCTATATTTAGTATACTTCCATAGGGGGGTCGGGGGGTCAGCAAATCAAACAAATCAAAATATATTATATATACAGTATTATATATTACAGTTAACTAAAAAACAACAATAAAAATATTTTTTCTTTTCTTTTAGAAAAAAGTTTGATACACTTATACCTCACTCAAAATAATTAATCCGTAAATCGGAAGAAAAAGGCGACAAATGAAAAATACTATTAATAATCCTTATGAAAATTTTATTGCACTTTCTAGATATGCTAAATGGGTAGAGGCAGAATCACGTAGAGAGACATGGGGAGAAACAGTAGATAGATATTTTTCTTTTATGACAAATCATTTAAAGCAAAATTATAATTATATTCCAAATGAAAAGCTAGTTGCGGAATTAAAAGAGTTCGTGTTTGAAAGAAATGTAATGCCATCAATGAGAGCAGTAATGACATCTGGCGCCGCACTAGAAAGAGATAATGTAGCAGGATACAATTGCGCCTTTTTGCCAGTAGATTCTCCAAGATCTTTTGATGAAACAATGTATGTTTTAATGTGTGGTACTGGAGTTGGCTTTTCCGTTGAGTATAAATACATTAATAAGCTTCCTGCCGTTCCAGAATCTTTGGAAAAATCTACTACTGTAATAACTGTAGAAGATTCAAAACAAGGATGGGCAAAGGCATATCGTGAATTACTTGCATTACTTTGGTCTGGACAAATTCCAGCCATAGATATTTCTAAAGTTAGGCCAGCAGGAGCAAGACTTAAGACAATGGGTGGAAGATCATCTGGACCGCAACCTTTAGTAAATCTTTTTGATTTCACTATTGCAAAATTTAAAAACGCAACTGGTAGAAACCTTAAGCCAATTGAGTGTCACGACATTATGTGTAAAATTGGAGAAGTTGTGGTTGTAGGTGGCGTTAGACGCTCCGCAATGATTTCACTTTCAAACATTAACGATATAGAAATGGCACAGGCAAAATCTGGAAATTGGTGGGAGCAAAATTCACAACGTGCCTTGTCAAACAATTCCGTAGCATACTCTCGTAAACCAGAAATGGAACAGTTTATTGCAGAATGGAAATCATTATACGATTCCAAGTCTGGAGAGCGTGGTATATATAACGTAGCTGCAGCGCAAGCGCAAGCTGCAAAATTTGGTCGAAGAGATCCAGACATTCATTATGGAACTAACCCATGTTCTGAAATTATTTTGCGTCCATATCAATTTTGTAATCTTTCAGAAGTTGTATTGCGTGAAAACGACACTAAAAAAGATATTGAGCGTAAGGTAGAACTAGCAACTATTCTTGGGACATGGCAATCGACCCTTACAGATTTTAAATATCTTAGAAAAATTTGGAAAGACAATACAGAAGAAGAAAGACTTCTTGGAGTTTCTTTGACTGGACAATTTGGTCACAAGTTTATGTCTGGTAAAGAAGACCTAGTTGCACTAGAAGCATTCTTGACCACACTACGTGAAAAGGCAAGAGAAGTAAATAGAGAAGAGTCTGGAAAAATTGGAATTCCTGAGTCTGCAGCAATTACATGTGTAAAACCTTCTGGAACAGTGTCTCAATTAGTTGGGGTATCTTCAGGGATGCATCCTTGGCATTCACCATATTATGTTCGTACAGTTCGTGGTTCAAAGGGAGATCCAATTTCAACATTTTTAAAAGAAGTTGGAATTCCAGTTGAAGATGATGTAATGAAGCCAAACGAAACTTATGTATTTTCATTTCCAGTAAAGGCACCAGAGGGTGCAATTGTTAGAAACGATTTAACTGCAATTGATCATTTAAATATTTGGCTTGTATACCAACGTGCTTGGTGCGAACATAAACCTTCAATTACAGTTTCTGTAAAAGAAGATGAATGGATGGAAGTGGGGGCATGGGTTTATAAAAACTTTGATGAAGTTTCTGGCATCTCATTTCTGCCTCACTCAGAACATACATATAAGCAAGCTCCATATCAAGAAATTTTAAAAGAAGAATATGATGTTTTAGTAGCAAAAATGCCTAGCAATATTCGCTGGGAAGATCTGTCATTTTATGAAACAGAAGACGGAACTTCAACAAATGCCACTCTAGCCTGCAGTTCAGACGGTAATTGCGAACTTGTAGATATTTCAGCTTAGTGGTAAACTTATAGGATTGGGATAATACCCAAAATTCATGGGCACACCGCCCACGAGGAGATGATAAAAAATGGCTATCAAAAACTTTGATAAAGCTGATTTAAATAAAGATGGGAAAGTGACTATGCAAGAGCAAATACTAGCAGCACTTGGAACATACGGAAGAGCATTTTTGGCAGCAGCCACCGCTCTATATATGACTGGCAATACAAATCCAAAGGATTTAATTGCAGCTGGAGCAGCAGCAGTTGCCCCAGTAATTTTAAAGGCCCTAAGCCCAAGCAACAAAGAATTCGGATTTGTGGCTAAATAATTATTAGTCAATTGGGAATGCCCTTATGCTAAAATAGTGTAAGGGTATTTTCTTTTTAGGGGTAAAAAATGGCAGCTCAAAAAAATTTTCAGGTAGACGAAAACGCAACGTTTACTTTTGAGTTGCAATATCTTGACGAAGATAATCAGCCCATACAATTAAATCACCACACAGCAAAAATGCAAGTAAGAGATACCCAAGGTGGAAAAAAATTAGCCTTTAGTCTTTCAGAAATAGATGGAATAACAATAACACCCTCACTTGGAAAACTTTCAGTTTCTATTTCAGCAGATAGAACAAAAAAACTTTTTTATCCAAAATCTGCTTATGATTTAGTTTTAGTTGACCCTAGTGTAAATGTAACAAGATTATTAGAAGGATATTTAACATTAAATAGGGCGGTAACACTATAATGGCAACCCGCCTAATTGTTACCGAAAATAACCCCTTAGTAGTAGTAAGAGCTTCAGGCTCTCCTGGAAGAACAATAATTAGTGGAGAAGGTAATCCAGCCAATTCTTTAGGCGTACCTGGAGATTTTTATTTTGATACCTTAACAACAAGATTTTGGGGACCAAAATCCCCTACATCAAATACCTGGAATGTAGAAAAAAGCTTTGTTTTAGATAAACAGGTATCTTTCATGTATTCTTGGGAGCTAGCCCAATTAACTGGGCCAGTAAATGGGGTGTATTCAGTAGTAATAAACCACAATTTGCTTTTCCACCCAAACGTATCTGTTAAATCAAGCTCAGGTGATATACTGGAAACAGGTATAGACTATAATAGTACTAGTAGACTAACATTGACAATGGCCCAGCCATTTTCGGGGACAGCATACCTGTCCTAAAAAGGAGATAAAAAAAATGGCAAGAAAATTTTTAGTTAGTATTGATCTCAACAAAAATGAGTTGCTCAATGCTAGAATTCAAAACTTAGGCGCAGCACCAAGCAACCCAGTATCAGGTCAAATTTATTTTAATACAGCAGACAACACATTATACTTCTATAATGGATCTTCTTGGATCCCAGCTTCTGGTTCGCTAGAAGTAATTACCGATGCAATAGGGTCTTACGTAGAAGGCGGAGTTGGCTTAACAAAATCATTTAACGACACAACAAATATAACAACAATAGATTTAGATGATACTGCAGTAACAGCTGGAACATATGGATCAATTACAAAAGTACCAACATTTACGGTAGATCAACAGGGTCGTTTAACATCAGCAAGCGATACAAATCTAGTTATACCATTAGATACGCAAACAACAGGTGACTATGTAGCAACTATTGTTGGAACAGCAAATGAAGTTACAGTTTCTCCAAATAGTGGACATAATGCTGCAGTAACAATTGGTTTACCAGACAATGTCGAAATTACTGGTAACTTACAAGTTGGCGGAAACTTAAATGTTATTGGAACTGTTAACTCTGTAAACACTACACAGATTAACATTGAAGATAATAAAGTAAAACTTAATAGCGGATTTACTGGAACACCTACAACAGATGCAGGAATTGTTGTAGAACGTGGAACTTCAATAGATACAGAAATTCTATGGAATGAAATATCTGATACATGGACATTAACAAATAACGGCACAAATTATCATGCAATTGCTAGAAAATATTCAGAAACACTTGGCGCATCAGCAACGTCTTATACAATAACACACAATCTTGGAACAACAGACGTAACCGTTCAAATATTTGAAGCGGCCACACCGTTTGCTCAGGTAGAAGCAGATGTTCAAAGATCAAATGCAAATGCTGTAGTTGTTAACTTTGCTTCCGCACCAACTGCTGGAGAATATAGAGTAGTTGTAGTAGGTTAATAATGTCAAGACAGATGCTGGTACCACTTAAACTTCTGGCCCTGTCAGCAGACCCAGTATTTGGACAAGTCGGCGAAATATACATTAATACCGTAACTAAAAATTTACGTGTTCACAATGGAACTACATGGATAGAATTAACACCACCAAGTACAGATCCAACTCCATTTTATATGCATACACACACGTTTGATGGAGATGTGCATACGATTGATATTCAAAATCAAGTTGATTTTAAATCATTATCTAATCCCGATACACCAGCAACAGTTTTACCACAAATTATAGGATACGATGGAGGAAACCCAATGAGTAATTTAAATGAGCCTTCATTTGTTGATGAAACATTATTTGACGCAGGATTATTTGATGGAACAGCAGTAACAGAAGAAGAAACTTTAGGTGGCGGTGGGTCAGAAGACTTTGCCGCACCATCACTAGATGGAGGTAATTCATAATGGCATTTAAAATTCAATTAAGAAGAGACACCGCAGCAAATTGGACAGCGAACAATCCACTTCTTTTAAACGGTGAAATAGGAATAGAAACTGATACTCTTAAATTTAAAATAGGTAACGGAACCCAAAGATGGAATCTTCTTACAAACTATGCATTTAAACCAGGACAAGCAAATGGAATTGCTACATTAAATTCTGACGGCAAAATACCTTTATCACAATTACCAGATCAAATTTCTTTAGACACAGAAGCCGCTACGGCAATTCAAAATGCTATAAATAATTCTGGTCCATTTACAACATCAAGTCTTTTAGAAGGAACAAATTTATTTTTTACTAATGCAAGAGCAAGGACTGCAGGAGACGGATATTTTGATGTTTACGGATCTGCAGCACAAGCTTTAAGTTCAGCTAATTTACACACAACATCAAAATTCCAAGAAGCAATTACTACCGCAGCGGCAGATGCAACAACAAAATCTACAAACGCAGTAACTTTAGCGGGACAAATTGCAGATACAAAAATAAACACGGCAATTAATCTTATTACTACTTCAGACATAGAAGAAGGAACAAACCTATATTTTACAACAAATAGAGTATCAGCAATAGTAGACCCATTAATTACTACTACCAGAAGTTATGTTGACTCTTCATTAGCTAATTTTACAGTACCTTCTCCAATTACATCAACAACTCAATTACCAGAAGGAACTAATTTATACTTTACAAATGCAAGAGCTGTTACAGCAACAAATGCTGCACGTACTGCTTCTTTAAATGCTGCTCTTTCAGCTGTAGATGATTTAAGAACAGAAATTTCTAGCGCATATATTCCAGTGTCAGATAGGAATATGTTAAATGGCGTAGCTGGACTAGATGCTTCTGCTTTAATACCACTATCACTGATTCCATCTTCCATAGCAAGAACATCAGATATTTCTGCAGCAATAGCAAATGTTGTAAATGCGGCACCAGCTTCATTTGATACACTTAAAGAAATTGCAGATTATATTGCATCAGATCAAACTGGTGCATCAACATTAACAACTTTGGTTGGAACAAAATTGTCTTCTGACTTGGCAGCAACAACTTATGCTCCAATTGCTTCGCCGACATTTACTGGAACTCCAGTAATTCCTGGATATGCAACTTCTGCCAATCTTACAGCCGCTTTAACCGAAGCAAAAGCATATACTGATACAGCCAAAAATAGTATTGATAACTCATTAGGCGGGTACCAGCCAGAATCTGAAAGAAATGAAAATAATGGATATGCTGGGCTAGATTCAAACGGTAAAATACTAGAGTCTGCAATTCCATCAGCCATCACATCATCTATTACAGCTGCCACCACTGCTGCATCTAATAATATTAACGGAACATATACTAACGGAAGCTCTTCTGCTAACATAAATAAAATTACATATAGCACAAGCTTAACACCACCTGCAAGCGGTAATTCTGCTGGAGATATTTACATACAATACTAAGGAGCCTGAAATGCCGCTAAACATTTTTGATGGTTCCAGTTGGAATCCTTTAAAAAAGATTCAAATCCATGATGGAACATCTTGGAACGATTCTAAGGCGGCTTATGTTTGGAATGGGTCTGAGTGGAAAAATCTACTAGGAATAGTTCCAGTCAATACAGTTTTGCCAACTCTTTCTTTGCAAGGTTCATCATTTCTTTATGCTGCAGAACAAACAGTTTTAACAACAAATGGTACTTGGGAAAATTCACCAACAACATTTGAATATCAATGGCAAAAAGCTCCATATCCTACATCTAATTGGTCTAACATACTTGATAAAACAACAAGCTCTTTGGCATTATCTGAAGACGAATGGGATTCTCAACAAACATTAAAATATGTTGGCTATGCGGTTAGGTGTAAAGTTTCGGCTACTAATGCAGATGGTAAAAATTCAGGAGATATATATACCTTATCAAGTCCAGTAATTGCTCCCGCTAATTTAGGAGATATAACTGTTAATGTTGTGTCAAATGGCGTAGTAGAGTTTACATGGGAAAAAGTAAAAGGCGCTAATGATTATTATATACAATACCAAGGACCAGAAGTAGCATTTACAGAAGTTACTAGTATGGTAAATAATACAGATTCTGCAAAAGGTGTATATTCTACATCAGGTACTACATGTAAATTTACAATTGACACAGGATCCGCTTCAGGAACTTTAGGAATATTAATTAATCCATTGAATACATCCAATGTTTCTGGAACGTCATTAAGCGGATACGGCAAAAATGCATCGGTTACCGATTTAAAGCCAAACAAACCTTCAGTTGCAGCAGGAATGCTTTCTTACAGTTACGGAGGAAAATTGGTTTGGTCTGCTACAAACATAACTGTAACTAGTTGGACAGTGTACAATGATGGTTCAGTATATGCAAGCTCTGCATCTTCAAGTCCTAGCACTAATTTCTTAGACATAGATCGACCTGGTGCTTCTCCAGATACATTTGGATCTTTTGTAGTATTAATTATAGGAACATCTCCAAGATTTACAGAGACCGCCTGGCTTTCTTCTCCAGCCGTAACCATAACATATCCTCCAGCACCAAACACATGGAAATGCACAACCTCTACCAACGGCGGTGGCGTAGGCAACTGTAGTTATACTGACCCTGGTTTTGATAACTCCGCATCTGGTAGCGGCTACTCTCGTCAGTGCACATTTGGAACAACTTATCCAGCATGTCAATCAACTAACCCAGCACCAGCTTCTCAATGGTATTGCACAACCTCTTCTCCAGGTGCTGGCGTAGGTAACTGTAGTTACACAGCCCCTGGTTTTGATAATTCAGGATCTGGTAGCGGCTACTCTCGTCAGTGTATATACAACAACACTGGAACATATCCAGCATGCCAATCAACAGATCCCGCACCAATAGGCATACAAAGCGAATGGCATTGTACAACCTCTAGTCCTGGAGCTGGCGTAGGTAATTGCAGCTACACAAAACCTGGTTCCGACACGTCCGCATCTGGTAGCGGCTACTCTCGTCAGTGTTCGTTTGGGACAAGTTATCCAGCATGTCAATCAACTGACCCAGCACCAGTTTTTGCACCACCGTTCTTCCCACCGTTCTTCCCACCGTTCTTCCCACCAAGTTTTGGAGTCGATGGTGGCATACCACCGTTCTTCCCACCAATTTTTGAACCAAACGTTCCACCGTTCTTCCCACCATCATTTAAGGGAGGTAAAGCCTGTATATCACCAGACGGACTTGTCTTTACTAAAAATGGTTTAGTAAAAGCAAAAGATATTTTTGTTGGAGATGACCTTATATCGATTAGCCGTTCAAACATAAACCTTAATTCTGTATCTCAAAATAAGACATCACAGGAATTACCATCCGTTATTGAATTTTCAAATGTAAAGGTTGTTTCTATAACAGAAAAAACTTCAACATTAATTGGATTTAATAAAATTGGTAAAAACTATTCTATTAATCAGCCTATATTTATTAAAAATTCAGAAGGAATAGAATATAGAAATGCTGGAGATATTAATATTGGGGATGTAATTATAAATGTAGATTCAAGCGGGTCAGTCTCAAATATTGTAGTAGAATCAATTGAAGTAGATGATTTTGATTCAAAGGTTTATGATATTAGAACTTCCCCAGAACCTTGGTTTATTGTTAATTCTACTATAGCCATAGCATAATTTTTATGCTATAATTTTAAAAAAGGAGATTTACCGTGTCTATAAAAAGAGATATTGACGGAGAAGTATTTTTTGTTCTTGTTGATAATGAGTTTGCTGGATGGTTTGCTATACCAACAGGAGACTTTCAAACAGAAATATTAAGATCAGGACTATCAAGTAACCCTAAAATAATAAATTTTACAGATTTGCCTATAGAAATATCACAACTTCCAACCCCAGCATCTGGATGGAAATGGAACGGCACATCATTTAACAAGGATTAATTATGACTTCAAGGTGGAAAACAATAAAAGCAAACCTAGTTGATCCAAATACCGTCAAGCCATGGGATATGCTAAATCCAAATACCGTATGGACTACTGATGAAAAAAAAGAACAAAGACTAAATATTTGCAGGGGATGTCCTGAGTTCATATCATTAACTACACAATGTAAACAATGTGGCTGTCTAATGAAAATGAAGACAGCAATGGAAGCAGCAACCTGCCCATTGTCAAAATGGTAAAATAAACCTTCTTTGTAAAAAATAATAAGGTATAATTATCTAAGCAACATAATTACACATAGGGGGTAGTCAATTGGCCACCAATTATCCATCTAGCTTAGATCAATTAGTTAATCCTAATTCTTCCGACGAGCTATCATCACCATCTCATTCGCAGCAACATATAAATGCAAATGATGCCATTGAAGCATTAGAAACAAAAGTTGGTGTAAACGGTTCAACAGATCCTGCATCACTGACGTACAAAGTATCTACTATTGAAACTACGTTAATCAATTTAGACAATAGCACAGACAACGTTATAGAGCTTCTTGGATTAGAAGGCAACAATGACCTTGCAGTCTATGGTATTGAAAACGCTACAAACGTAGACTCTTTTTCAAAGAGCGTATGGAGAACAGCTAAATATAACATTCAGGTGACAAAAAATTCCGATGTTTATACATCAGAAATTCTTGTTTCTCATAACGGAACAGACATAATGGTTTCAGAATCAAACATTATCTCAAACACAAACACTAGTTTATTTTCTTATACCTTTGAAGAAAACTCAGGTATAATTAGTTTAAGAGTCACCCCTGTTTCTGGTTCTATCTCAGTAAGATATATCAGAACAACGCTTAAAGCATAACAAAAAAAGCAATAAGAGGAGTCATATAAAATGGCAACAGTAGTAAAAAACTTTAGAATTAAATCAGGCCTTATAGTTGAGGGTGCTACAGGTACAATCAATGGTCAAAATATACTTACAGAAACAGGCGGAAATGCTTACATCCTCAACCTTGTTGGCGGTGCTACTCTTGTAAAATCCGTAGACGCAGGAACATTTGCAGTCGATGGTGCAGGCAATCTTACAGTAAAGGCTAACGTATTTGACGCTTATGGATCAGCTTCATCTGCTCAGTCTGCAGCAATTTCTGCAGCATCATCAGATGCAACTACAAAGGCTAACGCAGCGCAATCTGCAGCAATTACAGCTGCAGCAACAGATGCAACTACTAAGGTAGCAGCAGAAGCAGCACTTAGAGTATCAGGAGACGCAGCTTCAGTAGCTACAGCAGCAGCAGACGCAACTACAAAGGCTAACGCAGCGCAAGCAGCAGCAGAAGCAACAGCAGCAGCCGCTCTTTCATCTGCAATATCAACAGAGGTTTCAAATCGTAACACAGCAATTTCTGGCGCAGTAAGCACATTAGTAGATGGCGCACCAGACCTTCTTAATACATTAAATGAATTAGCAGCAGCAATTAATGATGATGCTAATTACACAACAACTATTACAACAGCTCTTGCAACAAAAGCTACCTCAGCCCAAGTTGCTACAGACATAGCAGCAGAAGCAGCACTTAGAGTATCAGGCGACGCAGCTTCAGTATCAACTGCAGCAGCAGACGCAACAACTAAGGCCAACGCAGCGCAAGCAGCAGCAGAAGCAACAGCAGCAGCCGCTAATACAGCACAGCAAAACGGAACAACAGCATTTACAGCATTAAACGTAAATGATCAAGCTAAGCAATTTGCAGCTTCATCATCTGGAACAGCATCAGTTGCTGGAACAGCTTATGAGTGGGCAAAGGCAGACTACCGCTCAGCCAAAGTTCTTGTTAAAATTGACAACGCAACACACAATGAAGTATCAGAGGTTCTAATAACACTAGACTCGTCAGACAATGTAGCAGTTACAGAATATGCAATTGTCGGAACTAATGGATCAAGAGGAACTATCACAGCAGACGTATCAGGTTCAAATGTACGAATAAGAGTAACTCCAGTAGATAACTCAACAGTTAAAGTATCTGGAACACTTCTTAAATAATTAAATAAACGGCCTGGGGAGAGCCTGAAATCTCCCCACAAAAAACACTTAGGGGATATGTGAACTTAAATGGCAACAGTAAATAAGAATTTTAGAGTTAAGAATGGACTAAATGTCGCAGGCACTGCTACGTTTGAGTCTAATGTTGTATTAGGGTCTACTCCCTTAAGATTTGATACCGTAACAAACAAATTACAAATTCAGCTAAATGGCCAATGGATGCCAATAGCTTTAAATTCAGAAGTTCCAGACGAAAACACAATGATCAATTTAATGGACGTAGGTCTTGCAATTGATTACAATGGTGAGCCAATCTATACAATTCAAGCTAATGGGGTATCTACAACAGCAACTAAATTTGCTGATGGCGGAAGCCCATCAACTCCAACTTATGGAATGGTTTTTGATTCTGGAAACGTAGACTGGGAAGCAACCCCAGATATAAGCTTCATGGATATAGGTCTTGCAATTGATTACAATGGTCAACCAGTATATACAGTTCAAGGCAACGGGGTTTCAACATCGGCAAATAAATATGCAAATGGTGGATACCCAGACACTTTAGTGTACGAATTAACTTTTGATTCAGGCACTTTAGTATAAATAAATAATGGTATAATAATCTAATATAAAGTAACAAAGGGAGAAAAAATGTCAACAGTAAGAATTCAAGTTCGAAGAGGATCAGCAACAGACTGGTCTGGAGTAAATCCAATACTTGCAGCAGGAGAGCTAGGCGTTGAAACAAACACTAGAAAAATTAAAGTTGGAGATGGATCCACCGCATGGAATTCCCTTTCTTACGTAGCAGCAGATGCACCTGAAATTGGAGAAATTTCACAAGACGCAATCAATACAGCACTTACAATGGGTGCAGGTTTAACAAAGACTTATAATGATGGCGCAAATACAATTACAATTTCTGTAGATTCAGCAGTAGTAGCAACAGTAGCCTATGTTGATGCAGCAGTAACTGGACTTACAAATTCAACAGCAAGCACATACTTAGAGAATTCAGATCGTGGATCAGCAAATGGTGTTGCTTCACTTGATGGAAACATTAAGGTTCCAGAGGCACAATTAAAGCTAACAGGACTAGCAACAGATATTTCAACAAGTGGAAGCATATCAGGAGAAAATTTAACATTAGCTGGAAATCTTTTTGTTAATGGAACAACTGTAACATTAGATACAGCTAACTTTACAACAGAAGATCCACTAATTGCATTAGCATCAACCAACGCAGGAAATGCTTTAGATCTAGGATTTGTAGCTAAACACAATGATGGAGTTGCTAATCACACAGGATTTGCAAGAGATGCATCTGCTAATAAATGGAAACTCTTTACAGGAGTAACCGATGCACCAACCACTACAATTAATTTTAGCCAAGGAGGCCTAGATGATCTTGAGCTTAGAAACCTTACAGCAACAGATATCGGCTTAACTAACTTAACAGTAACAGGATCAGTAACACTTCCTGCAGGCTCTGTAGAAACAGCAGATTTAGCAACCGATGCAATATCTACAGTAAAAATTCTAAATGGTGCAGTAACTGCAGATAAAATTGCAGTTGATGCAATAACTGCAGAAAAAATTGCAGATCTTCAAATTACAAATGATCATGTAAGTGCTACTGCAGCAATTCACCAAGACAAAATTTCTGGACTAGGTGCATCTCTTGCAGCTAAATCAGATTTGGCCTCACCAACATTTACTGGTACAGTAACTCTTCCAAGTACAACATCAATTGGTACAGTTTCTTCAACAGAAATTGGATACCTAGATGGAGTTACATCATCAGTTCAAACACAAATTACAGCAGCAGCTACCGCTCTTTCAGCCCATGAAGCAGACACTACAAATGTTCATGGAATTGCAGATACAGCACTTCTAGCACTTAAGTCAGAGGTTGCAGCAGTAACACCAGCAACACTTGGACTTGGAAATGTTGACAATACTTCTGATGCTAATAAGCCAGTATCAACAGCACAGTCTTCAGCAATCGCAACAGCAAAATCTGAAGCAATTGCAGACGCAACATCACAGGTAAGCGCACTTATATCTGGTGCACCAGCAGCAATGAATACACTTGATGAACTTGCTCAAGCACTTGGAGATGACGCAAACTTTGCAGCATCAGTAACAACCAGCCTTGGATTAAAGGTAGATTCTTTAACACCAATCGTTGCAAAAACAGCATCATATACACTTTCATCACTAACTGAAAGAGATGATCTAATCGAAATGGGATCAGGATCACCTCTAACCTTAACAATACCAGAAGACGCAACTCTAGACTTCCCAATCGGAACATCTATTGATATTCTTCAAACTGGAGCTGGACAAGTAACAATTGCCCCAGTATCAGGAACAGTTACAGTTAACGCAACACCTGGCCTAAAGCTTCGTACAACCTGGTCATCTTGTACTCTCTTTAAGAGAGCAGCAAATACATGGGTTGTCTACGGCGACTTGATGGCGTAATACAAATTTAAATAGTTAAAAAGGAGATTCAAAATGGCAGTAGGTAAGAAATTCGGTAAAAAGGCACAGGCATCAAATGACTTTTTGGAGCCACGGGCACCAGAGTCAGTAACAGCAACAAACGTACCATCTGGTCGTGCATATAACAATGGACGGGCCGACGTAACGTTCTCTTTGCCAGCAAATTCACCTGCTGCTACATCCTTTACAGTAACATCCTCTCCAGGATCGTATACTGCTTCAGGAGCATCTTCTCCAATATCTGTAACTGGTTTACAATCAAATACAGCATATACATTTACGGTAACGGGAACAAATGCAGTAGGAACTGGTGCAGCATCTGCTGCCTCAAATAGCATTACTGCAACAACCGTACCTCAAGCTCCACAAAGCCCAATCGCAACTGCAGGAGTTAACCAAAACACAATTACTTGGACAGAGCCAGCAAATGGTGGATCCGCAATAACTAACTACTATGTTGCAGGTAATGATGGAACAAATGGAAATACAGCATCCCTAAGTATAACCATCAATGATACTGCTAATACATCTCAGTATTATAATGTTTATGCAGATAATGCTAATGGTCGGTCAGCAGCTTCAGCAAATACAGCGGAAATTACAACTCAAGCACCGTTCTTTCCACCGTTCTTTCCACCGTTCTTTCCACCAGGGTTCTTTGCCCCACCAGGGTTCTTTGCCCCACCAGGGTTCTTTGCCCCACCAGGGTTCTTTGCCCCACCAGGGTTCTTTTCCCCACCAGGATTTAAGGGTAAGTGTTTATCACCAGAATCAGTTATTTTCACCAATACTGGATGGGTAAAAGCTAAAGATATTAAAATTGGAGATCAAGTAATAACAGTTGATAACTCTAATATTAATCTTGAATCTATAACCGCAAATAAAACATCTGGACATTTAGAATCAACAGTTAAGCTTACAAATTCAGAAGTTATTTCAATAACAGAAAAAACTGGAAAGCTAATTGGATTTAATTACAGAGGTAAAGACTACTCAGAAACCCAGCCGTTATTTGTAAAAACCTCAAATGGTATTACCTATAAGAATGCAGGAGAAATTGAGATAGGAGAAATAATCATAGGAGTAGATTCAAATGGACTAGTCCAAGGAACTCCAGTAACCTCAGTTGAAAAGAGTGAAACAGAATCTACCGTGTACGATGTTAGAACATCTCCAAATCCATGGTTTATCGTTAATTCCTTCCTAGTAATAGCTTAAATATCTATAAAAGAGGGGTGGCACACAATGCCCCCCTCTTTTTGCTATTGTATTTGTAAATTCAAAATGATACAATAAAGGCATGACTACTATAAATGACCAATATGGATTTTCTTCAAAGGAAGAGCTTTTCCCAGGCGTGTGGGTATACAGAGATGTAATTAAAAAAGATTTAGACGTTATTAATAGATTAAACGCAATAGGAAATTCTGCTGATAAAGAGGCAGATTCCAGATACAGTTGGACATTTGGTTTTGTTGGGTATAGTGAAAAAAGACCATCATATAGAGACTGTGAAGATATTAAAATTGGAGAGATAATTAATCCAGTCAATGAAACCCAGAAACTAGTTGCAGATTTATGGTCTGATTTAAAAAAAGCACAGGATGTAGCAGTTCAAGATTATTGTACTAAATATAGTGTAAAGATGAATTATTGGGAAGTTATGAACTGTATTAGATACGGCAAAGGACAACACTTCCAAGAGCATGCCGACCACGGATTTTCATATAGTGCCACAGTATCATTAGTTGCTTATGTAAATGACGATTATGCAGGAGGCAATTTATTTTTTCCTAAATTAGGTCTAAACATTAAGCCAAGAGCTGGCGATTTATATATTTTCCCATCTACCTATCTATTTTCGCATAGAGCAATGCCAGTAGAAGATGGCATGAAGTTTTCTATTGTAACAATGCTTGATTATAATGATCATGCTCACAGACAAGAATTTTTTGAAGCACGAGCCAGATGGTTAGTAGAAGATGAAAAAACTGGCAAAAACTCGTATGCATAAAATTAAAGCCTATACAATAAGAAATGGTTACGGAGAAGTTTTTCCTCTTTCAATTAAAAGAGATTGGATGGATAATACTTGGGAATCTCATGCATATAAATGTTTTCCAGTAGGACTCACTAACCAGCTTGGCTGGGGAATATCTTTTCCAGAAGATATATCTTTTATATGGGATGGCGTAACAGACAGCACTCCAGATCACGTTAAAATTTTGTCTGGTGAAAAGTATGCTTATTCTGGTAGAGCTAATGGAACAGTAAGTTTTAATACGGGCCTAATGTTTTCTACTGAAGAAAATTTAAGTCTTCTATCTATGCCAGTTCCAAATTTATTCATTGACGGTGCCGTTCCTTTTACAACCTTAATGAGTACATCATTTTTTAGAGGAGAATTGCCATGTGCCTGGATGATAACTAAACCAAACGAAGTTATTACCATAAAAGCAGGAACACCAATAATTGCTATACTACCAATAGATTTAGAGGCTTTACAAAACTCAGAAATAAATTTTGATAAAGTAGAGTCTTTGCCAGACCCTAAATTTGACTCTAACGAGTATTCTAATGTTATTTACGATTTAAACAGAAAAGCAATTTGGTCTAATTTTTATAGAGATGCTGTAGATCACCTTAAAAATGTCCTAGGCGGTCATCAAGTAAAAGCTATTAGGCTTAAAGTCAATCATGAATTAAACAAGGGAAATGATATAATAGATAAATGAAGCTAGCAAACCAATGGACAGAAGATCAAAAGCCAAAATCTATTACTCCGTCTGGATTTTTTGGTAATTCCATAAATAACATAGTAGAAATAAAAGATTTCCTTACAATAGAAGAGCGTAAAAGATTGATGGACTTTTCCCTTAATAATAAAATTTGGGACATAACAGAAACCCATAGAGATGCCGATGGCCTAGTTTTATATGACCACACAGTTTGGGAAAATAGAGTTTGCACCTACAATTCTTTAATGGCGTCAGACCCATCGATATTAGAATTAATTTATAGCATGATAGCAAGACTTAAAATAGAAGTAGATGCATTTTTTAATGTTGATGCAAAAGAAACTGGTCCAGCAATTGTTAGATGGCCTGTTGGTGCCAGACAAGAGCCGCATGCAGATAAAGAATTTCATTCTGGCCCAGAAAAAGGAAGAGCAAATGATTTTCCTTGGTATGATTTGGCTGGCTTATTTTATTTTAACGATGACTATGAAGGCGGAGAATTATATTTCCCACAGCACGGAATTGAATTTCAGCCAGTTGCAGGAGCAGCATATTTTTTTCCAGGTGATATGAATTATACACATGGAGTACGTCCAGTAATCTCTGGAAATAGATTTACATCTCCATTCTTTTGGACGATACAAAAACATACGGGAGAAAAACAACCATGAGCCAATTAGACTATATAGAACTGTACCCAAAAGTTGATGTTTATAGAAATGTTTTAAAAGATCCAGCACAACTATATGAAGTCATGAATTCTTCAGAAAAAACTTCAGAAGGAAAGTATTTTTTAAAGACCTGGGATCCTTGGGCCCATTTTGGAACGTATACTCAGAAAAAAGATATGAGAGAAGTTTCTGCAGAAATTCAATCTACAGAAATGTTTATTAAAGAAAAGGCATTCGTTGAAGAAGTTGAATCGGCATATAGTAAGGTTATAGCGGACTACATAGAAAGACACAATATAAAATTGCCAGAAGGCTGGCGTTTTAGCGGATCATCTTATTCTAAATATCATGCAGGAGTTGATAATCTTAAAAGTAAGCTTACAATGCAATATCATACAGATCACATAACATCACAAAAAGATATGCCTGGGGAGAAATTTTCAATTACCTGCACAATGTATATTAATGATGATTACGATGGCGGAGATATAGAGTTTTATATTGATGGGCAATTTATTAATCATAAGCCAAAGGCTGGAGATATTTTAGTATTTCCATCAACAGAGCCATACTATCATGGGGTAAAAACAATTAACAGCAATGAGAAATTTTTTGTTAGAAACTTTATAATGACTCCTCATAATGGCACAGAAGAATGGCTTGCAAACCAAAGAAAATTTGGTGCTTACAAGTGGGCAAAAATGGAGCAACAAAGAATTGAATACGATGATAAAAGAAACATGGTTTATTTTAATGACGGAGTTCCAGTTACATATGAGGAACATGTTGAAAAACAATTTGGTGTCCCATATGATGAAAAACAATTTGGTGTCCCATTTGATGCTAAAGAATTTGGTGTCCCATCTGATGCTAAAGCAGAAAAAGGAATGATGTAATTATGGAAAGAGATATGGTTATAACTAGACACAAGCCAGATATTGTGCAATATGACAATTTTTTAACCCCAGATGAATGTAAATCAATTATTGATGTTCTAGCTATTAAGATGGAAAAAGAACAATTAAAGTGGATGCCAATTTCATTTTATGAGTCATACTCATCAGGCACTCCAGAGCTAAATGACCCAGACACAATTGCCTGTGGCTTACCAGGAGATTTTTTTGTAGATCTTAGACAAAGAGTTATAGATGCTACTGCAGATATGGCTGGAAAAGATTCAGCACAAATGTCGCAGATAAGCTGGCACTCTCAAAGATGGGCACCAGGAGCTTTTGCAAATATGCACTCAGACAATACTTCTAATGATGGAGTTTCAGGAGCATTTACTAGAAGTAGATATGCAACCTTTCTTTATTTAAACGATGACTTTGAAGATGGTATTTTAAACTTTAAGCATGGATTAACAATTGTTCCAAAAACTGGAACTCTAGTAACATTTGCTGGAGGATTCCATAACATGCACGAAGTTACCACAGTTAAAAAATCTATTAGATATACTCTAGGATCATTCTGGGACGATAGAGAAGAAAGTGATTACCCGCAAGAAGTTAGAGATGCTTGGGCGGCAGAGCTTGCTGAGGTTAGAGCAATGCAAGCAGATGAGGCTATTGAGTGGGAAGACTATAGAAATAAAGGATTAAGAATAACCCCCCGTGGAGAAGTGTATCCAGCATCAGAAGTAGAGGGCTAACATGCAAAATAATGTAGAGTTTAAGCAGTTTATAATGTTTGATCTTAAAATTTTGGGAACAGATATCTGGTACTGGGAAAATGCATTAAGCTTTCCAGAACATTTAAAAGATTTTATAGACAAAATAGACGAAGAGCCAGAGTCGTATTCCAGGATATCCAAATGGGAAAATTGGACGGCAAGCAATGATTCTAGTCTGGTATATGGTAAAACAAAAACAATAAATAGATCTGCGTTAAAAACAACTACTGGATCAGATATAGTAGATAAAAAAACTCTTTATATTGCCAATAGTTTTTTGATGGCCTTTCAAATGTGTACTGATAGATATTTAGACGCTAGAAAATTAGATAGAAATAAATATAATTTAAGTCTTGATCGCATACCAATAAAAGCCTGGAATGAAGGACAATCAATGGGCCCACATTTTGATGGACAGGATGGCAACAAGGATTTAGCATTTTCTTTAGTGGCATATGTTAATGATGATTATGAGGGTGGAGAAATTAGTTTCCCAAATCACAATGTTACTATAAAACCAAAAGCTGGAAGCCTAATAATGTTCCCATCACAAGAGCCATATATTCACGAAGTAAAGCCTATTGTGTCTGGCATTAGATACATGAGCCCAGCACACATATATATTAAATAGATAGGTGGTATAATAAAAAAATGAGTACAGGAGTAAATGGCTGGAGATTTCCAGACTATACAGACACCCCAGACGTCCCTAGAGACCTTGGAAACCTTGGTGCCGACATTGCAACCTTTATAGCCGCTAATCCAGGCCCACAGGGCCCTTCAGGCACGTTAGCGGTGGGTACAGTAACTACTGTTAGTGCGGCTACACCAGCATCAGTTGTTAATGTAGGAACTGCATCTAATGCTATATTAAATTTAACATTACCAAGAGGTGTTGATGGAATTATTGGTGGCCCTGGCCCATCCAATGTTTTAAATATTGGAACGGTTGTTGAGGGAGGTTCTGCTAGTGCAACAATAACTGGAACCAGCCCTTCACAAACATTAAATTTAGTTCTCCCTCAAGGTCCACAAGGCATACAAGGACCAGTAGGTCCACAAGGCCCAGCAACAATAGCTGTTGGAACAACCACAACTGGCAATGCTGGAACAAATGCTTCGGTAACAAATACTGGAACAACAGCAAATGCTATTTTTTCATTTACAATACCAAGAGGCGCAACTGGCGCAACTGGCGCAACTGGACCTCAAGGTATTCCTGGAGAGAGCGCAACAATTGACCCAATTCCAACAACAATAAGTTTAAACATACCAACATCTTCTGGATACGGAGTAAATTCTAACTGGTATCCTTTTGCAAACAATCTTTATTCAATAGGTCAGCCAACAGATGTACCAAATGGAGTTTCATCAAATAGATTTTGGAAAACAATATACTCTAATACTGGAACCATTAATACTTCAGATGAAAGATTAAAAACTGATATTGCTACATCCCCGCTTGGTCTTGACTTTATAAATAATTTAAATCCCGTAAAATATAAGTTCGTTGAAGGCGGCAAAGAAGTTGTCGAAGGAGACATAGTTTCTATTCCTGGATCAAGAACACATTATGGACTTATTGCCCAAGAAGTAAAACAAGCCTTAGATGAATCTGGTGTCGGGGATTTTGCTGGTTGGGTAAAAATGGATATGTCACAAGAAGATTCTATGCAAGGACTTAGGTACGATCAATTTATATCACCATTAATTAAAGCAGTACAAGAGCTTACAGCGAGAGTCAAAGCCCTAGAAGAGAAGTAAGACATGTCATATAAATATACTGTCTTAAAAGATAACCCACTTGCATTTTTTTTGTTAGATGAGGTTCGTTCTGGAGAGACTGGTCTATATAGTAACTTAACTTCATTATATTCTACCTATCAGGATTTAAAAGATAATGGAATTTCATATGCAGCAGTTAGCGGACTTCCAATTGTAGACTATTCTGGAAATTCTATGGAAGGCTATGCGATAGATGCTTCGGATATGGAAGTTATTCCAATAGTAGGATCTGGTATTAGAGGAACTGAAATTAATGAAAACGTTGATCTATCTTTAAAAGCTTTAGGGATTGCTAATTCTAAAAGCCCAGACAATCCATTCGCATTTGAAATATGGTTTAGTCCAGATCCTTCTGACCTATCAGAATACTTAATCATTGGAGATGCAACAAATAATATAGGCCTATTTTATAAAAATGAAAATGTAATATTTAAGTGCACAAATCAAGAAAAGGTATGGTCTAAAGTGGCCAAGACCAAAGTAATGCATATAGTGGGAATATTTTCTAAAGATAAAATATCTTTGTACATAAACGGATCTCTGGCTTCTGAAAAATTTATTACGGCAGGCTTTAAATTTACAAATGCAGTTATGACTCCTAAAATTGGTCCAGCAAATACTGGTAAAAGATTTTTAGTAGATTCAGCAGCAGTATATAATTATGAAATAGAAGACACAAAAATTTTAGCACATTATTTAGCTGGGTATAAAGAGACTAAATATTCACAAATTGTTTATTCTAAAAACGGTATATTATTTTCATTAAATTCTGTATTTTTAAAACCAGCAGTCTCATATAGATATCCTGGATCTAAATCTTTAGATTCTATAGTTTCGGGAGATGCATATTATAATCCAACTTATAAAAGAATAGAATTTGCCCAAACAGAATTAGTAGAAACAAAAACCTTTGTATTTGAAGAAAGACTTTATGTGCCAAACCCAGAAAACATTGTTTCTTCTAGAATATCTTATGGCCAAGATGTACAAAATATTTTAGTAGAAGCTAAAGTTCCAGGGCAGCCATGGGTAGTATGTAAAAACAATTCTGCTCTTCCATATTATAATAAAAATGAAGACCTATCTGGTCCAATACTAGACATTCGTGTAACAATGACTACCCTAGATTCATCTTTTGACCTCCCTTTCTTTGATAAATTAGAAATTGACTTATATTCAAATAAAGATTTTTATTCTGATAATGGTGGAGGCAAAATATATTCAGACTACGACTATTCATTGGGTTATTATAACTACCCAGTAAGAATGCAAAATAAATATAATGGATTGACTATGCAATCTGGTTACGGCTTTTCAGTAGACCTCCCAATACATCCAAGAACAATAGAGATGTTTTTTACTCCAAGAGAAGGAAAAAATATTTTATTCTCATCAGCCTCAGCTTCTCTAAGCTGGACAAATAGCGGAGTAATAACAAAAAATGGAATTAGTGCAATATATGTAAATGGAGTAAATAGAACTACATCCACCAACGTATCCCAATTTTTATTAAGCGGAGTATCTCATCACATTTTAATAGTACTAAACGCAGGCGCTACAAATATTAAATTAAATCAGAACCAGAGCGGGTCGGAATATGGTGGATCTAATACCTATAGCAATTTAGCATTTTATGAAACCCCATTTACGGCCCCAGAGGCTCTAAAGAATTATAAGCTGTATTGCTCAGAAAATTCATTTACCGTACAAGACCCAGGTATAACTTTCTCAGAAAGTGCTACTGGCCTAGACAACACAGCCTACTTCACAAGATCTTTTGACGTCTAGCCTGCAATATTTTTAAAATATTGTCATAGACTGGTACAGAAGATGGACTTTTGTTGAGAATAATGGTAAACTGGTTAACATATGGAAATCTTAAATCAAAAAAGTCAAGTTATTGAAGAGACACGTCTAGGCATATACGTATGGGAAATGCCAGATGGCCGATGGATCGGCGACGATGATGGCAATTTCCTTTCTATAACATCAACTAAAGGTAACAGATCTAAAATCGCCGCACTCGCAGATTCTGTTAGACATTATGGAATTAACGAAGGTCAACCTAAGTTTCTTTCAGGTAGAAGAAAAATTGATGACGAAGAGTTTGAGCATCAAAACGAAAGGCTTAAATGGGGTCTTACTCCAGATCCATTAGATATTGGAGAGTATAAAGATTCAATGTTAAGAGGGGGAGCTGTAAAATGACACAATTTTTAGAAGACGGACCAGAAGATGCATACGAAGTATCTGTTAAAAATAGCTCAGACTTATTCTCATTTAAGAAAGAAAAAGAACACGTAGACCCATTTGCAATTGGTATTGATGACCTTAAAAAAGTAAGAGGCCTTGGAACAAATTTTAAAAGAAAAGTAAATAGAGATTTTTCAAAATCATTTACTGGTAAAGATGGTGCAGCGACACAGCAAAATCTATTACAATCAGCAGTTACTGGATATGCAATGTTTGACCTTGTACAGCCAGTATATAATTTAGAATACCTTTCTCAAATATATGAAGTTTCAACATACAACTACGCAGCCATTAATGCTAAGGTAGCAAACATTGTTGGTCTCGGATATTCTTTTATGGAAACAAGAAAAACAAATGATGCAATTGATGCAATAACAGATGATAAGCAACTAGATAGAGCTCGTAGAAAATTAAATAAATTAAAGCAAGATCTTCAAGACTGGCTAGATGCAACAAATCAAGAAGATACGTTTACCGAAACATTAATAAAGGCTTATACAGACTTAGAGGCAACTGGCAACGGGTACCTTGAAATTGGTAGAACCACAGGTGGAGACATTGGGTATATTGGACATATACCATCAAAAACCATGCGTGTAAGAAGACTTAGAGATGGATTTATGCAATTGCTTTATGGAAAGGCTGTATTCTTTAGAAATTTTGGAGACACAGAAACCATTAATCCAATTGGTGATTCAGAAGATAGGCCAAACGAAATTATTCATTTAAAGAAATACACTCCAATGAATAACTATTACGGAATCCCAGATATTGTGGCAGCCCAGATGTCGCTTGCTGGAAATGAATTTGCTGGAAGATATAACTTAGACTATTTTGAAAACAAAGCTGTCCCAAGATATATTATTACCGTAAAGGGAGCAAAGCTTTCTCCAGAGTCAGAAAGAAAATTGCTTGAATTTTTCCAGGTTGGACTAAAGGGTAAAAACCATAGATCACTATATATCCCTCTGCCAGCCGACACTCAAGACAATAAAGTTGAATTTAAAATGGAGCCAGTTGAAGCTGGTGCCCAAGAGTCCTCATTTAATATTTATAGACAATCAAATAGAGATGAAATTCTATTGGCACACAGAGTTCCAATTAATAAAATTGGTGTTCCAGAAGGCGTGTCTTTGGCAAATGCCAGGGATGCAGATAAAACATTTAAAGAGCAGGTTTGCCGTCCAGCTCAAATGAGACTTGAAAAAAGAATTAATTCAATAATTGAAGAAAAAACAGATGCATTAAAAATTAAATTTGAAGAGTTGACCTTAACTGACGAAGATACTCAGTCTCAAATAGACGAAAGATATTTAAGAATGCAGGTAATTACGCCTAATGAAGTTAGAATTAGAAAAGGAATGATTCCTGTTGACGGTGGAGATGAAATGGTTGAATTAAAGCCACAGCAAGCAGCTGATCAAAAAGCAACTGCTGGCAAAACTAGGGCTAGGGATTCAGAAAGATCTGCCGCATCTTCCGATAAAGTCGGAGAAGGCAGAAATGCAAAGGGTGACGGAAAAAGGGTTGACTAACCCTAATCAACTGCTATTTGCTTTATAGTAGATAAACCATTAAAATTAAGCATATGAACATTGAAAAAGCCCAGTGGTCCACCGACGGCCAAAACATTCATTTAGCTGTCCCGTTCACAAAAGTGAATAGGGAGAATAGAACTGTTTCTGGATTTGCTACATTAGACAATGTAGATCAAACAGGTGATGTTGTAACAGCAGAAGCAAGCCTGAAAGCATTTGAAAGTTTTAGAGGCAATCTTAGAGAGATGCATCAGCCACTAGCTGTAGGCAAAGTAGTTTCTTTTAAACCAGAAACATATTACGATCAAAAATCAAAAGAATTTTATAATGGAGTTTATGTAACATCATATATCTCTAAAGGTGCACAAGATACATGGGAGAAAGTTCTTGACGGAACACTTTCAGGTTTTTCAATTGGCGGAAAAATTAAAGAGTCAGATAATGAAATGAATAAAGCAACAGGAGAAACTGTAAGATTTATTAAAGATTACGATTTAATTGAATTATCAATTGTTGATTCTCCAGCAAACGAAATGTGCAATATTATTTCAATAGAAAAAATGAACGGCCAACTTGTATTTAAAGGTATGGCAGCAGATGTAGTTACAGAAAATATTTTTTATTGCGAAGAAAGCGATTCTGTTTTTATCTCGACAGACAAAACGTATTCTTCTCCAGTTACTGGAAAAGAAGCTACGCTAATTGGATGGGTCGAAAGCTCAGACATAAACAAATCAAAAGAGATAGATAAGATTCTTGCTTCATTTAAGAAGTCAAGAGTTCCGTTACCTGGAATACAAACAATAGCAAAACAGGTTAACGTACAAGGAGGTAATGAAGTGGAAAAACTAAACGTAACAGCTGAAGATTCAACAGTAGTAACTGCAGAAACAGCAATCGTTGAAGAGACCGTAGTGGCATCTGATGCACCTGCAGTCGAAGATGCACCAAACGCTGATAACTCAGTGGAAGATGCAGGCTCTGCTTCTGTAGATGTCTTTAAGTCAGTTGATGCTCCTCAAGCAGAAGCTGCAGTTGAAGAACCTGATTTTGCAAAAATGTTAGTAGACCTAAAGGGATTCTTTGCAGATACTCTTAGCAAGGCTACAGAGGCAAATGCAGCACAGGTTTCAGAAATCAAAGAAACTGTAGAGACTTTTAGCAAGGGCGTAAATGCTCAAATTACAGAGTTAGCAGAAAAGCACAGTGCACTTAGTGCCGCTGTCACAGAAATAAAGGGCACCATTGATGGTGTTCAAAAGCGTGTAGATGCCGTAGAAGGCGATACAGCAATTAAAAAGTCCTCAGACCTTGGCGGGTCTGTTGTACCAGCAGTAAACAAATCAAAATGGAACGGTTCTTTCCTCGGTTCCGTAAACGAAATATTTAACTAGGGTAGGTGAAATAAAAATGAGTAATGAAACATTAGAAAAAGCAATCGCAGCAGGCACAACAGCTACAGCTGGATTCGCATCATCAACTGGAGCAACAAGTGGAACACACGTAGCAGCTGAGGCTGGCAACGGTGGTCTTCTTAATCCAGAACAATCAGCTCGCTTCCTAGACTATATGTTCGATTCAACCGTAATTGGAAAAGTCGCACGTACAGTTCGAATGAAGTCAGACACAACAGAAATTGATCGTATGTCAGTAGGAGAGAAGCTTGTTAAGCTTGCATCCGAAGGAGACAATACAGGTGTTAACTCAGCTGTAACTTTCTCAAAGATCTCTTTAACAACAAAGAAGCTACGCATGGACTGGGAGCTTTCAACAGAATCACTAGAAGATAACATCGAGGGTGCAGATCTAGAAGATCACATTGCACGTTTGATGGCGACACAAGCAGGAAATGACATCGAAGATGTTATTCTTAACGGTGACGAATCTCTAACAACCGATGCTCTTTACAAGTCATTTAATGGTGTTGTAAAGAAAGCTAAGACCTCTGGTCGTGTAGTAGATGCAGCAGGAGCTAATATCTCCCGTGCAGTATTCAACTCAGCACTTAAGGCTCTTCCACGTAAGTACAAGCAACGTCGTACAGACCTTCGCTTCCTTGCAGGATCAAACTTGATCCAAGATTACTTATACTCTAACTCACAGAACGTTCAGAACGTTACTCCACAAGATATTGCCTCTGGCATTATCCGTGGTGATGTTCCTGTTCTAGGAGGTCCTGCAGGATATGTAGCTCCATACGCATTTGGTATTCCAATCGTTGAAGTTCCACTTCTTCCAGAGACACAAACTGGTACATACGCAAGTCCATCAGGATCACACGGAGATGTCCACTTGACATTCCCTAACAACGTGGTAATTGGTGTAAAGCGTGACGTAACAGTTTACCGCTTCTTCTGGCCACGTAAGGACTCAATCGAGTACACAATGTATACTCGTGTTGGCGTTCAAATCGAGCAGGCAGACGCTTGGGTAGTTGTAAAGAACGTTAAGGTTGCTTCCTAATTAGGAATTAATCTCAGAGAGGCCCCCAATTAATTTTGGGGGCTTTTCATTTTAATTATACAATGCTATAATGGATTTACCTAGAAAAAGGAGTAATAAATGTCTTTTGACACATTAAAGGTCGGAGAACTAAAAGCAATTGCAGAAGATTTTGCAGTTGAAACAGAAGGACTTAAGAATAAGCAAGACATAATCGCAGCATTATCAGAAGAGGGTGTTACATACGAACTGTATGCCAAGACACTAAAAGATATAGAAGATGCAAAAGAGGAAATTGAAGTCCTTCCAGTATTTGATCCAAAGGCAGAGCGTACAGAAGATACTGTACTAGTTAGAATGACAAGAGCAAACTTTAGGTATGATATTTTGGGCCACACTTTTACACAAGAACACCCATTTGTAGCAATGCACAAAGATTCTGCTCAAGAAATTTTTGATATAGAGGAGGGGTTTCGTTTAGCCACACCAAAAGAAGTACAGGATTATTACGGCTAATCTTAACAACACAAAATGGAAATTATAGTAGGAACAAATGCTCCAGTAAAGCAAAGAGTCTTTTGGAAAGGCGGCATATCTAGAGCAGATTCACTTCCAACAGTTAAGTTTTATGACATAACTGAAGACCCAGCAGTTGCTCCATCTATTAATCCAGTCACTATTCTACACACACAAACAGCAGAAGAAGTAGACACAGACTTTGGAGTATACAGCGTATACCCGCCACTGACTCTTACAAACAGACCTAGATCATTAAAGCTAGTATGGGAATATCAGGTTGACGGACAGTTAGTAACAAAAGAGCATAAGATTTTTGTTGTAACTCCATACGCAGATTTAACTCAGGCAGCAGATGCATTAGGGTTTGGATTTGATCAGTCTGACCCAAATTATAAAACATTTGCTGACCTAGTTGCTGCAGAGCGATATGCTAGAAAATTAATTGAAAATTATACTGGACAGCAGTTCCATTTATATGATGATGTAAATATTGTTTATTCAACTGGAGCAGACGTCCTGCCATTGCCTCAAAAAATTAACCAGTTACACGAGCTTTATTTAAATGACATGCTTTTGGTTGACACCATTAACAGTATTAATAATTTAAACATGCCAGTTTCCATATCTGAAAGTGGATTTGGGTTAAGAGTGGATAGATCAAACGCTTTAGACAATGTAGTGTATTACGCAAATGGCATGATTCCTCCAAGCATTAATGATAGCGGAAGAGGTATATTTGTAAATGGCGGAACATACAGAGTTGCTGGTAGATATGGCTGGGATAATGTTCCAGACGAAGTAGAGCTTGCATGTATAGAATTAATGAGAGACTTTTTTTCTAAAGACAAAGAGTGGCGCAATAAATACATAAAGAGCATACAAACATTTGACTGGCAGTTCCAATACGACACATCAGCATTTAGCGGCACAGGAAATAACTATGCAGACCAGCTATTGCTGCCATACGTTACAAATAAGATGGTAGTTATTTAACATGAACAATCTGGTCGATTCTATTTTCAATATGAAAGTAGATATATATATGCAAGAAGATTATCAGGACCCAAATACTGGTGCCATTAAAAAGTCTTGGATATATGAAAAGACACTCCCTTGTTTTGCAAAAGGAATTATATCTAACTCATCTTCTGCAAGAAGCGGAGACAATAGGTCTATATCAATTAAATATGAAAACACTCAAACTATAGAAATTAGAACACAAACACCAATTACATATAGACAAAAGATAACTAACATTAAAGATTCATCTAATAATGTAATATGGTATGAATTGAATTACCCAAATGATACACCCACAGTTTTTGAGATAGTAAGCTCAACACCAATTACAGATCCGTTTGGAACACTTATGGCATATAACTCAATTGCCAAAAGGTCGGAGAACCAGATAATTGGAGACTAACGGAGTAGCACTACTACAAGCGGCGTCTGGCCTAGAAAGATTAATGGTCGGTTCATCTGCTGCTGGAGTTGTTAAAGATAGTAACGTAGCACAGATATCTGCATTTTTATATTACCAGGCAAATGTAGCAGCAAAGCTTACGGCAAATAAGTCCTTTCAAAGACTTTTTAAAACTACAATATTTAACCAGATAGATCAGGACTTTGGTTTATTCATAGACTCACAAGCTCGTACAAAGCCAAAATCATTACACCATGTATATGAATGGAATAAAACTGGGCAAACTGCTGGTAGATTATTTAAACTAAATAGAATGGATTCAGTTGGACTTTCATTTAAAATTAATTATGATTTAAAATTATCTAAATCTTCCGTGCCTACAAAAAATAGAAAACAGAAGAGCAGATACGTTTTTGCAAATAAAGCTGCGGTAATGGAAAAAGGTATGCCAATTACAATCAGACCAAAATCAGCTGAAAGGCTGGTATTTGAAATTGATGGAGAAGTTGTATTTATGCCAAAGGGTAAGTCAGTTACAGTAAGAAGCCCAGGCGGTAGAGCATCTACTAATCAATTCAATCTTGCATATAGCAGATATTTTAGTGGACCTATGGTATCTCATTCTATAAAAGCGTCTGGATTTCAAAATATATTCGGATCCAAATTTGAAAAAGCAATGAGGGTTCCTTCTTCTATATCCAAGGTGCGTTATTCTTTTAGTCCAGGTACAATTAGACTACAGGCGGACTCAGCATTAACTGAACAATTTGGAGGAGCAGCATAATGGTAAATTATAATATAGATGCAATGTATGAAATTAGAAAACACTTATGGCAAGAACTTATACTCAATAGCCTAGTAGATCCTAACTCATATTATAGCGACAATTTAGGCGAATCAATAATTCCAATTATTCCAGTTCAGCAAGCTCCAGAAATGAGCCAATTTTTAAGCGGTAAGACCCATATTGTTTATGACAAGATAGGTAGCACATACGAAGAGAACTGGATGATATGTTGCGAAAAGATATCATTTACAATCTACTCAGTAGACCACGCCGAAATAAATGCCATTAGAAATATGATGATGGACGTATTCAGGAGAATGGACGATTCTGCCAGAGACCTAAACAGGTCAAGATCTACAGACAAAATAATATTTCACAATACCTTAATTGTAGACATGTCTCCTACAGAGCCATCTGAGGAGCTTGCAGGCTTTCTAGCCGCCGACGTAATACTAGAAGTCAAATACTCCAGAACAGTAGGTCCAAACGGTAGATTTGATTAGTTTGCCTTTTAGTTGATTGTAAGATAAAATTATACCAAGAGGAAATGAGCCTAGCCAGCTTGATTTAAAGATTTACAGTAAGTCAATATATATATATATTTATTTAACAGGAGGTAGTACAGCATGGCAAAGTATAACAATGCTAAAAATATTCTTGTTGGAGCTTCACCGCTCTTTTTGTCTACTAAAGACATCACAACATCAGGATATGTAGAAAACATGGAGCCAGGTTCAGCAGCAGGTGTAGCTTTCGAAAACGAAACTTCAACTGGAACCCCAGCAGTTAAGACAGCAGGAAAGTCTTATACAGAAACTCTAAATGCAGATGCAACAAACAAATTCCGTAACGTAGGTTACACAAACAACGGTCTTCAAATTACTTACAACCCATCATACGGTTCAGTAACAGTAGATCAGCTTCTTGATACAGCAAAGCTTTTCAAGGAGTCAATGGAAGTTATGATCGCAACAGAAATGGCAGAAGGTACTCTTGAGAACATTCTAGCCGTATTTGGTCAAGGAACATCAACTTTATCAAATTCAGGAACAGCTGCTGCTGCAAAGAGCACACTTGGTCTTGAGGCAGGTGCTCTAGGAGCAGCTCCAAATGAGCGTCAATTAGTTGCAGTCGGTGCAGCACCACAAGGTGGTACAGCAGCATCTGACGGTACACTAGGTTTGATTGCTGAGCGTGTATATTATGCACGTCGTGTTCTTTCTGTACAACAGTCACAGTTCTCTTTGGCTCGTAACGCAGCATCAACATTCCCAGTAACATTCCGTTTGCTTCCAGACGGCATCAAGGTAGGTCAGGAATACGGACTAATTATTGACCGTATCATTTCAACCCACGCATAATAATTAATTCTTATTAATTAGTAAAACCCCCCTAAGAAATTAGGGGGGTTTTATCATTGTATTGGTAATTCTGATATGATACAATAATTAAGACGAGATCCTAGGAGGATTTAAATTGGCAACAACAGTATATGATGTAGAAGAGATTCAACTACAAAATGGCGCAACCGTAAAGTTAAAGCCTTTAACAATTAAAGAGCTTAGAAAGTTTATGGCAGCTATTGCAAAGACAGCAGAAGTAACTACAGAAGATGAGACGCTAACCATCCTAATCGATGCTTGTGCAGTAGCACTAGAGAAGCAGCTTCCAGATTTGGTAAAAAATAGAGACGCATTTGAGGATACTCTTGATGTTCCAACAATTAATCGCATCCTTGAAGTTTGCGGTGGCATTAAGATGGACGATCCAAATTTGCTAGCAGCAGCGGTTCTAGCTGGTCAGAACTAGATCTAGCTGCATTAGAAGGAGAAGTATTTCTAATAGGAAACTATAAGAATTACGAGGAATTGGAAGACAACCTTTCAATGCCAGAATTGATTCAAACTTTTAAATCTATGCAAAAGTCTGAATCAGAAAAAAGAAAGTTTTTGGCCGCAATACAAGGCGTAGAACTTGATGGCGCCGAAGAACAAGAAGAAAGCAAGAGCTTTGAAGATGTAAGAAGAAAGGCTCTTGGAATAACTGCAGATGCATCCGATGTTGTTTCACTACAAGGTCAGTTTGCTTCAGAAGCAGGGTTTGGTATCGGAGCGGGACTCGGATACAAAAAGGAGTAGGTAGTTGGCAGATCAAAATATAGTTACCAACATAACTGCGACGGCTAATTTTAGTAGCCTAACAGCGCAGTTACAAGCGGTGACCTCCCAACTTCTAAAACTTCAAGCTACAACAATTGGTTTAAATAAAAATTTAACTAGCCAAGTTGGAGTAATGAATCGTCAGTTTGACGAAACCATGCGCTCCACTGGCCAGTTTGCCAGACACTTCGTAACACTAACCTCAGACGTATCTAAGTTCGGACAGAACCTAGATAGCGGAAGAATGAAGCTAGGACAATATTTTAGAACCTGGCAAGGACATACACAAAAAACTAGCTCATTAGTTAGAGACTTAGCTAAACAGCAAGTAATGCTTGAAAACTCAATCATACAACCACTAGGCAAAAATGCTCAAGGGTTAATGCAATATAACGTAATGGTTCAATCTGGACTAGACGTAACCAAGAATAAGTCTGCATTATTAAGACAAGAACTATCTATCATGAATAAGGTAATGATGGATGGATCAAACCAACTTATTAACTGGGGTAAAAATACACAATGGGCGGGTAGACAGCTTACAGTAGGACTTACTGTACCGCTAGCAGCGTTTGGAATGGCTGCTGCAAAAGCATTTAAAGAAGCAGACGAAGGTCTTGTAAGACTTACAAAGGTTTATGGCGGATTAACAGCAACATCAGCTGCTGATTTATTAAAGGTAAGAAAAGATGTTTCTTCATTGTCTAGAGAGCTAGCTTCCACCCTAGGCGCAAACTTTACAGAAACGATTGGTTTAGCTGCGGACATTGCCGCAACTGGAAAAGAAGGAGCAGACCTTCTAGAATCTACTAGACAAACAACCAGACTTGCAGTACTTGGTGAAGTTGATAGACAAGAAGCAATGAAAGCTACTCTTGCAATTCAAACAGCATTTAGCCAAAACTCACAAGAGCTTGCAGAATCAATTGACTTTTTAAACTCAGTAGAAAACCAAACTTCAACAAGCCTTGCAGATTTAGTAGAAGCAATTCCTAAAGCTGGTCCAGTTGTAAAAGCATTGGGCGGAGACATACAAGATCTTGCACTTTATTTAACTGCAATGCGTGAAGGTGGTATTAATGCTTCAGAAGGAGCAAACGCATTAAAGTCTGCATTAGCATCTATAATTAATCCAACAAAGGTTGCCAAAGAGCAGTTCATGGGATTTGGCATTGATCTAGGCGGAATAGTTGAAAAGAATGCTGGCAATCTAACTGGAACAGTTATGGCACTGAAAGATTCATTAGATTCTCTTGAGCCATTACAAAGAGCAAGAGCAATTGAACAACTATTTGGTAAGTTTCAATTTGCAAGAATAAACGCACTATTTGAGAACCTTGGAAAAGAAGGAAGCCAGACACTACAGGTACTAGATTTGATGAAGGCCAGCACAAAAGATCTTGCTAGCATATCTGAGCGAGAATTAAAAACAATGACTGAGTCTGCATCTGGTAAATACAGAAGAGCATTAGAGTCAGTAAAGGCAGATTTAGCAGTAATTGGAGAGCAGTTCCTAAAAGTTGGAACATTTGTATTAAATGCAATTGACGGCATTGTAAAGTTTATTGGAAACCTTCCTGGCCCAATTAAAGCAGTATTAGGATTTATTGGAAGCCTTACAGCAGTTGCTGGTCCTATTATTATGTTAACTGGTGTACTTGCCAACTTCTTTGGATACATTATTAAAGGAATACTTGCTCTTAAAAACATTGGCAAGGGCGGGACAGGATTTAAGTTATTAACTCCAGAATTAATGGCAGCATCATCTGCTGCAAAAAATGTAGAGCAATCATTCTACAGTGACACAAAGGCAGCAGCTACATTTTCTGATGCAGTTTTAACATTAGCAGCATCATTTGAAAAATTAAAACAGAGCGCAATGTCATCTACCGTTGCAACTAGCAACAGCATGTCTACAATAGCTGGTAATCCAGTTATGCGAGGCGGAGGAAGAATTGTAGACAAAGACAATCCACTTGTCGGTAAATCTTATTCAAGAGACATGTCCCATGTTATTCCAACTGGATCAAAGACTGCAGAACAAAGGGCAGGCGAAACAATATTCTCTACTGTTCCTGGGCCTAAGCCAGTAAACCTAAGACTTTCAAATTCACCACAGACATACATGAGTGATGACCTTCCAAGGATTCCTGGAGTTACTTCAGTTAATGGAGTTTCAAATGGAATAGTTGCAGCAGAAGCAGCTAAGTGGCATTCTATGACTGCAGCATTAGCAATGCAGTCCAAGGCGGAAATAGCATTACTTAAAACTGAAATTGCTGCTACTGGAACAGTAACAGCATCACTATCAGATTCATATCAAGCATTACTTCCACAAATGACAAAGATAACTTCTTTGGCAGCAGACGAAACAGCATTAATTGTTAAACAATTACAGGCTGGTAAAATTACAGTAGAGGCAGCTAGAGCCAAGATATTTGCATTAAATCGACAAGTAGAAGTTATGCTAGCTCAAACAGCACAGGGTGTAGCTACGGCTCAAGCAAGAAGCATAAACTTAGGGATGGTACCGCTCACATCTCAGCCAGTAGTAAGCGCAGCTGGCAAGTCAAATATGAAAGAGCTTTTCCATAAGTCAGACACTTCTAAGCTTGTAGATTCTATTGCCCGTGGTCTTGGTGTTAGAACTTCTGGAGCAGGATATAGTATTCAAACAACAAAACCTAGATTTAATGCTGGCGGAAAAATTGAAGACTTTGGTCAAAATAAAACTCGGGTAAGCGGACCTGCATCTATTTCGTATGATGATAGAATGGGTAGCGTTCCATTGGGCGGATATGTATTAAATCAAGAAGCATCTTTAGATCCAAAAAATGCAGCACTTGTTGCAGCCGCTCCTTCAACACATAAAAAATCTAGTGGTAATATTACTGCTCTTCTTACACCGCAAGAAACAGTATTTGGTCCAGGAATTCAAGACAATCCAGAACTATTTGCAGCAGTAGATGCAGCAAATAACGGAAGACCACTTCCAGGAAATATGGGTGGCGGAAAGATTAGTCTTTCAACCTCTAATTATGGAGCAATAAACCCAGCAGTAATGGGCAAAATTTTAGCACAATTATTTAAGCGTAATCCAAAGCTTTCAAGAGAAATGCTTCGAGGCAGAGATATGTCTTTGTCTGGTGCAGAAGCTAGAGCATACCAAGACAGTGTTTTTGGAACTGCGCTTAGATCGTCATCCAAAGAATTAAGTAGGCAATATTATTTCGTAGGAAATTGGGGCGGAAGATTAAGAGCAAGTGTTAATACAGCTCTTTCTCATGGTGCTGCTAAAAAAGCTGACATTGTAAGCGATTTAATGCATGGCTCATCTCAACAGGCTTTACCTTCACTTACCAGATTCTTACAGGTAAACAAAGTACCTCCAGATAAAATAGCACTATTAACTGATCGTGCTAGAACAAACATAGTTTCTGGTTTATCTGGTACTGGAAAAATTGGAGAAGCAGAATGGTCAAGGCTTCAACACAAAGAATACCTTTCAATAGCCAAAGAACTTCGTTTAAGAAAAGAATATTTAGAAAGCTTAAATGTACCAGGACAAAGAAGAGCACATTCAACTGACCCAGTTGCTAGGGGAATTCAAGCAGAGACTGCTTTAAACCCATATGGTAAAACAGATTTAGCAAAACTTATGGAAGCAAATGATGCCAATGGTACACGGTACATGGGATCATATCGTAATTATGGAATAGAAAAAATTAATGGAGAACCTACCGCACTGGCACACATGATGCCTAAGTTTAATAACGGAGGAATAATTGGCAATGTTTTAAAGGGCTTAGCTATGAGAAGAATTGGTGCAGGATTTGGACCAACTGGAGCTCCTAAGCCTAGTATGTATGAGTCAGCGCCATGGGGAGTTAACTCACTTTCAATAGGAATGGCAGAAACATTATTTGCAAATTCTGGCTTAAGAAAAAATACACAAAAATTATTCTATGACAAGTTTGCAGCGGCTATGGCAAAAGAAAAGCCGTACGGATATGTTAAAGATCCAAAGACTGGTGCTTTAAAGCATGGTCTTGAGCCAGACGTACTAGATTCAATTATTAGACAGGCTGCTAATGATTTAATTGCTGACAGAAATATTATAAGACAGCTTTCTCCAATAGATAAAGACATATTAAAAAATAAATATTTAACTTGGGATTCAAAACAAAATACCCCAATGACAGAAGAGCTTAAAAAGAAAATATTTGATATTAGAGGAAATAGAGAAATGGGTGGGCCAGTATCTCCAGGACAAAATTATGTTGTTGGAGAAAAAGGACCAGAAATATTTAGACCACTTCAAAGTGGAAAAATTATTCCAGGATATGAAATTGGCGGAGTTATTAGGAATGATAAAGACTCATATGGGCTTAGTGGAAATCCAGCAAAACGTGCAGAACAACTTGCAGAAAAAGCAGCACGTGCTGAAGCAGCTAAATCTTACGGGGGCCAAAGATCTTTCCCTTATGCACCAGGATTAAAACTTCCCTTATCAGGAGCAGGCTCATCTATAGACTCTGCTTTCTCATCAATAGCTTCTTCTCTTAAAGCAGGCTCAAATAAATTAATAACAAGCACAAGAATGATTAATGATCAGGTATCTTATTCAATAAGATCACTTGTAGACGGATCAAAATTATATGCAAACTCTATAACATCAGCAGCTAAATCCATTGGTTCGTCTTACAAACGTGGTGGTTCTGAAATATTAGTTGCTGGAGTACCAGGAGCATTCCCAGGTGGAAAAGAAGATCGTGCTGCAAGAATGGCTAGTTCATTTAAAACTAATGCCGCATACTCAACAGCAGCAATTATGCACCCAATACAATACTTAAAGACAAAAGGATTAAATCCAGAGTTTGGTCAAGGTGCTGGCGCAAACATGGTTGGTATGATGGGCGGAATGGCAGCAGGTGGAGCAATAGGTGGAAAACTTGGTGGTCAAAATGGCGCAATGATGGGTAGCATGGCTGGAATGATGGGTGGCCAAATGCTTCTTCCAAAAATTGGTGGAATGATCACAAAACGTGCAGCGGCCAGCGCAGCAACAGCAGGATTAGCTTCTGCAGGATTTGGCGCAACTGCAGCAGCAGCAGCAGGACTAGTTGCACCATTAGCAGCGGTAACAGTAGCAGTAATTGCTGGTTACAAAGCATGGAAAAATTATAAAGAAGGACAAACTCTTAATATAGCTACATTTGGTTTAACCGCAGAAGCAGCTAAAAAAGCTGGACTTAGATTCACAGACTTTGGTTTAAAAATTAAAGATACTATACAAGACGCAAAAGATTTAGCTGATGCAAATAAATTAATTTACGAAAGCATGAAGGATGGCGGAACTCCATTCCAAATGACTATTGCAGAATACAAAAAATTAAAGATTGAAGTAAAAGAAACATTTGGTGAACAGATTAAGGCACTAGATAGACAGCCATCTAATAAGGTTCCAGATGCAGTTCGAAGAATTAAAGAGCAGTTAATTGCTGCTGGGATGTCTGCAGAAGAAGCAACCAAGAAAGTATATACAATGCTTCAGCTTTCAAATAAGAAAGACCAATCAATTACTGCAACACTTGGCAATGCAGCATTTAAAGCAATTACAGATCCTCAAACTGCTGCAGTTTCTGCAGTTACAAGTTTTGGGGCTGATACAAAAGACCAAGGAAATAAAGAAAAAGCAGCATCATTAAACACAGCTCTTATGGCTACCGAGACTGGAATTAATGATTTAATCGCAAAGAGAGAAAGACTAGTAGCAAAAGATTTAACTGGAAAAACAAAGTCTCTCAGTTATGCAGAAGCTGAAAAAATAATGCTTGATCAAATAAATAAATCAAAAGAAGCTGGGGCAGTAATTACTCAGGGAACAGTTGATGAAATGGCCAAAACAAATCCAGAGGTTAAGAAAATGATTAATGGATCTGATACGGTTGTAAGTGTGTGGGAAAAGATTAGGCTGCAGGCGCAAGGATTTACTGGAGATCTTTCTCAATTAAATGCTGCACAAACAAAATTAATTGCCGATTCATTTGCAGCTATAAATACATCTGTAGTGGCAACAAATTCAAGCAAAGACGGGCTTCTATCGAAACAATATAGTGCACTTGCTAAGCTAGAAGATAAGATTAAGTCTTATACAAAAGCACTAAAGGGACAAACAGTTTCACAGCAAATATCTGATAGAGATAAGTTGTCTTCACTTAACAAGCAAATTGAAGCAAATAATAAACTGGCAGAAGCTAGAAAGAAAGCATTATCTGCCGCACAAGCAGATGCGGATCTTGGCAGACAAATTGAAAAGACTAGACTTGCAATGCAAAATGCTGAAGCAACTGGAGATACTCAAAAGTCTCAAGAGCTTAGACTTGATTTAGAATCATTAACAAGTCAACAACAAACAGAGTCGCAATCAAAAGCTATTGATAAGGCAACTGAAGCAGCAAATGCACCTCTTAAGGCCGCCATCGAAGCTCTTGGAAATAAACAACAGGACCTTGCAGATAGCGCAGCACTTGCTGGAGAAAGTCTAGATTCGTACCGCAAAAAACAAGCTGAAGCAATTGCAGCAATAGACAAAGTTAATAACTCCATGACTGCGCTTTATGGTAATGCACAAGCTGCTGGTAAATCTGTAGAAGATTATGTTAAAACAAATAAAGAAGCAGCAGCAGGATTAGTAGCTGCAGTAGAAGCTGCTACTGGCGAAAAAATGCCAAGATACACCGAGTATTCAAATTATGAAGGTGGAAAAGTAGTAACTAATAAAATTCCAGTTTCTCCACAAGCAAATGCACTAAGCATATTGGCAAAATCGGGAGCGGGATCTGCTGTAAATGAAGCACTTGCAAATAGCATTAAAGGCGGAGCATCTCTTAAAGATGTTGTAGATGCGGTAAAGGGTGTAAATGGCAAGCCAGCATTAAGAAAAGATATTGCTGTTTCAGGAAATTATTCAAATGCAATGGAAGAAAAAGAATTTAATGGAGTTAAGACAAAGGTTTTAAATGCACAGGCTAGAAGATCAATTGCAAATAACCAAGACCTACAAATAGGTGAGACCTTTATTTGGAATGGTCAAAGGTATGGCAAGAGCAAAACAAATGGAAATATTGTTTTCATGGGTAAAGCTGCTGCTGGCGTACAGGGTGGCGCTAGCGGAATGTATCTTGTTGGAGAAAAGGGACCAGAGTTTGTTCACTTAAAAAATCGTGCCAATATTATGCCAAACGATGTTATGAATACATTGGCTGCCGCATCTCCAAGATATAGCTTTGACAAGAGGTCATATAATGTAAAAGGCGATGGAGCAATTGGAGCATCATATGTTGTAAATCAAAACATATACGCATCTGATGGAATGGATGTTGAGGCATTATCAAATATGATTATTAAAAAAGCAGAAGTTGTTATTGGACAAAAGGCTAAAGTTAATGTTAAAATGGTTGGACAAGGGAAGAATATATAATGGCAGCTTTAGTATTACCAGTCGGCTCAGCATTGTTTATACAAGATGCTAATAGCGTATGGCAAAAATTAACTGAACATAATAGGTCCCCAATATCCGTAGATGTACAACGCTTTGAGCAGACCTCTAGGATGGCCAATGGAAGCCTTAGAAAGCTGTTTATAGCCGATAAGAAGAACATATCCACCTCCTGGAGCATGGTTCCGTCATATTCCACCATGACCGTAGATGCAGGCTGGGGAGCAGAAGATATAAAAGCATTTTATTTAAGTGCTAAGGGCCAAGGAACATTTAATGTAAGAATAGCCTATAACTCAGCCAGAACCGAAGATTTTGCCGCAAGCTTTACTTCATGCTCATTTAATATGATCAAAAGAAATGTAAAGGAAAAAACGGCGGATGCAGCACAGGCATTTTGGGATGTAAGTATTTCGCTGGAAGAAGTATAATGCAATCAGTAAGCCAAACAACTCTAGATAAACTAAATACATCTGCTTCATATTCAATGTCAGGCGGATGCTGGCTAGAATATAATATGAACGATTTAATTTTAAATGCATCTGTTACGGCTACACCAGCTGAAACTGCAACTCAAACAGACCCAATTACTGGTAAAACATATCAGCCATTTAAAAAATTATTTCCATTAACCAGCATAATAGACCCAAGAAGACCTTCGGCAGCAGGAATTAATTATTTTATATTAAACCCAAATGTTACAAATAGCATACCAAAATATAACGTTTCTTCAGATCTTCCAGTAAGAACTTATTTTTCTAGTCCTAAAAATCAATACAAGTTTTGGGTTTCACCTAAATCTGGCGGCACAACATTAAGTAATTTTAGTTTTACTGTAGATTATCCAATATCAAAAACTGCTGTTACTAATACCATACTTGTTAAATTTGAAACTTCTTACTCTAAGCCATCTACATGGTCTATTAAAATACAAGATCACGCTGGTACAGAAACAACAATATCTACAAATGGAGTTGTTCCAGACAATGGAGTGTTTCAATTATATTGGAATGGATCCTCATGGTCAACGACAAAATTTACAACTCCGTCGGCCCCAGTAAATATTAAAAAGATTATTGTCACTGTTAATACAATCAGTGTTGCCAACTCGTATCTTGGAATAATAGAGGTCGGAGCCAGATATATACAAGATGTGTCAAATAGAATAGTTTCTTTTCAAGTTTCAAAAACCTCATCCGATGACTCATCTGGTATTGTTCCAGTTGGATCTGTAACTTCAAATGCCTTATCTATGTCGCTTGAGGGCTACGATAAAAGGGGTATTGAGTATGATAAAACAATGCCATTTAACAAAGACAACATTAACCTATATAAGAATGTAAAAGTTTCTCCATTTAATAAAATAGGAGATGATGTTATTCCACAGGGTGTATTTTACATAGACTCATTCACTTTGTCTGAATTTGGAGACATCGACATACAGGGATTAGACGGAGCAAAATTTCTACAAGAAATACTAGCTCCAGATATTGTAATTCAAAATGCTCCATCACAAGCAATCATAAGAAGGCTTTTAGATAGCGTAGGATTTACTGGGTACAACTTTAATACTTATGGCAAGGGGGATGCAAATAAAGTTGACTCCGCCACCATAGTCCCTTTGTACTGGTTTACAGAAGACACAAAAACTGTATGGCAACACATTCAAGATCTATGTAGAGACACACAGATGATAGCAACATTTGATAATAATGATATTCTGCAGTTTTATCCTAGAGATTATTTGTTTGATCCAACAAGGACATCTGGATTTAAGTTTAGAAGTGAATCTAAGGGGGTTAATATTCCTAACATAATATCTTTAACCAAAGAAACAGTTCCTTCTGTTAAGGCAGTAAAAGTAATTTACACTCCGATTATTAGCACAAACTATCAGGGCTCATCAGACAACCTTTATGTTTCTCCGCCAGCCGCAATTGGTGCAGCTGCGTTACAAACTACTTTATTGGCAACGGCACCAGCCGAAACAAATGCCGACAAAGGAGTTGTATCCTTGTCTCCAATTAGTATTTACAGCGACTTAGCAGATACATCTTTTTATAATAAAGCTGGGTATTTTTTAATAAACAATGAAATAATTGAATATGATGCAATTGAATTTCAATATGAACCTCTATCTGCACCAAATACAGTTATAAAGAAATGGATAACGTCAGACTCAGACATTGCTAAATTTCTTGGGGAAAGCAAGATAAATTCTTTTAAGCCTACCCTAAGATATAGAATTAAAGAAAGAAATGCATTTAATGCAACTGGTAAAGGCATCGGTGTAGGCGATAGCCACTCAGTAAATATTGACGAATTAAAAAATCAATGGACAGGATCTAAACTAAACTTGTCTGCAAAAACAAATGTTGAAGATCAATCAGTATTTTCATTAAGACAAACAGATGGATCAGGTTCTTTAATATCTAGATCCTTGCTTACAATAGTTGCACCCACGGCATCTAAAGAATACTATTGCGCTTCAATTAATCCAGATGTTAATTTTACATCACAAAAATATTTTTCAATTGGAACAGCTTTATTCTTTAAGCTTGCTAAAGGTAGCAATGGAAGAGTTACTGGGGAACAGTTTGTTTCTGCTGGACTAGGCATTGGTCTTGACGCCAATAATTTAAACGGCTATATTTTAAAAATTGGAACTTCTCAAAACGTAGCAAACAAAGGATTGAATTATAGAGATGTACAACTATTTAAAATAGTTAACGGAGTAGAGACACCAGTTTCTGATACTCAAAAGACAGAAGAGGCATCAATTACTGGAGTATCTGGAGGAGAATTTTATAGAGTAGACGTAAGAGTTTCTCAAGCAACAACAGGTCAAAGAATATTTAAAATTAAATTTAACAATGCCGTAATAACAGCAACTGATTCTGCAGCCACAACAATGGGCAACAAAATTGCATTAATTGGCATACAAGGTGAATCAGCATTTGACTATGCATATATAGCTTCATTAAAGAAAGAAGATTTTACTGGATCTTATTCTTATGACAATTACGGCTCATACGTTGGTTCTGCCACGGAACTAAAAAATGTGTTTGGCGACTTTATTGCTATTGGATCTGCCTCTACTTTATCGAGTCCATGGATAAAAGAATTTGGGCCAGTAGCCAGAGAAATTAAAAAAATATCAACCAGGTATGCAACAAGACCAGGTTTTGTTAAATACCCTCAAATAATATTAAACCCCAACGTAACTCTACTTGGGTACGATGCAAACTCATTTGGAATTGATGCTTATATTTTAAATAACACAGGAGCATTTGTTGATTTAGCAGACGGTGGTCAAAAAAGCTTTATCGTAGTAGGAGAAACAGTAGCTCCCCTAGACCCGTTCGAGTATCTTGATCCAGATTTATCTGCAACTAAAAATGATGAGCAAGTAGCATTTGAATCTATGTGGATACAAAAAGAATCTGAAGCTAAAGAGCTTTCTAAATGGATGAGAACTCAATGGTCTAAGCAACAAACAGTTATTCAAATAGACGTTTTCCCAAACCCTATTATTGAAACGGGAGATGTAGTTGAAATATCATATCCAAATAATATGATTTATTCAACTGAAGATACTGGGCAAACGGCTGGTAAATATATTGTTTTGGATATTGAGCAGGGTTATAGCCAAGCCCCGTCTACAAAACTTACTTGTAGGTCGATTTATGTTTAATGAAATGGTAGAATCTTAATATGGCTACAAAAAAACCAAGAATAGGAAAGTCGCAAATTGCTGGTGGAGTTAAAGTCCAGCTACCCCAAGACTCACCCCTAATTGACGTATTAAAAAGCGATCAATATGATATTGTAAATATATACACTAATAAAGTAGATAAAACATATGTTGCTTCATCTCCAGGTGATAATGGAGACGTTGAAGATGACGATGATGATACCGCACCAGATGAACCAATAGATACTTCGGATGCCCCAAATTTAGAGGACATAGTTTTAATTGGAACAACTGGAAAAAGATATTCTTCTGGCCAAACAATAACCGATCCAGAAATATATTACGATGGGAATAATAATAGGCTGCTTAGAGTTACTTTTGAAGTTAAAAATAGTGTTGGAGAGATTGTAAAGGGAGTAATGATAATATGATAACAAAATTTGGTAAAAGGTTTATAACATCTTATTTGGCAAGCGGACTTAATTTTAATCAAAAAGACATTGCAGTAGGAATAGGGTCTCAAGCCCCAACTGTAAATGACTCAGACATGCAATTTGAATTTTATCGATCAGGAGTTTTCCTTGGAAGTTCTGACATACAAACAAATACAACAAATGGAGTAACAACATATTCCGTAGTTTATAAGACCACCCTACCAACAGATGTTGAAGGAATAATATCAGAAATTGGAATTTTCCCTACTGGGTTTTTGCAAAATACAGACTATTCATCTAAATACATATCTTCTTTTGAAAACACAACAAGCTGGAAAGATTCAAATGGTGAACAGCCAATATCAGTTTCAACTCCAACTCCCAGAATAGGCTCTTCATATTTTTCTATTACCGCAGCAAGCAATCAATCAAAATCATACAGCCTAGACACCGTTTTTGATCTTGCTGGATACGGAGTGGATGATTCAATTTCCCTTGCTTTTTATCAAACAGATTTAAACCTAGATTATATTTATGTTAGATTTTATAGCTCACCAACCAATTATAAAGAAATAAGATTTGCAGCAACAACGTCTATAGGACATAAAATTTTATCACTTAAGTTATCTAGCCTATTTAACTCTACATTTTCATCCGCTGGAGCAACAGACTTTTCTCAAATTACTATAATAGAAATAGGGGCTAAGGCTAAGGTTTCAGGGGCTACAAATGTTTTATTAGACGGGCTAAGATTAAATGATGAAGACAGATATAATAGCCAATATGGTTTAATTAGTAGATCAGTCTTGTCTACCCCATTAGTTAAAACACTTGGAATAGAAATGGACATTGAATATAAGATAGACTTAGGATTTTTATAATGGATAAATATTCCCCAGGCAGATATGATCCAGTAAGTGGAAGATATATACCAGCAGACTTAAGCAAAACAAATGCAGAAGCGGCTACAGCGGCCAATACAAAAAGCGCAGATTCCTTTACTGTTAAAAAATCAGGATTAAATGTTGTAATGAATGGTAAATATCAATTCTCATTTTCGTATTTATACTCTGATCCAAATAATGCTTCAAACCTTATTCCTGGAACTAGGTCCCCAAACTTTGTATTTACGCTACAAACTCCTGATTTAACTCAGCCAGTTACCAACCTTGTTGTAACACCTTCACTTCTTTCTTATGGAGTAAACTGGACTTTAATAGATAAAGCTTTGGTTGCAAACAAATGGCTTATTGATATACAAATATACGAAAGTTTAACTGGAGCATTTGCAGGAGAAGAATATTTAGTTTGGAATGGGAACGGAAATTCTGCAACCATACTTGTTTCAAATACGGCAAACAGGTGGATAAGAGTTGACACACGAGATCAAGATTATAGAAAGAAAAGTGTTTCTTTTGGCCCATTCAAAGCAATAGACCCAATTGTTGTAGATACAACTGGACCAGCAAACGTAACTTCCGTGACTACTGAAAGTGGAATTGATACATCTGGATACTTGGGATTCAATGCTTACGCAAACATATCTTGGCCAGCAGTAACGGGAGGTGGCATAAGAGGATATAGAATTAGATTTAGTAATGATAGCGGAGCCACTTATTCTTATGTCGATTCTCCAGGAACTGGAACAACATATAAACTTGCTGGATTAGTAATTGGCTCAACCTATAAAATAGCAGTTGCTACATATGATGAATATAATAATACATCTTCTTTGTATACATCTGGACCAGATGTTACGGTTACTGGAACTCCATCAGTAACAAATTTTATTAAGGGCGGAGATTTTGAATTTGGAGTAGGGGTGGGATCAGTTGCAACAAATAAAGGTTTATATTTTGATGCCAGCAACTATTGGTATATTAATGCAGCAAACAGTGCCAGACTTAAAGTTGGAGGGTCAACCTCAAACTACCTTTTGTGGGACGGCTCTACATTTGCTGTAGATGGTAACATAACAGCTAGAGGTGGGCAGTTTAGCGGTAATATATTTATGTCTACAACTGGAGCATCTATATATAGCGGAACAATTGATGCTACAACTGGAAACTTAACAGGCAATGGATTTGCATTAAACTCAACAGGACTTAAAGTTGCTAATGGCACAAAGTCTGTAACTATATCTGCTGCAACAGGAACTATAACCGCAAATGGTGGAAGTATTGCTGGTTGGGCATTGGGAGATAATACTTTTTCTAAAAACAATATTATATTAGATAGCACTGGTAATGGCAAAATACAAGTTGGGGCAAGTGCACAAAATAGTATTTATTTAGGAACAGAAGTTTCTGGTAGCGACACATTTCTTATGTGGGCTGGCAACAATACACCAGATGCAAACGCAAAGTTTAAAATTAAATCTGATGGAACTCTTTATGCGACAGGTGCAGTTTTTGGAGCGGGCTCAAGTATTTCTGGGTACGCAACATCTACACAGTTAACTACTGTTTCTACCACCGCAACAACTGCTGCATCAGATGCCAATACCGCAAAAATTGCTGCTCAGGCTGCAAAAGCAACGGCAGATGCCGCTTTACCATCTAGTAGTTTTAACAGGGATGCAATTGTTAATAGCATTAACAGTTCTACTACAACAACTACAATTAGCGGAGGTAAAATAACAGCTGGAACAATATCTTCAGATGCAGTTGTTTCAACTTTTATTTCAGCATTTAATATCAACGCAGATAAAATTACTGCTGGAACAATTGGTGCAAGTGTAGCTATTACAACCCCAACCATTACAGTTGGATCATTGACTAATTCTTATTATTTTAAAACAAAGTCTATACGAACTGGTACCTCGATTGAGGCTTTAGCAGTAAATGCTATAAACATGATGTCTGCGGGATCAGCTGGAACTCTTTCAAATTGGTATCCGTATTATACTGACGACGCTTCACTCGGATTTGTAAGCTCCCCTTTTAACCTTAGATGGAGAAACGTATTTTTAATAAATAGTCCAAACGTAAGCTCAGATAATAGAAATAAAAATAACATACAGGTTTCAGATCTAGGCCTAGATTTTATTAAAAAATTGAATCCAAGAAAATACAAACTGAATTCAAGATCCGTTAAGCCAGTTATAGATGAAGACGGTAACCAAATATTACATGAAAATTCTGATAAGCCAATAACTGAGCCAAATTTGAATGACCCAGGATTAAGAAATCATTACGGGTTTGTAGCTCAAGAAGTAAAAGAAGCTTTAGACCAATCAGGTATATATGACTCAGCAGCTTTTTGGACGCTAGCCGACAAGGATGATCCAGAGTCTAGCCAGGCTTTGGTTTATGAAGAATTTATTTCACCGCTAACCAAAGCTATACAAGAATTGTCAAATATGGTAGAATCATTACAACAAGAAGTAAATACACTGAAGGGTATATAATGGATAATAGATTAGAATTAATTGTAACAGCATTACAGCAACGTATTGGAGAAATTGTCTCACAATATGAGACAAGTATTGCTGTTCTTCGTGCCGAGATTACTCAGTTGTCATTAAAAATTCAAGAACTAGAGGCACCAAAGGAAAAACCAAAGGAGTAAAAATGGCTGAACAATTGCAACCAATGCCTGTAAATCCAGGGGATCCAATAACATCAGAGTTATTGTCCAACATTGTGTCTAATATAAATATAATAAATAGTTTATCAAATTCTATTAACGATAGTGGCAGCTCAACACCACCTCCTGGGTCGAGTGTTCAAACACAAATTGAGTCTGGCAGACTGAAAATTACTGCCAATAAAGACGGAAAGACAGTTACCGCAGTAAAATTTAAAAGGGATTTTGATGCTCAGCCAAATATCGTGTGTACGATTTGGCAACCTTCAGCTAGTGCAATATTAGTTAATAAGTTTCAGCCAATAGTGACTGCTGCATCCACTACAGGGTTTTCAATACAAATGCAGAATGTAGGCGCCAGTGCTAGCGGAAGTCTTTACGTAAATTGGATTGCTTGTAGCACGACTTAGGTATTGACAATATGTAGCACTATGCTACAATTTGATTTAGACTATAGGCCATGAATATTCATGGCCTACTGACATTAAGGTAAACAATGACTAACGACTTAAAATGGATGCTGTCCTCAGATCAGCAATTTCCATATCAGGACGACAAGATGATCGAGCTTTGGTTTAAAGTTATGAAATGGTTTAAGCCAGACGTTGTCGATTACCTTGGTGACACAGACGATCAAGCCTGTTATAGTAAATATACAGATGGCAAACCGACAGAATTTTTAAAGGCATATAAGAATGATGACGTGACAAATGATTTAGAGCTAATGCTAAAAGATATGAAGATTGAAGCAAGCGGCGCTAGAGAATTTTATGAAAGAACAAGAAAAATGCTTCCAGACTCCCAGCTGTTCTCAGCACTAGGAAACCATGATATTAGAATTTTTGATTATCTAGATAAAAAAATACCTGAATATGCAAAGCATGTAACACCAGAAGCTCTATGGAGTTTAGATTCATTGGGCTACGATTATATTTATTATAACGAATTGCCAGAGCGCCGTTTTGGAGATATACATGTTCATCATGGAATGTCTATTGCAGCAACTGGATCTGTTAGAAAAGATATGGAAGATATGCAGGTGTCTTTAATTAGAGGTCATTCTCATAGGATTGCTTCACACATGGTTACTTACGAGCTTAGAAATAAAGGCAAAGGAGAAACTTTACGTGGGTATGAGATTGGCCACATGTGTGATGAAAAGGGTCCAGGTATGAAATATACACAGCATCATGACTGGCAAAAAGGATTTGCAATAGCTCATATTGAAAATGGAAAGTATCCACACGTTAATATGATACACGTATCTCCAGATTATACTTGTGTAGTAGATGGAAAGTTATTTCAGGTATGATTAAATGCAATAAATGCGGTGGGAGAGTATTTGTAGACAGAGTATTTTCTCAAAAAATGCATATGGAATTGTTTTGCATCATGTGCGGCAAGCGCTGGATGATGAATAAAAGTACAAATAAGATGGGCAAATGGCTAGAGACACTAGAAGAAAATCACTCAAAGAAGTACGGTATTTCTTCTTAAACGAAAAAATACACAAGACTCTTAGCTTATCTAGAGCTAAAGATCAACTAATTGCTTGGTCGTATTTAGATAAGAAAAGAATGCTTTACCCATATTCAGAAGTAGATAAAAATATGGGCAGTGCGTATAGTATTGTTCAGGTTGCCTCAATGTTAAATAAACATAGGGTTACGATACAAGAATATATTCTAGAAGGAAAAATTAAATCTCCACAAAAAATTTATCCTATAGGTAGTGCTTCAGAAGATGTTTGGTATAAGTATATGTTTAGCGATAAAGATATATTAGATTTACATCAATATATATTAGAGGCAGGGCATTCTAAAAATGTTCCGTCTAAGGCAGAATTATTGGCCCTTCTCAAACACAGCTTTATATTGTATACTAAGACCGTTGATGGCTTTGTACCAGTATGGAAGGCGGAGTAATGAATTCTTGTGAAGAATGCGGTAGGAATTTAGGTGCAAAAGCTAAGGTGTATCCAGTTATTATGCAGCCAGATATTTTTGCCATTTGCGTTAAATGTATTAGTAAGTTTGAGTTTACTGCAGTATGGAAGGCGTAATAATGAGTTACAACGCAATATATACACTTGAGACTGGTGCTTCTAAAAAACGTAAAAGAGAAAAAGAAGTTGAGGAGTGGAATTCTAAGAACGGCCCCGTTATAATAAAGAAGGTAGAAGATGGAAAAAAGTAGGTTAGCTACCTGTGATATTTGTAAACGGGATATAGAAGTTCGCTGGGGAATATTTGCCAGCGATACATTAACTAGACATAAGAAGGCGGAGCATAAATGACAACAAGAGTAAAGGTTGATCTTTCTTTTACCAGAAATCTTGGTAATTATGAAAGCATCAGGATAAATGTTGGCATAGAAGATGATGCCCGTTCTGGAGAAACAGTTGATATTGCTACGGAAAGAGTTTACCAATTTGTAGAAAAAAAGCTAATTGAAAAAATTGGTGAAATAGAGAAAGAGCTGAAAAGTGGCAAATAACAGAGAGCCATATATCCTTATGACAAATTACCAAAATCTTTATAAAGAAAGATATGGCAGGCTTCCTGTATTAAATAAATTTAGAGAAAAATGGGCCATGCAGGATGTAATTGATAGCGTAGGATTTCATAAGGCAAATGACTTGTTGAATTATTATTTTAGCCTAGAAAAAACAGGGCACCCACTACAATTCTTTTATTATAACTTTGATAAAATGGAAAATGCTAGAATAGAGTTACAAAAGGATATTGAGACACGCCGACTACTGCGAGAGTCTACTAAAAAGATGGTGGAAGAGGGCGGGCTATGAATACAGAAGCAACACTAATTTCTGCTATATGCAAGAATAAAGATATAAGCACTGTTATGGCAGAAAATGTTGATGAGCTATTTACCTCTCACGGAGATGTTTGGGATGGTCTAAAGTCTTATTATAATAAGTTTAAGGCTATACCAGAAATTGGAATCCTACAAGAAAAGTTTAAAGACTTTGAGCCAGACCTAAATGCAACTGCAGAGACTGCATATTACCTAGATAACCTAAAGAATGAATTCTTATCTAGCAGACTAAAAAGTATTTTAATTCGTGGCGGATCAATGCTTAAAGAAGATGTCGCTTCTAGGGTTATTGCCGAACTTCAGTCCCAGCTTTCTAGCTTAAATAAATATACGAATAATGTCCGTGACCTAGATATAACTGATGCAGATAAAGCAATTAAGCATTTAGAGGCTCTAAAGGCCCGTACAGCCGAGATGGGAGGTTCTCCAGGCATTAAGACTGGGTTCCAGTCAATTGACCTTGCATACCCCACTGGAATGGCTCCAGGACACCTTATAGTGGCTATTGGCTGGCCAGGGAAAGGAAAGACATGGTTTACATCCTACCTTGCCTGCAAGGCATGGGAGCAGGGATTTAAGCCTATGATTGTTTCTCTTGAAATGACACCAGAAAATATGCGTGACAGAATTTATACAATGCTTGGCTCAGGTTTATTTAAGGCTAGCGATTTTGCAAAGGGTGATATTAATATTGACGATTTTAGAACCTGGTCGGGGAAAAAATTTGTAGACAAGAATAAGTTTATTTTAGTATCAAATGAAGGCTCTGGTAATGTAACTCCAAATGCTATTCAGGCTAAGATAGATCAACACAAGCCAGACATTGTTATTCTTGATTATCATCAGTTGTTTACTGATAATAATAATTCAAAGGCTCCTACAGAGCGCAATATGAATATTTCTCGTGAATTTAAAAATTTAGCAGTAAGGAATAATATTCCTATTATTGATATTACTGCTGCTACAGCAGACGATATTACAGACCAAGATAACCCTCCTATGATGAGTCAAGTTGCTTGGTCAAAAGCAATTGAATACGATGCAGACATGGCTATGGCTATTCATAAGTACAAGGGCACAGACATGATCGAAATTGTTTCTAGAAAAAATAGACACGGACACGACTTCGGTGTATTCCTAGATTGGGATATTAACAGGGGTATTGTCAAAGAGATTTACGAAAATCCGTTTGCAAATGACGCACAAAAGAATTAAAAGGTTTCAAATTGAGGTAGAGTTTAATGACGATAGTCAGATTATAAGCTTAAGACCTCAGTACGAAAACTTATTAATACAAGATATGCGTGGTAAAGGATACGTAAGAGTATTAGATATTGATCCAGCTTTTTCAATAGAGTTTACTGGAGCAACATGGAGATTCTTAATGACTCTTCACGGGATATATGTGGGAAGGAAGAAAGCATGGCAATTCGAGGGTATAACTCAAAACAAATTGATACCAAGGACTACGCCCCAAGCCATATTAAATCAGTCTTAGCTGAAATAGGACTTAATATTGTTGGCGCAACAGGCAATGATTTCCTATGCTACTGTCCATTTCATTCTAATAGGCATACGTCTAGTTTTAGCGTAAGCCAAACATCTGGGGCATTTATATGCTTTAATCCTGCATGTGGGGAAACTGGAACTTTAATTGATTTAATTAAACGTACTATGGATAAGAATGACTTTCAAGCGTTAAGATTAATTGCGGCTAAAGAAACTGAATCGTTAAATAATTTTGATAGCCTAATGGAAGAAATGCTTTCAGAAAAACCATCTTTTGATAAATTTTCACAAGAAACATTAGATAGACTTCATTCCGATCTTGCTGGTAACGGTAATGCCAGAACCTATTTAGAGTCTAGAGGTATTAGCGTAGAGTCTATGAAACACTTTGGTCTTGGCTATTCGCCATCAATGAATATGGTTGTTACTCCAGTTCATAGCCCAGATGGAATTCCAATTGGAATAGTCGGAAGGTCTATTGAGGGCAAGTCTTTTAAAAATAGCACAAACTTGCCTAAGAGCAAAACTCTATTTAATATTCACAGGGCTAAGAAAATTGGTGACCAAGTAATAGTTTGCGAATCTAATTTTGATGCAATAAGAATTCACCAAGCGGGCTTTCCAAATGTTGTTGCTACACTGGGAGGATTTTTATCTAATGAACAGCAGTCTTTATTAAACAGACATTTTAATAAGATAATTATTATGACTGATGCTGATGAAGCTGGCAGAGAGTTAGGTAAATCTATTTCTAGTAAGCTACGCAACAAAGATATTTCTTGGGCTTCTTTTGGATATCGTGAAATATACCCAAATAAGGCTAAGGATGCTGGAGATTTAACCGAAGAAGAAATAAAAACATGCATAAAAAAATCCGTATCAGATATTGAATATCGCTCATGGATATGATATACTAAAACAACAGATGGATTTATACCGTCAACTATATAAAAAGGAGATACAATGAGTATCGTAAAAGGTCTAAAAGACTTAAACAAAGCACTAGATAAGCCTACCTACAGTGGTGGGGATGAAAATAAAGGCCGTTGGTTAAAGATTGAGGATGGAGAAAGCGTAAAAGTTCGTTTCTTGCAAGAACTAGATCCTGATTCACCAACATATGATGACAAGCTTGGTTGTGGGTTTATTGCATTAGAGCACACAAATCCAAAAGATTACCGTCGCAAGGCTCTAGATACAATGGAGACAGAAGGACGTGACTGGGCAAATGAACAACATCGCAAGGATCCAAAAGCTGGCTGGAAAGCCAGAACTCGTTTGTACATTAACGTCTTGGTAGACGATGGCAAAGAAGAGCCTTATGTAGCAATTCTTTCACAAGGAACAAGTGGCAAGACAATCACACCTACCTTAATTGAATATGCTGGCGAAATGGGAAGCATCACAAACTTGATGTGGAGAATTAAGCGTAACGGTTCAAAGACAGACACAAGCTACACGATTATTCCATTAGGTAAGGATGAAGCTCCATTTGATTTTTCTAGTTTAGAATTATATGACCTAGAAAAGACTGCAGTTCGTCACGTTACCTATGCAGAGCAAGAATCTTTCTACATGGGCGAAGGTGGAAATCAAGAAGAGTCTTCTGCTTCAGACAGCAATTTAGTCTGGTAACTATTTATAGTCAGGGGCAGTCTATTGACTGCCCCTGCTTTATTTAGTAGAATAACATTATGCTAACATATGAAATCCCAGACCCATTTGAGACATTTGTTGCTAATAAATATAAACACTATAAAGGCATGCTGTACGATTTCTTTACAAAAGAATGGTATTTAAAAACTGCATGTTGCGGAGAAAAGCTTTACGCACCAAACAAAAAAACTATGATTAAGATAAGACTTTATCATACAAGAAACGAATGCATGGGCGGATATTAATGAGTTTTACACATCTCCACGTTCATTCATACTATTCATTAATGGATGGACTAAATTCACCTAAAGAATTATGTCAAGCGGCGTTAGATGCTGGACAAACTGCGATTGCAATTACAGACCATGGCACTCTCTCTTCACATAGAGATATGCAAATTGCCGCAAAGGAAACTGGCATTAAGCCAATTCTTGGTGTTGAGGCGTACATATCTCCAACCGATAGATTTGATAGATCATCTAAAACCGATAAATCTATTCAGGCCTATAACCATATTATTTTGCTAGCGAAAAATAAAAAGGGGCTGGAGAATATTAATATATTGCAGGAGCTTGCTTGGAACGAAGGTTTCTATCATAAACCACGTATTGATAGGGAGATATTAAATGAATATAGTGAAGGTATCATTGTACTTTCTGGATGTCTCAATGGTCTTATGTCTAAGGCTATTGAAAAAGGAGAATTTGGAGAGGCCAAACTTCTTTTACAAAATTTTAAGAAAACTTTTTCTGAAGACTTTTATGTTGAGGTACAGTCTCACAACCCGCCAGAAATAAATGCAAAGCTACTAGATCTTGCAGATGAACTTGGCATTAAGGCGGTAGCAACAGGAGATGCCCACTTTGCCAAAGAAGAAGATAGAATACTAGAAGAAGCACTACTTATCTTATCCACATCTCCTAAAATTGACAAAGACTCAGACTTTGAAATGTCACGCAACATTAAAGACATGATGGAAAGATTTAACTATCTATACCCAGACCGTAGAATTTCTTTCCAAGACTATAATTTGTTTATTCAGTCTAGAGAAGAGATTGAAGCAGATTTTAATAAGGCTGATATTACTCGTACAGATATATATGATAATACTATTGAGATATCTGACAAAATTGAAGAATACGATTTTAACAGTGGTTTAGACCTACTCCCTGTACCCAAGACCAATGCCGACCAGAAACTGGCTGAGATGGCCTTCCAGGGCCTAGAAAGGCTACGTTTAACAGACGGCTGGCTAGGCAATGATGTGTATGAGCAAAGATTAATGGAAGAATTAGAAGTAATTAGAAACAAATCTTTTGCATCATATTTTTTAGTGGTAGCAGATATGATTAACTGGGCTAAAGAAAATAATATTATGGTCGGTCCTGGCCGTGGTTCAGCAGCTGGATCTTTAGTTTGTTACACATTAGGAATTACTGATGTGGACCCAATAGAGTACGATTTATTGTTCTTCCGTTTTATTAATCCAGAACGTAATGACTTTCCAGATATTGATACTGATTTTGAAGACCGTCGTCGTAAAGAGGTTAAAGATTATTTAAAGAAAAAGTTTAAACACGTTGCGTCTATTTCTACATACACTTACTTTAAAGATAAGGGTGTAATTAGAGACGCAGCAAGAATTTTTATGGTCCCACTTCAAGAAGTTAATCGTGCAATGAAATCAATTGACACTTTTGAAGACTTTATTTCTTCCCCGAATACAAAAGAATTTAGAGTTAAATACCCAGAAGTAGTTTGGCTTGCAGACAGATTGCGTGGAAGAATTAGATCCGTTGGAGTACACGCTGCAGGTGTTGTAGTGGCAAAAGATGATTTGAGAAATTATGCTCCTGTTGAATCAAGAGAAGACGCACAAGACAAAGTATCAGGAAGAATTCCTGTCGTTGCATACGATATGGATACGGTTGCAGATATAGGTCTTATCAAACTAGATGCACTAGGACTTAAGACCTTGTCTGTAATTTCTGATACTCTTAAATCAATTAAATCTAGGACAGGCAAAGATATCATTTTATCGAACATGACGCTTGATGATCCAGAAGTTTATAAAATGCTTAGTGAAGGATTTACTAAGGGTGTATTCCAAGCTGAAGCAACACCATACACTAATCTTCTTATTAAAATGGGAACAGATAAGTTTGAGGACCTAGTCGCATCTAATGCACTTGTAAGGCCAGGAGCCATGAATACAGTTGGTGCTGCATATATTAAACGTAAACACGGCAATGAGGCTGTAGATTATATGCATACAATTATGAAGCCGTTTACCGAGAACACTTATGGTGTTATCATATATCAAGAACAAGTTATGCAGGCATGCGTACACTTGGGCGGTATGACTTGGGCAGAGGCTGATAAGGTCCGCAAGATTATTGGAAAGAAAAAAGATGCAAAAGAATTTGACCAGTTCAAAGATAGGTTTGTTATTGGGGCTTCAAAACACATTACTAAGAAAAAGGCAGAGGCGCTCTGGCACGATTTTGAAGCGCATGCTGGTTATTCTTTTAATCGTTCTCATGCCGTTGCTTACTCTATGCTTAGTTATTATACTGCTTGGCTTAAGTTTTATTATCCGCTTGAGTTCATGTTTTCAATTCTTAAAAACGAAAATGATAAAGATGCTAGGACGGAATATTTAATTGAGGCTAAACGCTTAGGATTAAAGGTACTGCTGCCTCACATTAATGAATCAGGTCTTGATTTTTCACTTCAAGAAAATGCAATTCGATTTGGATTATCTGAAGTTAAATTTATATCTGATAACATCGCAAATAAAATTATTGACAGTAGACCTTATATTGACTACAATCATTTTATTTCTATTTCTTCTGCTAAAGGAAGCGGTATAAATAGTAGAGCAATTAGTTCACTTAATGCAATTGGTGCTGCAGCGTTTAAAGATAATCCTAGAAGTGGAAATGAAAAAGATAATTATTATGAGTATCTGGGTATACCAACATTTAATTTAGAAGGTATTCCCCCAAGAGTTAAAGCTCAGGCTAGACCAATTGAAGAGTTTGATGACCTAGGATCGTTTGTTATGTTTGGAATGGTAAAGGGAATTAAACGTGGAACAGGTTGGGCAAGAGTAGAGATTGTAGATGAGACTGGTTCAATAGGGCTCTTTCATAATGAGCAAACACAAATTGAAGTAGGCCAGATGTACTTTATTCTTGTTGGAGATAATAGAATTGCAAGATACATAAAGGTTTCAGATATAGACCCCTCATCAAACGATATGTTTGTAGATTACCTATATCGTAAAGAATATGACTTAGAAGAAGACGAATATATAGTTGTAAACTTTACCCCATATGTAACAAAGGCAGGCAAAACTATGAGCCACATAGTGTTGTCAAATAGAAATAAAGAGTTGACAAGAGCAATTGCTTTTCCAACTATGTATAAAATGACCCTTGCAAAAATGCGTGAGGGAATGAAATGTAGGGTTGTTCTATCAAAACTAGACGATGGAACTATGAATGTAAAGGAAATAAAATGAGTGATATAAAAATAGAAGATGTTTATGCACAACTAAACATTACTAAAATACTTGTTGCCGCAATTGAAAGCCTTGGAGAACTTTCTTTACCAGTTGAAAAATTTTTAAAGGCAGCTAATGAAGACAAAGAGTTACAAGTAGATTATAATGAAGATGATCAGACATTTACATTTAAGCTTAAGCAAAAAGATTAATTCTATCGGGCTTCACAGACCCTGATTTAAATGGTATACTAGTAGAGAGAAGAAAGAATATAAATGACTATTTCCCTAGAAGATATAATGTCAAAGTTAGACCCCAAAACACGTGCAAGAGTCCAGTCTGCACAAAATGTTCAAGTTCATAAACAATTGACTCCCAGCATAGGATTAAATGTTGCTTTAAAAGGTGGCTTGGGATATGGAAGACAAATATTAGTTTGGGGTAATAAGTCTGCTGGCAAATCTTCTTTTTGTTTACAAATGATAGCGCTAGCGCAACAAGAAGGCAAAACTTGTGCATGGATTGATTCAGAAGCATCTTATGACCAATCTTGGGCAGAGCAGCTGGGAGTAGATTCGTCTTCCCTTATTTATTCTCAAGCTAAAACAGTAAATGACATGGTAGACGTTGGTGTAAAGCTAATGGAGGCTGGCGTAGATGTAATTGTTGTAGACTCTATCTCTGCCTTGCTTCCTGGTATATATTTTGAAAAAGATGGAAATGAAATGAAAGATTTGCAAGACACAAAGCAAATCGGCGCAGAAGCAAAGGATATGACTCACGCAGTCAAAATGTTAAATTATGCAAACAAAAACACACTACTTGTTCTTATCTCCCAACAAAGAAATCAGTTTGGGTCAATGCATGCTTCACACATCCCAACAGGAGGAATGGCAGTTAAATTTTTCTCTAGTACCGTTATCAAACTCTGGTCTTCAGAAGCTGAAGCTAATGCTATCAAAGCTGGCGTTCAAGTCGGGGACAAAATTATTGAACAGCGTGTCGGGAGACCAGTCAATTGGATTATTGATTACAACAAGCTCGGCCCCCCTAACCTTTCAGGACAATACGATTTTTACTACCAAGGAGAGTCTTTAGGAGTTGATCGTATTGGTGAAACGCTAGATGTTGCAGAAATGTACGGTTTAGTAGAAAAAGGCGGAGCATGGTACACAATTAATAAAGAGCGTTTTCAGGGCAGAGCTAAAGCAATAGCATACCTTAGAGATAACCCAAAAGTTGCTGGCGCCTTGATTGAGGAAATTAATGCCAAATCTTAACGAGTTTATTAATAAACCACAGGTAGTTGTTAAACAAAACTTAGAGTCTATCCATGGAGTAAAACCATGTTCTAAGTGTGATAAGAATGCAGAAGAATCTTTTTGGGATCCAGATTCTATGGTCCTTGCATGGGAATGTCCTGATGGACATGAAAACGAAGTTAGGGTGGGGTAGATTGAATACGGACTTCAGCTCTATAAAAAAAATTGTAGTGGCTCCACAAATTGTAATATATAAAAACATATTTAAAAACAGCAAAGAAATAATTGATTTGTTGCAGGACAGTAGAGAAATTTCTTTCTTTAATGAATGGAGAGGCTGGTATGGTCAAGGATTTAGAAGAGACGCAGACTTTAGTCTTTTAGATACTATAGATCCTGGAACCAATACATTTCTCAATCTAGAAAAAGAATACATACTAGAAATAAATGAATGTATGAATTTTATTAGAAAAGACTATCTTAATGAGTTTGGAAAAGAAAATGGAATATGGCCCTTATTTATAAAAGATTGGGAATTGTTAAAAGATACAAACAAAAAATACTGGATTGATTTTTTTAGATATGACGTAGGTTTTCAAGGAAAGGTAAACCCTTCTGGATTAATCATGGAATACCATGTAGACGAATTGCCAGTACCTGGGGAAACAAAAACAAAGAGGCACGTTGCTACTGTTAATTTTTATTTAAATAATAATTATGACGGAGGGGAAATTTGTGTATACGATTCTATATCAAATAACACATACATGTATAAGCCTATGCCTGGAGATGCCGTTATAATGCCGTCAACAGAACCATTTTATCACGGAGTAAAACCATTTAGTAAATCAGATAGGTATTTTTTAAGAGCGTTTATTGATTCTGATGTTAAAGACGAAATCGAGTGGAAAAAACAATACGACATAACACTTGGACAAGACAATTTAAATAATGTTAATACAGAAGAATCTTATGTAGAAAAAGATTTACAAACCATAAAGCTGTCTATCCCATCTAACCTTATAGAAGTTAAAGGCTAGTAAATGTCTGAAAGAGCCGAAGTAAAAAGAGATAGTGCTAAAGCACAAAAAAATAGCGGGCGAGGAGATTACCAAAAAGGTGATGCTCAGTGGAATCAATTTTTAGTTGATTATAAGGAGGCGGGATCTACATTTACATTGAATAAAGAAGTTTGGTCTAAGATCTGTACAGATACATTTAAAGTAAATAGAGATATGCACCCAGCCTTAAAAATTATTATAGGTAAAGAAAGCAAAGTCCGACTTGGTATAATAGAGTGGGCAATTTTAGAAGAATTAATTAAATGCTGGGAGGATAATAATGCATAGCGTAGATGTTTATATAGATGACACATCTTTCCCAACAGCAAAAATTAGACCACTAGAGCTTCAAAGAGACTGGATGCATTCATATGTTTATAATTGCCATCCAATAGCAATGGCAAATACTTTAGGATACGGTATTTATTTTGAACACGACATATCTTTTATTTGGGATGGCTCTAAACACGACGGAGCAGTTGGCATTATTGGTAAAGAAAATATTTGGGTCGGTAGAGGAGAGGGAACAGTAAGTTTTACCACCAATTTAATATTTAAAACCGATGAAAATACTAGTATGCTCACAATGCCAGTTCCAAATGAGTATCTGGACGGAGCACAAGTTTTAAGTACAATATTGTCTACATCAGTATTTACTGGTACATTTACTATTGTTTGGAAACTTGATACTCCCAATAAAGAATATTTTGTGCCAGCTGGAACAAATATAGCATGCGTACTTCCAATATCAATTGGATCGATACAGGGCTCAAGCTTTAATATTAAAAATTCTAAGTGGCCATTTGAAAAAATTCAAGATAGTGAAGAATATATGAGTTATTTAAAAGAAAAAAATTCTGAAGGTATTAGGCCCAGGATGTATAAAAGGGGAATTGATCATACAGGCAAAACAATAGGAAAACATGAAGTAGATAAAATAAGGCTAAACGTAAACTATGAAAAGGATAATAAGTAATGGAAATGTTTTTGCTTAGCGGTATAGCAATAGGATTTTTAGTTGGCTACCCATTAGGTTTATTTATAGACAAATTAGATAAGAGGATTAAAAAATGACAGAGGACAAGAATACACTTGAACTCATTAGTAATATAACTGAGTTTAATGATCTGCATGAGTTTATGCAGGATGAGCACTTAGACAAGGCTCTGGCTATTGTTGTAAAGCTTTTGCTGAATCCAGATGTTCCTTCTGCAAAAGCCCCGCATTTAATTATGGAGCTTCAGGCCATGTCTACTAAATTTGCGGTACTTGCTTCAGTATATTCAACAATTGCTAAAGACAAAGCTGGCACAGTAAACAACAACAAGAAAAATATTTACTATTCAGTAAAAGAGTCCATCGACAAACTTGTAGATGCACTTAAATACGTAGTTAGATATAACTCATGAAAAACAGAATAATCATATCGTTATTTGTAGCAGTTTCTTTTGCATTTACGATACAAGCGTTTGTAGTAAAGCCTTCTTGCATAAATCTATATGTAGACTATGGATCTCTTACCAAACAAAATAAATTTAACGAATGCATAGAGCAAGACAATATAAATGCATTAGATTTTATAAAACAATCTGGATACAGTACAGAGGGAACCGTTAAATACGGAGATGCAGTATTATGTAGGTTAAACAATCTTCCTTCAAGCAAAGAGGAATCTTGTAGTGAGATGCCTCCTGAAGATGCATACTGGGCAGTAATTATAAAAAAGAAGCAGGTTCTTCTTTTCCCAAGAAATGAGTGGGGCTGGGCAGAAAAAGCAATTAATGAAACAACCTTGTACGCTGGTGACAGTATAGGGTTGGTTTTTTCAAGTGATGGGGAATTGAGATGGCCTTAAATTTATTGGATAAGCCAAATAAAACAAAAAACAAAATATCTATAGAGTATGCAATTCAGCTAGCAGTTACGTTATTCATAATGTATATTGTTAATAAAATTGGAATTGATATTTGGAGAGCGATAAAGGGACACTGATGGTAATACTAAGTAAGATTTATACCAAAACAGGTGATGATGGCCAAACGTCTAATGCCAACAACGATAGAGTTTCTAAGACTAGCCCTATCATGGAAGCCATCGGCGCCGTAGATGAGGCTAACTCTGCTATTGGAATGGCAATCGATGAATATAATGACGTTATCGAAAGAGTTCAAAGCGACCTATTTGACCTTGGCGCAGAGCTTGCAGGTGCCGAAACAATAAAAATATCTGAAAACAGGATTATATATTTAGAGAATGTAATTGATGACTATAATGAATACCTAGAGCCACTTAGATCTTTTGTTTTGCCTACTGGAGCATTGCATAATGCAAGAACTATCGTTAGAAGAGCAGAGCGTGAAGTTTGGAAAATAGAAAATATTAATCCAAACATTGCTAAATATTTAAATCGTCTATCAGACCTACTGTTTGTTATGGCTAGATATCACAACAAAGGAAAAGAAAAAATGTGGGTGCCAAACAATGGGTAGAGATATAGTAAAGAACCTTAAATTTAAAAAGCATGTTGGGAATTTCTTTGACCCAGAAAAGTTTGCCCAGCTTCTTGACGAATCTTATAGAAATACAAAACGTCCAGATGGAGACACCACAAAGAAGTCTTTTAGCCCAAGCTTACTAGGTTACGGGCATGGTACATGTCCAAGATACTGGTATATGGCATTTACTGGGGCTGTCTTTATTGATGAGAATGATGCTGTTGCTGTGGCAAACATGGCCCAGGGCACACAGGCTCATGAAAGACTACAGAGTCTTATTAAGACTATGCCTGAGTGGAAAGCGGAAGAAGAAGAGATCGTAAATGAGTATCCCCCTATTAGAGGCTTTATAGATTTAATTATGGAGTATGATGGCGAGACGGTTATCGGTGAAATCAAAACAGCCAAGCAAGAAGTTTGGGATACAAGGCAAGCTGAAATGAAATCTTCTCCTAATCATATGCTTCAGCTACTAACATATATGAAGCTAAAGAATGCCAAAGAAGGTTTCTTCTTGTATGAAAATAAGAATACTCAAGAGATATTAATAATCCCAATTTCTATGAATGATAAAAACAAGAAAATAATTGAGGATGCATTTCAATGGATGAGAGATGTTTGGGATAATTTTAAAGAAGGAGATTTGCCAAAACGTCCTGAAGGCGCAACCAAATATAAACTTCCTTGCACATATTGTCCAGTAAAGAAAGAATGCTGGGCAAAAGGATCTAATCCTGGAACAGTTGAAATTGATTTAATGAGAGTTGCTAAACAATGAAATGTTTTAGTATTGAATGTGCTAAAGATTTTAACCCTAAGACACATAATCAAAAGTATTGTTCTGACGAATGCTGCAGAGTTGCAACCAATAAAAGAATTATGCAAAAATATTACGAAAAAAAAGCTATTAAGAATGGCGCTCCAAGAAAATGCAAGGGATGTCCAGGATTTTTAAGCAGATACAATACAGAAATGTATTGCTCGAAATGCATAAAATCTAAACGCTTTAAAGATAAAAAATATTTAATGGGTATAATAGATGACATTGGCTAGTTTAGTAAAGACTAGAGCATCTAAAGTGCTTGGTATTGATGCATCTACAAACTCAATAGCTTTTTGCCTTATGGAAAATGACGTGCCATTAAAGTGGGGCAAAATTAACCTATCTGGAAATGATATTTATGAAAAAATTTACGATGCAAAAATTAAGATGAGTGTAATGTTAGATGAATTGCAAGCAGATTATATCGCAGTTGAAGGAGCAGTTTTAGTTAGATCAGCAGATGCTGTTATAAAACTATCTTATGTGTACGGGGTTGTTATTGCAGAGCTTATGTCAACTGGAGCTAAGGTTATAACAATTGCTCCAACTTCATGGCAGGCCTATATTGGTAATAAGAATCCTACTAAAGAAGAAAAATCGGCAATAAGATTATCTAATCCAGGATATGCAGACTCATGGTATAAAAATCAATTAAGGAATATGAGAAAGCAAAGAACGGCGGATTACTTTAATAATAAGTACAGCCTGTCAATATCAGATTTTGATGTAGCAGATTCATTTGGAATTGCCCATTACGCTAATAAGGTCCTGACGCAACGATGAAACTTTATCAAAATAAAGACTGGCTTTATAATAGATATAATATTCAGAAAAAGACTATTGTAGAAATATCTAGGGAATGTGGTGTATCAGCCATGACTATACAGAGATATATAGAAAAATTTGGTATAAAACCTAGGCGTTAATTGACATTTTGGTTGACTAGAAGTATAATCATTTAATGACAGAAATAGAGCCATCCATCCACTTTGACAAAATGAATAAAGTTGTTTCAGAGTTGTTAAAGGGTAATTCAGCTACACAAATTGCCACCATAACTGGTATGAACAGAAAAGATGTTTTAGAGTATATTGATGAGTGGAAGTCTGTGGTCCACAATGATACTAATGTTAGAGAACGTGCTAGAGAAGCCCTTCTTGGAGCAGACCAACACTATGATATATTAATTAAAGAGGCATGGAAAACAGTAGAGGATGCAGACACTCAAGGCCAACTTAACGTAAAGTCTGGAACATTAAAACTAATTGCAGACATAGAAGGCAAAAGAATCGCAATGTTGCAGTCAGTAGGAGTTCTTGAAAATAATGAAATTGCATCGCAAATATTAGAAAATGAAAAAAAGCAAGATATGCTAGTTGGCATATTAAAAGAAGTTACATCTAGCTGCAATCACTGTAAAGTAGAAGTTGCTAAAAGATTGTCTCAGATTACTGGAATCGTAGAGCCTATTATAATATCTCAAGAGGCTTAAATGTCATTTGATTTTTCAGAGTTCATAGACATATTAGATGGAGACGAGTTTGAGCAAAAGCCAGTAGACCTACGGACTTTTGTAACAAGCCCAGATTACTTGGGACTACCACCACTTTCAGAAAATCAATATACGCTTATTGAAAAAAGTTCTCAAATATACAAAGAGTCTACTCTCATTAAGCTTTATGGAGAAGAATTAGGCAAACATGTGTTTAATCAAACATGTGTTGAGGTTATTGCTCAGTTGGGTAAAGGCTCTGGAAAAGATTACTCGTCAACAATTTCTGTAGCTTACATTGTTTATTTGTTATTGTGTCTTAAAGATCCAGCGGCATATTATGGAAAGCCGCCAAAAGATGCCATAGACATATTAAATATTGCTATTAACGCACAGCAGGCTAATAATGTTTTTTTTAAAGGATTTAAAATGAGAATTGAAAACTCTCCTTGGTTTGCTGGTAAATATACAGACAAAGCTTCAGAAATTAAATTTGATAAATCTATAACAGTTCATTCTGGACACTCAGAAAGAGAAGCCTGGGAAGGATATAACGTTATGGTAGTAATTCTAGACGAAATATCTGGATTTGCAACAGAAAATACTAGCGGTCATGATCAGGCTAAAACAGCCGATGCAATATATGACATGTATAGAGCATCAGTTGACTCACGTTTTCCAGATGTGGGCAAGGTGATCCTGCTTTCTTTTCCTAGATTTAAAAATGATCCAATACAAAAATTTTATGAATCAGTCATAGCGGAAAAAGAAACAATTGTTAGGACAGAGATATTAAAATTAGATCAAGACTTGCCAAACGGCACAGAAGGCAATGAGTTTGAGGTAGCCTGGGAGGAAGATCATATAGTTTCTTATGTTTACCCCAGAGTATTTGCACTCAAAAGACCAACATGGGAAGTAAATCCAACAAAAAAAATAACAGACTTTACTGTTGCTTTTCATAAAAATGCACCAGATGCACTTGGCAGATTTGCCTGTATGCCATCAGACGCCGTAGATGCATTTTTTAAATCTAGAGAAAAAATTGAAAAGGCTTTTAACCAAGCAGGTCTAGCCGTAGATAAATTTGGAAGACTTGAAGATTGGTTTAAGCCAGACCTAGAAAAAGATTATTTTATACACGTAGACTTAGCTCAAAAGCACGATCATTGTGCGGTTGCAATGGGCCATGTAAGTAAATGGGTTGACATAAAGGTAACAGATACATACTCCCAACCAGCTCCAATTGTAAACATTGATGCGGTTAGATTTTGGACTCCAACTCCAGACAAATCAGTAGATTTTACAGAAGTAAAAGACTACATATTGTCTTTAAGAACAAGAGGGTTTAATATAAAAACTTGCACATTTGATAGATGGAATTCCCACGACATGATGCAACAATTAAAAAAATACGGTATTAATACCGAAATTCTTTCAGTATCTAAAAAACACTATGACGATATGGCAATGGTTGTTTTAGAAGAAAGATTATCTGGCCCACATATACCACTACTAATAGACGAATTACTTCAATTAAGAATTATGAGAGATAAAGTTGACCACCCAAGAAAAGGATCAAAGGATTTGGCAGATGCTGTATGCGGAGCAGTATATAATTCAATTAGTAGAACTAGAATGCGTAGAGACGAAGAAATAAAAATTCATGACTATGATTCTATGAGTTACGACAATGACTTTGGAGTCAGTGATGGCGAAGTTGAAAACGTATACAACATGATTAGGGCACCAAGGATGCCTGAAAGTTTAGCAAGATCAATAGAAAATATGGAGATAATATGAGCGAGTACCAAGAAAGAGCCAAGGAATGTAAATGTTGCACAAAGCACGTACCACTTCCTACAACACTAAAAAAATATAATAAAGTTATTTTATGTCCAACAACATACGATAATGTAATTGAATATAAAAGAATATGGGAGTCATACGGTTCGAGGCCAGCTGGCAATATAAGAAAACATTTTTCTGAATATGTACAGCAAATAGTAGAGTCTGTTATTGACAGCCAGCATTAATATAGTACAATTGAATTAAGGCGCCAGTAGCTTAGTTGGTTAAAGCCCCGAACTCATAATTCGGTAATCGTAGGTTCGAGTCCTACCTGTCGCACAAAAGCCTCTCTAGCTCAGTGGTAGAGCAACGCACTTGTAATGCGTAGGTCGTCAGTTCAATCCTGACGGGGGGCTCCAAATTTGCTAACACTAGCAATTTTATAACAGAAAATGGTATACTGATATTATGAAACAATTAATTAAATCTTTACAATCATTCCAATCTAATTCTGTAGTATTTATGAATTTGGTAAAAGGTTTTTATCTTAATACAGAATCTGTACTGATGAGACAATCACAAATTGTCTACAAAGAAATGTATCTCACTGCCGACGAAATTTTGATGGAAACATCATTATGGTTAAGAAGGCTTGGAGCGGAAGCACCATATACATTAGAAGAATTTTCATATCACCAAACTCTTGGCAATGTGAAGCCAGATACGTACTGTGGGGTTGAAATGGCAACGCATTTGGTTCCAATTAATAAAAAAGTCATTGAAGAGTTAAAGGTTTTATCAGAACTTGCTATGATACAAAAACAATTCTCATTGCTTGAACATTTAAATTTAGCAACTAAAAAACATATGGAATGGAATTGGTTCTTAGAATCAAGCCTTAAGTTGCCGCCAAATCCATGGAAATCATTAAAGGACTAACGTAATATTCTATGGAATTTCAAAGAGATATTGTAGCTGCAGATGAATTTGGGATACAAAATTTCCCTGGAGTAATGTATCAAATACTGCATCATGCAGCTAAAGACTCGGCGAATTATGCTATAGAAAAAATGCAAGAAGCAATGATGTTTTCGAATAGAGAACACTTAAGAAAATATTGTTGTAATTTAATAAAAAACAAAAGCGAAGCGGTTGTAGTAGAATTTGGAGTTTGGTCTGGTAATTCAATTAATTATTTTGCAAAGGAGTTACCTAAAGCTTCCGTGTTTGGTTTCGATTCTTTCCTAGGACTTGACAAAGATTGGTCTGGCTGGAATTTGGCTAAAGGTATGTTTAATTTAAATGGAAAAAGTCCATCGGTTAAAAAAAATGTTACTATTTACAATGGCTTATACAAAGATACTGTCCCAGAATTTTTTAAAAACAATAATTTTAAAGAAGGAATAGATTTAATTCACATGGACTCAGACATGTATGACCCAACCATTGACGCATTAAGCAATTTAAATGACTTAATTCGGGAAAACACAATAATTATATTCGATGAGTACTTTGGTTATCCAAATTGGAGAAATCACGAATATAAAGCTTTTCAAGAATTTGTTTTACAAAATTCAATAAACTATAAGTATATAGCTTATTCAGAACACGCAGTAGCTGTAAAAATATTAAAGTAAAGGCCCAGCAATGAAAAAAAATACTTCAATTAATGGTTTATGTTTTGACGACATATTATTGATTCCTCATGATTCATCTCCAGTAATAAGCAGATCGCACATAGATCTGACCACAAAAATTGGCAACCCAAACAATCCAGATGCAATATTAAATCTTAATGGCCCTATTATTTCTGCTCCAATGGATTCCATATCTTCTTATGAAATGCTTTATGCACTTAATAAATCTGGATCAATTGGAATGACATGTAGGTCAGAAAATTTAGACATAAAGTTAAAAAAATCCTGTGATATAAACAAAAATACAATTGGAATAACAATAACTACTGCAGATATTTATGACTGCAAAACAATAGATATAATTGTTTCTAAAGGAATTAAGATTATTTTATTAGATGTTGCAAATGGACATTTAAAGTTAGCAGCAGATTGTGTATCTGATTTAAGATCAATGGTGCCATCTAGCACACATATAATGTGTGGAAATGTAGCGTCGTACGGTGCATACAAAATGCTAATGGATGCTGGAGCTGATTCTGTACGTGTAGGAATAGGAGGAGGCGCAGCCTGCACTACAAGGCTTGTAACGGGCTTTGGGGCGCCAACGCTAGCCTCTATAATGAATATTTATGAACATGTAAAAAATGATTATGTAAATGGAATAGTTGCAGATGGCGGTATTAAAAATTCTGGCGATATAGTAAAGGCTTTGGGTGCTGGTGCAAGTGCTGTTATGCTAGGATCGATGCTTGCTGGACATAACGAATGCGAATCCATAGACGGGAAATATTATCTTAGTGGATTGGCATCAAGGGAATATATATTAAAAGAAAAAGGGATAGAGGATGTAAAAAATCCTATAATAAGCTTTGAAGGGGTTACTGGTGAAGTAAATCCTAAAGGCCCAGCATTAGAAGGCATATACAATATATTGAATAATATAAGAAGCGCATTTACATATTCAGGTGCGCCTAATATAAAAGAATTTCAAAGTAATTTGGAGTATATAGAGGTTTCCCCATCTTCTGCTAGAGAGTCTGGTAGTAGGGTTTAGTAGTATAATAGTATTCTGCACCCCTTCATCGGGGAGTCGCAGATTTGTCGGAGGAGACAGCGACGTTAAATATCTGACATAGTCCTGAGCATGACTTTTTAAAAACTGCTCTTTATTTTAAAGGAGAAAAATGGAACACGTTAGGCTGACGGAGGATATCTGGTATTATAAAAATGTAGATGAAAATATCTCTATATTGTTAAAAAAAATACAAGAACAAAACAATTGGTTTGAATATACAAATGGTTTAAATCCAGATGGTACAGAATGCCATAGTGGAATTAAAGGCGCCGCTGTGATTGTTTGGCCAAATATGAGTCATTATTATGACGTCATGGCTATATTTAAAAATGTATTTGAAGATTATGTTGAAAAAAATAAAGAAAGGCTTTCTTTAAATATTACATCGCCAATTGAGAATAATATAGATATAAATTGGATGCCAGAACGTACTTGGGTAGATCAAAAAAATATGGTTGTGCGTAAATATACAGAAGGGTCATTTATGTTTGCACATAATGATGGTGGAGTTGGCCTTGAGCCAGCGTTTACAGCACTTCTATGGTTTAACGAAAATTTTGATGGCGGCGAATTAGAATTTCCTGATTTAAATTTAATTGTAAAGCCAGAAACGGCTTCGGTATTAATATTCCCTAGTAATTTAGAGCATGGTGTTAAAACTCTTATTTCAGGTGAAAGATTTGTAACTTCTGCATATCTATATGAAAATCCCGTGGAGTAAAACATGTTTGAATATTATGTAAAAAAAGTAAGCAAGGTTGTTGATGGAGATACTATTGATGTGGACATAGACCTTGGCTTTGACATTTCCTTTAGCTCAAGAGTTAGATTAGCTGGAATTGATACCCCCGAAAGTCGTACTACAGATAAAATAGAAAAAGCTTTAGGCCTTGAGTCTAAAGAGTACTTAAAAAAAGCAATTGATGCATCTAAAACCGTTGTAATTAAAACAGAAAAAATGGACTCATCTGAAAAATACGGAAGAATTCTTGGGTGGGTATTTTTAGATGGATCAGAAATTTCAATAAATCAAAAAATGATTAACGACGGATATGCCTGGGGGTATCTAGGAGACACTAAGGTTAAAGACTTCGAGGCATTATCTAAAGCCAGGTCTAAATCTAAAAAATAACATGAAGTCCTTATATATAACAGGAGATTCACACGCTGGCAAAATGTCTAAGGTACTATTTGACAATATGTATAAAAAATATGCGCCAAGCGAAAAGTTTATAAATGTGAATCCAAAGGATTATACTCGCAGAAATTTTAACATATGCGAGGAAGTTGTTGATCATATAGATGCAAATGGCAATAACGATTTTCATGTAATTTCCTATAGCCTAGCATCTATAGAATCTGAAGACAAAAGTATTAGCATAGCAAGCACACCAGGAAGATCTGCATTAAATCTAGATTATGATTTTTATGATTATACTTCTCAATGGGACAGTAAAGATAGTGTTGTTATGCCATGGTACGGATATATAGATATAAAAAACTGGCTTCCTCAAACCAATCTAAATAATTATAAAAACACCGAACAAGTTGTTGATGCGTATGTAGAAAAAACTATTAAAAAGTTTAAAAAGTCTAAAATAGTATTTATAAACCCTATGCCACAATTTTTAGTTGTAGCAACAACAAAATGGTCAGTCTTCTCAAGTGACCCAGAAATACAGTTTGAAGATAGATATTCCTATCATTTAGAATTTACTGAAAAACTAAAGAGCAAGTGCATATCCTCTGGTTTAGATGAACCAATTAATATTTCTGAAATTCTTAATGCTGAATGGATAGAGCCAGACATGCAATTTAAAAAACCAATAAATATGGCATACAATGATCATTTGACCCCTAAGTATTATGATAAGATATTGACTAGCATAATTTCAAAGGTAATGATATAATACATTAGTACCTGCCAAATGGGGGTACTAATTTAACTCGCTTAAAAGGAGCACAAAATGGTAACACAATTTGCAATGGATCTGTTTAAGGATCCATTTTTTATTGGTTTCAACCGAGAGTTGGAACGTTTTAATAACTTAAGTAAAGTAAACAATACAGCATTCCCGCCTTATGATTTGCTAAAGCTGGACGAAGATAACTATCAGCTTACGCTGGCAGTTGCTGGATTTACAAGAGAAGATCTAACTGTATCAATTGAAGACGGAAGTCTTTGGATTACAGGTGAAATTACAGAGGTAACAGATGCAGAGGTAGTTCACAAAGGAATTGCTGCACGTAAGTTCACAAGAATCTTTGAATTAAGTGAATACATGGAAGTTTCAAATGTAGAGCTAAAAGACGGAATGCTTAATATCCGTATGATTAGAAATCTACCTAAAGAGAAACAGCCTAAAATTTTAAAAATCAAATAACATTGAGACCTGAGTATGTCCTTAAACTGCTCACTAACAGAGAGATTGATATGATTATTCAAATTATTGGGCTACCAGGTTCTGGTAAGACAGAGTTGGCAAAAGCTTTAAAGGAAAGAATTAACGCCATTCATTTTAATGCAGATGAAGTAAGAGCAACTGTTAACTCAGATCTAGGATTTACTCCAGAAGATAGACTAGAACAATCTCGTCGTATGGGAGAAATGGCTAGACTAATATCAAAGCAAGGTGTAGCTCCAGTAATTGTAGATTTTGTGTGTCCCACAGAAGGCACCAGACAGGCATTTGGTAAGCCAGATATCTTGATCTTTATGGATACTATTACAGAGGGTCGCTTTGAAGACACCAACAGGATGTTTGAAAAGCCAGAAGCATATGACTTTAAATTTAGCAACCATGATTTAGATCAAAATGAAAAGGCTAGCATTCTTATAAAAACATTTGAATTACACGATTGGTCTGCACCAACAACACTTATGCTAGGGAGATACCAGCCTTGGCACGAAGGCCACCACGCTCTTTACAAAGAGGCGGGGAAGAGAACAGACCAAGTTCTTCTTGGAGTCCGTAATACATACAACACAAGTGAAAAAGATCCGCTTAAGTTCGATCAGGTTAAAGAGTATATTGCTAAGGATGAATTTATGGATGGCGCATTGGTATTAAGACTTCCTAACATTACTAACATCGTATATGGTCGTGATGTAGGATATAAGATTGAGCAAGTAGATTTGGGGGCAGATATTCATGCTATTTCTGCTACACAAAAACGCAAGGAGATGGGCATATGAACATTTTAGAAATAATTTCTTTATCTTTGTTTGGATTATTTCTTATTTACTTTTCACATAAGTATGGTGGATATGGTGACGGTGAATGACAGTAACAAGAGCAAGATCGCTTACTAAGGCATTAAGTTACCGCATTTGGGGAACATTGTCATCTGTTGCAGTTGCTTATGTTATAACAAAGAATGCTTCACTTTCTGTAACAATTGCGTTTTGGGAAACAGTAGTTAAAGTATTTATCTACTATGCACACGAACGTGGTTGGAATATGATTCAATGGGGTAGAAAGTAATGCCAGTATACGAATATAAATGTAATCAAGATGATGCACACGCACTTCTTGCAGTAACAAGATCTATATCAGAAGATGATCCAGGTTATTTGTGTCAAGAATGCAATTCAAAAATGATTAGACATTTTAGTCCTTTTGGCATAAAGTTTAAAGGAAATGGTTTTTACAAAACAGATAACCCTAAGTAATTTAAACTAAAATTATGTTATAATTACTAAGTAAGCAAAAGTATTGCATTACTTAGGGGATCCTAATTGACTAGAAAGTTAAAATATTTTTTAGCTAGCCTGTTTGTTACAGGTTGGCTCTTTTTTATTGGACCAAGTTATGCGTGGGCTACAGATAATGGCGGGCAAGAACAAGTTGTTGTTAGTCCAGCTCAACAAGCAGTTAATGACGCTATTACTACCGCAACCACAGAGGTTGGACAAGCCACTACAGCCACAAACAATGCCATAGTGGAGATAACACAGGCACAAACTGAATACTCCCAAGCCCAAGGTGTCACAGCAGAGGTGGCATCAAAGATATCTGTGGCTAATTCAGAAATCACAAACGTTCAAACTGCTATTAATACTATTAGTAGTGTTGATTTATCTGTTACCCCAATAGATCAAAGTTCTCAGGTAGTTCAAGATGCAAAGGCTACAGTAACTACTGCAACCACTGCTATAAATAATATAACAACACAAATAACAGAAGCTCAGACAGCAATATCTGAAGCCGTTGCAGCAAAAACAGAAGCCTCTACAGCACAGGCAACTGCTCAAACCGAACTAACCCAAGCAAACCTTGCCATTGATGCTGCTCAGACTGCGGTAAATAATTTACAAGCAACTATAGGAACTAGTACAAATGTGCTTGCTGGAGTAGACGATGCTGGTGTTCAAATGAATCTTCCATTCGGAATGCAAATGGGTGGCACCGTTTATAACAATGTTTATGTCGGATCTAATGCAACTATAACATTTGGAACAAATGAAGGTCATGTGTATTGGGATACACCAGGAGCACCTTCTGTATCTATTGCTGGCTGGGACTGGACAACTTGGAGTACAGGAACAGGTATTACTTATGCAACTACTGGAACAAGTTTAGATATTGCTTGGGACCTTCGCCCATTTCCGCAACAGGATGCTTCTACACAAATGGTTCAAATTAGATTTAATGCTGATATTAATCCTAATAATGGAGCATGGATAGCAGATGTAACTGCTAATGGGCCAATACCAAATCAAGCAAGATTTAATTATAGAGAAACAACTGGTGGAACAGTAACTGCAATTACAGATACTAATGTTGGAGCAAGTTTTGCTGGACAAATAAGTCAAGGTGCAGCATTTACTCCATATGTAGATCCAAACACAGGAACAGTTCAAGCTGCAGTTGATGCAGCAAATGCAACTATTGCACAATTAAACTCAAGCCTTACTCCAGTCGTTGCTCAAAATACAACAAATACTTCTAATATAAATGCAATTAATACAACATCTTTAACCAATACCGTAAACTCAGCGGTATCAACAAAGACTTCTTTGCAATCAACATTAAACACTAAAGCAGGTCAATTAACATCTGCCATCAATAATAACATTCCTACTCCCGCTCCAGTACTTGCGGAACCAATTATTGCTGGCACTACTGTAACAATTACACCTGAATTACCAGCAGGGTATACAGCAAACACTTGGTTCTATCAAGTAGTAACAGATGATCCAGATGCAGAAAATCCATATGAAGGACAAACCTTAAACACTGATGGTGCTCCTGCATCTATTCAGTTAAGTGGTTTGACAGAGGGGGCTACCTATACTGTTAGAGTTGCTAACTGGTCTGGACCTGTAAGTCAATATACTGAGACTGTTATTTCTGTACCCGCACCACAAGGTTCCAATTTAACTACTGGTGGCAATAGTTCACCAATAGATACAACTCCAATAGACACAACCCCTGTAGATACAGAACCAGTAGACACAGAACCAGTTGATACAGAGCCTGTTGATACAGAACCAGTTGATACAGAGCCAGTTGATACAGAACCAGTTGATACAGAACCAGTTGATACAGAACCAGTAGACACAGAACCAGTAGACACAGAACCAGTAGACACAGAACCAGTAGATACTCCTGCAGAAGAGGCAGAAATCGTATTTGAAGAAAGTGAAGTTTCTATTGAAGAAATATCAGAAAGTGGTGCAAATCTTTCTGTAGAAGATATTCAAGAAGTTGTTACTGATTTAATTAGTGATAGCAGTTTAGATGCATCTGAGATTTCTGCAGTACTAGAAGCAATTGCTGAAGGCGGAGAAGTATCTACAGAGATTGCTGCTGAAGTGTCTGAGTCTTTATCAGAAGGTGGACTAACAGAATCAGAAGCAGAGTTTATTACAGAAATGCTTTCTGCAGACGGGGAAATAACTACTGCTGAAGTTGTCAATTTATCAGAAGCATTAAGCGAAGATGGTAAGTTTACTTTAGTAGAAAAAGATTTAGTTGCAGATGTATTAGTCTCATCAGCAGAAGGAGCACCAGTAACAGCAAATAACATAGAAGCAGCTGGGCTTGAATATAGAGACCTTCCTCCAACAATTCCAGTAGAGGTAAGAGAAGATGCAAACGGTAACCCCGTAGTAATTCAAGCAGAAGTGGCCTCAGCGTTACTTGTGCTAGAAGGCCCAGTGGCATTAGCAAATGCAATCGCTACTTGTTTTAATCCAGACGAGGCAATCGAAGGTTTGACGGAAGAGCAAAAATGTGAACTAGGCAAAGCATTAATTAACATAGGTGCGGATATGTCTATTCCAGAACGTGAAAAAGCAGAAGACATTGTAGTTGTAACAATAATAGCTGGCCAGATAGTTCTTGGCACAGCATACAGAAGGAAGGTATAATATGAATATGAACTGGCTAAAGAAATGGGGCTTTGCCGCCTTAAATGAAAACTTTACATTCTTGGGATTTTTTGTGGCCTGGGTAGTTCTTGAAGGCAGCGCAAAAACAGTAGTAGGATATGTAACTCTAGCCTCAGTAGCCCTATGGTTCTTGACTATAGGGATAAGAGAGCGATCCGACAAAGAGTAATAAATGCTATAATAGGGTTATGAAGAAATTAATCCCTATTGCTTTATCAGGCATACTAATGCTATCATTAAGTGCATGCGGCTATGACGGTCACTATCGTTATCCGTGTCAAAATCCTGTTAATTGGGAAAGCGCAGAGTGCAAACCACCAATCTGTACGGCTAACGGAGCTTGTCCAGAAGATTTAGTAGAGATGAAGGAACCATCAAATGGCTAGAGAAAGATTATCACCACAAGATTTAGACGCAAGACTTAAATTTATTTTAGGAATAACTCTAGGATCAATTTTATTTATAACTGCAACGGGAATCATGTATGCGTTGATATTTGTCACACAGCCAGTTACTGGTCAATCAGAAAACGATAAGATGTTCTTCAATGTTCTCGGAAGCGTTGCAACATTTATCACGGGAACACTTGCTGGCTTATTAATTGGATCATCTGGAGCTAAAGATGTAATGTCAGCGCAATTAGCAAATAAAGAGATGGACGCTAAGAATACTGCAGCAGACAAAACACTTGAGGCAGAAATTGATGCAACGGCTGCACGTTTAGCAGCAAAGCCAGACGGAGCAATGCCAGCAGAACAGCCAGTAGATACTGATTGGAATAAATAATGGCCAATAAGTCATCAGCTTCTTACTTTAAAGATCATGGATTTAATGCAATGCAAATTAAAGATGGCAGAATTGTTCGTTTAAGAAAAGACGGTAGTATTAAAGCGGACTTAGGTCCACACAAAGTAAAAAAAGGTAGTAAATGATGTCAGAGCAAAATACAGCAGCACGTTTAATTGAAGTTGCTAAGGCAGAAGTTGGTTATATTGAAGGTCCTAAAGATAATGAAACCAAGTATGGAAAATTTACTAAAGCAGATTTCCAACCTTGGTGCGGTTCATTTGTAAATTGGTGTGGTAATGAGGCGGGAGTTAAAATCCCAAATACTGTTTACACTCCAAGTGGTGCGGCTGCTTTTAAAAAAGCAGGCTCATGGGTTGACGGAGACATTGCAGATCCAGAACCAGGAGACATAGCTTATTTTGATTTCCCATCAGATGGTGTCGATAGAATTTCTCACGTAGGAATTGTTATTGAAGACAATGGTGATGGAACTGTTTGGTGTATTGAAGGAAATACAACAGGAGACGGTAAAAAAGGTAGCCAAAGAAACGGCGGAGAAACCTGCAAGAAACTTCGTGCCTTTAAGAAAAACAAAAAGGGTGTAATGATTTCGATTGTTGGCTTTGGTCGCCCAAAGTTTGGTGGTACAGCAAAAAATGAGACTAAACCTGCATCAAAAACAGAGGCATCACAAAAGATACCAGCAAAGATAGACCCTAAAATAAAGGCAGCTATAGATCTATTAACTAAAAATGGATACTCTATCTCTAAATAAATGAATACATATAGGGTTAAATTAGAAATAGAGGCAGAAATAGAGGCCTTTGATGAAGATGATGCTAGAGACTATGCCAATGATATTTTTGGCGTAGATGATGAAATTAGATCTGCTAAAATAATTGAAATAAAAAATAAATAAAGGGTTGACATTGGCCTTTTGGGCAAGTATAATAATACTAAGCACTATGCCCATATAGCGGAATTGGCAGACGCAGCAAACCTAAAGTTTGCCTCCAACCGTGGAGTGTCGGTTTAAATCCGATTATGGGTAATAGACAGGAAGTTCATTGCTTAACTTAACTGAATTAGGCGTAGATGTTTTTATAAAGAGATCTAATTCTAAAGTCTTACATTCTTTTTGGGACAATTACTCTTTAATTATCTGGAAGAAAAATAGTTCTGGGTTCACAAATAAAAACGGTCTATTCAAAAATGAGTGGGGAATTGCAGAAAAAATTGCAATCAACGATGATGGGCTATGGAAGCTCCCAACACAATATGTCAAAAATTTTAAATAATTTAGGAATAGATAAAGACCTACTTCAATGGCAAGACCTAGCACTATGTCTTGGCATGGACACCAACCTATTTTTTGATTCATACGAAACGGATATTAACATAGCAAAAAGTATTGATCAGGCATGCATGTCTTGTCCTGTAATTGCCATGTGCTATAAATATGGAGTAGAGTCAGATAATTACGGTGTTTGGGGCGGAGTTTATCTAAGTTCTGGCACACCAGATAAATCAAAAAATGCACATAAGACAAAAGAAATAAACAAAAAAATAAAGGGACTACATGGCTAACTTTATAGATAAAGACAAAAATCATTTCCAGTATGGCGTTAACGAATGGACTGGAGAAGCCAACAAGCCAGTTTTTTACACAAAAGAAATGGCAAAAAAAGTGAGAGAATTAAAAAGCCCTTCACACGACTTACAGATGGATATTGTAAAGTATCCTGAATTTTTAGCAATAAGATTATATGAAAACAATTTTTCACAGTACGATGGCAGTATGAGAATGAGAGTTATAGATTATATCGAAATGGTTAAAAGGATCCTAGAATCATATGGGGTACGAGTCGAGTTGGAGGGGAAACCAGGTGGAAGAGCAGGGTGATGTTGCATCCATTGTTTATATTATTCCTGAGCAAAGATATGGAGTAATAGTATCACAGGGGGCATACATGTCTTCTATAAGATACCACGATGGTTTTGAAGAAGTTGTTGAGCTTTTTGATACAAGCGATTTCATTATTTCAAATGAAATTGGGATTAATAATACGGAGGAAAATTAATGGAGAAAGTATTATGCTATTGCTGCAATAAAAGTAAGGCTAATTTAAACCTAAAGAGATCCAGCTTGCTTGCAATAAATTTACTTATGTGTGAGACATGCATAAACAATAAATTTGAACCTAGATGGACAATAATTTTGTGTGGTAGACAACACGGACACGAAATTGTAAAAGATTATATATCTAAGAAAAGATATGTTGGAGAAGACATAAAGGCTGCAGAACTGTTAGTTTAAACACTTTTTAGGGTATAATTAGATATAATGTTTAATCTTACCCAATTAATAATAACTCTGTCTGCCGCACTTTGTAGTGGACTAATAGGCGTATTCTTTAATTATAAGCAAGCAAAGAAAAAAGAATTAGTTCGATTAGCAGAAAAACAACACGATGGCCTTTTAATTGAACTCAAAGATTTACAAATAAAACTGTATAAACTAGAAAGAGATTTAGATGAGTGGAAGCAAAAATACTACGATGCCCTGCAAGAATTAATTCATGTAAAATCTGACCTAGAAGAGTCATTGCTTAAACTAGAGCACATAGGCGTCCATATTGACGCTGATGATACGCTCCAAATAGACAAATAATTTTAAAAATAGTATACTAAAAACATGACCTGTATAGTAGCTATTGCCCAAAACGGAACCGTATATATGGCTTCCGATCATGCCGCATCAGATGATAAAAGCGGAGTAATTATTTCCAGAAGAGAGCCAAAGTGTTTTAAGGTGGGGCAATACGGAATAGCATTTACTGATTCATTTAGAATGGGTCAGATACTTCAATACTCATGGGCCCCACCAAAATATACTCCAACAAAAACTAATTCTGGATTAGACAAATTTATGAGAACTAAGTTTATTGATTCTGTTAAAGACGCTTTTAAGGAAAATGGCTACGGAAGCTATGGTACATCTAGCGAAAATGATGGAGACAGCGGAGGAGTCTTTATGGTTGGCGTATGCGGCAGACTTTTTACAATTGATGAAGACTTTCATGTAGGAGAAAATGTTGTAAACTACATGGCAGAAGGAAGTGGCGGTGCATTAGCACTAGGAGCCTTGCATGCAACAAAAAAACAAAGAAACCCTAGACTTAGACTTAAGGCTGCTTTAGAAGCGGCAACTGAGTTTAATATGTGCGTAGCAGGACCCTATACATACATTCAGGTTTAAGGTATAATAATAATATGAAGATTGCTCTCATAATATCGGCTACCATATCAATCATTTTATTGAGTTTTTTTCTAAGAATCTTTGCAAGAAGGTTCAAGGTTGGCATATACTACATAGATAAATATGAAGAAGCAGTGCAAGATGCTATAAGCGAAATAGAAAAAAAAGATCCAAGATATATCCCACCCGTTGATTATGATAAGGCAATGGATCTAAGAGGCACACCGACACATGTTTGCCCATGCGGGTCACAAGTTTGGCTACTTAAAGTTACATTTGTAGACTATGAAATATCCAATTACTTTTTAGACATGGAATGTCTAATGTGCGGTAGCTTTGCAACCGCACCAACACCAATAGATAAGGCTAATCATGAGGAAATCTAAAAAAATCAAAGATTTAGAATCTAGAATAGACGAACTAAGCATAATGACACAAACCCTAATATCATTAGTTAACGATATTATGGACAAAAACAATAAAAAGTCCGATTTAGACGCTGGGAAATGGTACAAAGACAAGTCTTGACAATCAGCTTTTATTTAGTATAATTAAGATATGAAAAATAAACTAATAACGGCGGTACTTACTTTATCACTTCTATCTCCTGTAGCAATTTCACAGGCATCTGGTGCAAACGCACCAGTTCTAGCAATCCTAGACACAGCAATCGATACATCAATTCCAGGTCTTCAAGGTAAGATCGTAGGAGAAGTTTGTATCCTAGAATACGCTTTATGTCCAAACGGAACTAATTTTCAAGAAGGCAGCGGAGCTGCTTCTATGCCATCAAACTTAATTACTAAAAATGGGTTTGACCATGGAACACTTATGGCTAGCACTGCAGTTCAATATAATCCCAATCTAAAAGTTCTTTTTATTAAAATTATTGCAAATACTCCAGAAGGTCTGAGAAAGCCAACTGGTGAATCAACAATTTCAGCAGCGCTATTTTGGTTACAGGAAAATGCTGCTAGATATAATGTAAAAGCAGTTTCTATTTCACAAGGAAGTAGCGGTATGCTTGGTCAGGCTGGAACACAATACTGCCCAACATTCCCAAGAACAATAACAGCAGTTCAATCTTTAAATGCAATGTCTATTCCAGTATTTTCTGCAGTAGGTAATGCACGTAGTTACTCAAGAATTGATTGGCCATCATGTATCCCAGATGTAGTATCTGTAGGTGCAGTAGATCAAATTGGTGAGATTACTTCTTATAGTAATAACGATTCTGCGCTATTAGATTTCTTTGCTCTAGGCAATATGCCTGCAGTTGGGCCAGGAAACATTACTAAGAATATCGCTGGAACTTCTTCTGCTACACAGGTTGCAGCAGCAACTTATATATCTTTATCTGTAAGTACTGGTAAATCTGGCAGTGAGCTAATTGAAATAATGAAGGCAAATGCTGCTAATACTTCTGGAAGACAAGGATCTTTTAAGAAAAGGATTACCTCTTCTGTATCCACAATACTTGCAACACCAATTAATACTTCAGCAGCCGATGCAGCAGCAAAAGCAGCAGCCGATGCAGCAGCAAAAGCAGCAGCCGATGCAGCAGCAAAAGCAGCAGCCGATGCAGCAGCAAAAGCAGCAGCAAAAGCAAAATTACAATCTGAGGTCAATGCAGCAATTGCTGCAGCAGAAACACAATATCAGAATGAACTAAAAATTGCACAGGATAAACTTGCTGCAACCAAAGCACTTTGGCTGGCAAAGCTTAATGGCTGAATTAACAGTAATGGATGAAATTGTCGGGGAGGTTGCTGAGGGCCTATATAAAAAATGGGTCTCAGCAATGCCTGATGATGAAAAGAACGAACAAGCCTTTAGTGCAATGTCAAAAAATGCACACGAAACAACCCTGTTCGTAATACAAGACTTCATGAATAGATTTAACGCAGCAGCAGAGGAACTTAAAGACAAATGATAGTAACAGACGAAAGTTTTGATAAGGTTCTTAAAGCCCACAATTTAATCCTTATCGACTTTTGGGCTGAATGGTGTGGTCCTTGCAAAAAAGTATCTCCAATACTAGATGAGATATCAAATGAGTGCGGGCTCTGGGTTGGAAAGTTAAATGTTGATGAGAATCCATTGAAATCAGATGAATTTGACATAAAGACTATCCCAACCATGATACTATTTAGTTATGGTAAACCAGTCAAGACAATAACAGGAGCAAAGCCAAAGCACGTGTTACTTGAGGAGTTATCAGAATGGATTTAGAGTTTGATTCGGAAGATTCTAGCCATTTAGAGTTTCAAATATGGCTGAAGAATGGTTATGATCGAGGATGGGTATCGGACGTATTTTGCGATACACACGAAGGCCCTCCATTATCAGATGCCGAAATGATTGATTGGGAAGAGGGTGGAGATCCATGCTCATTCCACGTAAAACTACATGAATTACACTAAACAGCGACATTTGATAAAGAAAAACGTCTTACATAGTGTGAACATGTCACAAAATTCTGTATTTAAATAATACAGAGGAAATAAGGAGAATAAATTAAATGAACTCATTTAAGAAAATATCGCTAATCATCGCTGCAGCCCTGACTAGCACAATGCTTGTAACGCCAGCAGCTAACGCTAACGCTGGAACTGTCACACTAACAGTGGCGGGATCTGCAGCAACGGGTGGAACAGTTGTAACAACACCTGTATCACTACCAGTGCCAGCAGATAACAGCATCGACGCAGCAGATGCGTTGAAAATTGCAGTTACTGGTGTAGACACTGGAACTGTAGTAACAGCAGTTGCAGTAAATGCAACTCTTGTGCCAGCACTTGCAACTACTGCGACAGCAGTAACAGCATCTTCTGGAACATCAACACTGTCAATTGCGACAGGAACTGGAACAGCAGCAGACTTTTATGTATATACTAAAAGTACAGCAGTAGGTTCAGTATCTATTACTCGTGCAGGAACAACAACAGTTTATTATGTACAAGGTACCGCAGGTGCTTTGAACTCAATTACTTTGTCTGCTCCAGCATCAGCAGCAGCAGGTACATCACAAGTTCTTAAGGTATCTGGATACGATGTATTCGGAAATCTAAAGAGTGGAGCCACAATTAATACTTTAGTTTCAAGCTCTGGAACAGCACTATCAACAGCGCTAACAACTGACTCAACAACAGCGACACTTGGAACAAAAGAGCAGACAGTAACAATGCCTGCTACTGGTTCAGTAACAGTAGTTGCATATGCAACAGTAGCAACAGCCGTAACAGGTTTAGCAGCACCAATCGGTTCTGTAAGCGCTACAATTGTAGTACGTGATGTTGTATCAGAGCTTGCGGTAGTTAACGCAGCGTTGGCAGCAGAAAGAGCGGCTCGTGCAGCAGATAAGATTGCATCAGATAAGGCACTTGCAGATGCAAAGACTTCATCAGATTCAGCAACAGCAACTTTAAAGGCAGAGAACGAAGCCCTAAAGAAGACTATTGCAGATCTAAAGACAAAGTTCAATGCTTTGGCTAAAAAGTGGAACGCAAAGTTTCCTAAGCTAAAGGTAAATTGGATTAAGTAATTAATTTAATTAAAGGGGCAGGGCTTAGGCCTTGCCCCTTTATCATTTAAATGATAGAATTAACATATGAGATTTCATTGGATGGAAAGAGGCGGAGATACTAGCATTGACCATCTCAATACAATTTCCAATATAGTTGATGAGTTTGGGTACGAGTCCATTCTTCTTGTGTATCATTCAAAAATTGATGATAATTGGATTAAAGCCGCTAGAGTCTTAGATAAAGGCCATAAATTTAAGTACATGCCTGCAATTAGAACATACGCCATTAGCCCAGAATATTGTGCAATGATATGCAAAGCTTTTTATAATATATCCCCAGACAGACTTATGCTTAACATTGTATCTGGAGATTTGCACGAAGAAGAGACTTCGGTAGAAGACATAATCTGGTTTGGTAAAGATCTAAATACTCCAGAAAAAAGATTAAAATATACAGATGAATGGATTTTAAAATTTAATACTCTAGCTGGCAATACAGTATCAGAAATAGTTATGGGCGGGCATTCCAACGAAACAAGGCTAATGGCCGAAAAGTATAATGCTACACACCTTGCAATGCTAAACATGCATAAGCAATCTTATGAGGATCCAAATTTTATTAAAAATAAAAAACAAATGCTTTCATTTAGTATCATTATAAATGAATCAGAATCAGAAATAAAGGATATGATGTCCAGAAGTCTAGGTTCTGATAGATGGACAATATACGGGAATAAAGATAGTGTTAAAAAACAGTTGATTGATTTAAAGAAATTAGGAGCAACTGATTTATTAGTTAGTCCTCATCCAGAGGATAGTAATGTCTCATCAATACATTATTTAATAAAAGAAATGATAGGAGAACAAAATGGAATCAAATAAAAGAAGTTTATACAAATCAATTACATGGCCAGCCGTCCATATTGGATTTGTTAGCACGATGGTGTATTCTTTTGAAAAAATTATAACTGGAGAAGCCCACTGGGAGTATGCTGGAGCATTTGCAATTGTGTACACTGCATGTGAAATAGTGGGATACTTCATTCATGAAAGAGCATGGGCCAAGTTTGGGAGTAAATTAAAATAATATATGCTTAATGGGCTATGTGAAATAAAAGATTGTAAGGGTAAGGCATCCAGAATAGGAAGTTTACCTGAGTCTGGCATAATAGATATGTGTGCAGATTGTTATCAAGAATTGTATAAGGTGTAATGAATAAATACATGATAAAGGCAGTGCAGCTCGATGTTAACGGGCTGTGTAATTCAGCATGCTGGTTTTGTCCAGTTGCATATGCAGGTAATCCAAAATCTGCAATAAGAGATATGCCTCTGTCAGAAATAGAAAATATATTTATTCAATTAACTGATGGCAAAGGTGATTTTGTAGATCCAGAATTAAAAATGGTATATTCAGCTAATTACAACGAAGTTCTTTTATATAAAGAATTTGATGCCATGATGGATCTATATTCAAAATATAATTTTAGAACAAATATACTCACTAATGGAGTTAATTTAACTAAATCTAAAACAGAGATTTTAATAAAGCACAGGGATTCTATTGATGGAATATTATTAAACATTCCATCATCTGAAGCCGATACCTGGTCTAAATACGTTAAAATGAATGTAAAACTATTTCCAAAAGTTATAGAAAATGTAAAGTATTTTATAGAAGAAAACAATAAGTTAGATAAGCCAATCTTTATTCATTTGATGATTAATGGCATTAACGATTTATCTTTAACTAAAAATGGTGGCTGGCTAGATCTTCTTGAAAATGCACCAAAATTAGATTTAGATGTTCAAACAGGAGATTTAAAAAAAGAGCATGACCGATTTAAAGAAATGTTCCCTAGCCTGAGCATAAGTACAGCTAATCATTTATATGATAGGGCAGCGCATTTAGAAACATATAAAATAATGACTCAAGGTCCAGCTATAGAAAAATATTTAATGCCAAAGGGTAGTCGTGTTATAGGCTGCTCTGGTGGCATAGAGGTAAGAAGTAGAACTAATGAGTGGATACATATAAACCCCAATGGAGATCTATTTATATGCTGCGCTGATTATGATTTTGAAACGGTATATGGAAATGCATTTAATACTTCAATAAAAGAAATATGGCATAGCAAAAATAGGTCTGACATGGTTGAAAATAGCTACTCTAATATGTGTAGAAGCTGCTCTGCGGCCATTTGGGGCGACTAATGTGTTGGTTATGTGGATGTGCAGATCATATAGGCCTAGGTAATAAAAGGGATGAAGATTCCGATTCTAATCAACCAGATGGTATAATAGACCAATGAGTAGATTTCTAGAACTACTTAAATAAATAACCTATAGGAGTACAACATGTCAGACGGAAAAGATTTAAAAGGATTTAACGAAACAAAGCCAGTAGGATCATCACCATGGGCAACAGAAAATTACACAGAGGCACCAGCAGCTGCATTCCCAGCTTCAGATGTTTCTAACCAAGCATCAGCACAGGGCCCAAAGTAAAAATGGGTCTATTTGATCAAGAAGAAGTTACTGCTCCAACAGTTGAAGCAGCGGTTGCACAAGCAGTTAAACCTGTAGAAGCAGCTATTGCACCAAAGCCAGTCGTATCTGCTGCTAAGTGCACAAGAGACACAAGAGGCGAAGCCGATTGTGATGTTAAAGATTGTGAGAATTGCAAATAATGTGTTACGAATGCGGATGCGAGTCAGTAGGAAGCACTAAAGGTGTAACTCCAGTTACAGTTGTAGATGTTTCAAGAGATGGTGATTCAGGCTTAACTTTAAGCATGTCATCAACCCCAGAGCAAACAAGACAATTCATCAATGAGTAATTTTCAAAAAGAAGATGGCACAGGAACAACTCCACCACCAAATGGTGCAGCAGCAGGTGCCGTTACTAGTAATTCAGTAACACGCAAGAATCCACGTCAAGGTCTTAAAACAGACATAAATAGACATGGTATACGTCGTGAGCTAAATACAACGCCAAGGCCTCCTAAAAGGACTGGTAGAAAAAAGATATAATGTGTAAAAGTTGTGGGGCATGCTCCAAAGAACATGCCCCTACAATTGATGATGCGGTAGATAAAATTTTAGATCTACCTTTTATTTAACTACTAGGATTTAATATGACAAGCCCATACACAATTTCAGTTTTAAGCGGAAGACCAAAGCCAGACAACGATGGCCCGATTAATACTCCAATATCATTAAATTCTACATATCATGCTGGCGGAGATGTAGGGTATGCAAGGTATGGAAATGATACAGCATCTTCATTAGAAGAAGTAATAGGAAAATTAGAAGGCGGCAAAACTTTAGTATTTAATTCTGGAATGTCTGCCATAAAAGCAGTCTTTGATAATATTCCGCTGGGATCAAAAATAATTGCATCTAACCAAGGATACGCTGGAGTAAATGCAACCTTAAATCAAATGCAAGATCAAGGCAAATTAATTGCAAAGTTTGTAGATATATCGAATACGGCTGAAGTTTTATCAGAATTAGATGGAGCGTACATGCTTTGGATAGAAAGCCCTACAAATCCCAGACTAGACGTGGCTGACATAAGTACTCTAATAAGGGCCTGCAAGGCTCAGGACACTATAGTGGGCGTAGATAATACATTTGCTACACCACTACTTCAAAACCCCCTTAAAATGGGTGCAGATATTTCCATGAATTCTGTGACTAAATATTTGGCTGGACACAGCGACGTTTTATGTGGATCAATATCAATCAATAACACTGATTTGTTTGACAAAATAGAATTTTCAAGAAAAATAAGTGGAACTATAATTCAATCATTTGATGCCTATTTAGCTTTAAGAGGAATAAGAACATTCCCAGTAAGGTTTGAAAAAGCCCAAGATAATGCAAAGAAATTAATAAAAAGAATTTCAGATCATCCAATGGTTTCTAAAATTTATTATCCTGGATTTGGCGCCATGATATCATTTGAGGTAAATACTGATTCAGAAGGCGCAGACAGAATATGCTCATCTTCTAGAATTATATCTAATGCAACAAGTCTTGGAAGCGTAGAGTCCTTGTGGGAAAGAAGAAGAAGGTGGCCTCTTGAAAGTAAATTAATTTCAGAAAGTTTAATTAGATTTTCAGTTGGCTGCGAAGACCCAGAAGATTTATGGAATGATATTAAATATGCATTGGAATCATAAAGCAGATAGAAAACTGCTAGAAAAATATTAAATGAGAAAATTATTAAATAACGTATACACATTTTTGCCTAGAATGTATCAGGGCGTTGAAGTCCCCGAATATGATGAAGCAACAGATTTAACTATTCATACTAAAGCTCCTGGGAAATGGCTATTAATTGACTTAGAAACTGGACAAGAGTACATAGGCAGCAAAGAGCCAAATACATATGGCAAATGGGTAAGACTAAAAAACAGGTATACCCCTTGACTTTATTGCACAAAAATACTATACTACTATTAGCTATGCTTCATAGCTCAGTTGGTAGAGCACCGCACTGTTAATGCGGGTGTCCCTGGATCGAGGCCAGGTGAGGCAGCAAAAAGGTTTACCCTAGACAAAGGAATAAAATAAATGACAGAAGCAAAGTGTCCAATAACTGGGCATTCAACAAGTACAGAAGTAAAAACGCACAAAGAATGGTTCCCTAATAGATTAGATTTATCTGGATTAAGAAAACATTCAGAAAAATCTGACCCAATGACAAAAGATTTTGATTATGCAAAAGAGTTTGAAAGCCTAGATTTAGATGCTGTTAAGAATGACATTAATAATCTTTTAACTACATCGCAGGAATGGTGGCCAGCAGATTATGGTAACTATGGACCATTTTTTATTCGCATGGCTTGGCACTCAGCAGGCACATATAGAACAGCAGATGGACGTGGCGGCTCTGGAGAAGGTTTACATAGATTTGCACCACAAAACTCATGGCCAGATAATGGTAATCTAGATAAAGCACGTCGTTTATTATGGCCAATTAAACAAAAGTATGGCAAAAAGATTTCATGGGCAGACCTAATGATTCTTGCAGGCAACGTTTCTCTTGAAAACATGGGCTTTAAGACATTCGGTTTTGGTGGCGGACGTGAAGATGTTTGGGAATCAGATGATACATATTGGGGTAACGAAAAAGAATGGCTAGCAGATAATAGATATAGCAGTGATCGTGAATTAGAAAACCCATTAGCTGCAGTTCAGATGGGATTAATTTATGTAAATCCTGAAGGCCCAAATGGTAATCCAGATCCAATTCTTTCTGCAAAAGATATCCGTGAAACTTTTGCTCGTATGGCAATGAATGACGAAGAGACTGTTGCATTAATTGCAGGAGGACACGCATTTGGTAAAGCCCATGGTGCTGGAGATCCCTCACACGTTGGCCCAAATCCAGAAGAAGCTCCAATTGAAGAGCTTGGTCTTGGTTGGAAGAACTCTTTTGGCAAAGGTAATGCAGAAGATACAATTACAAGTGGTATAGAGGGCGCATGGAGCCCAACACCAACTAAATGGGATAACTCGTATCTTGAGTTATTGTTTACATATGACTGGAAGCAAACAAAAAGTCCTGCTGGAGCTACACAATGGATTCCTACAGATAAATCTGCTGTTAATTTAGTGCCAGACGCACATGTAGATGGCAAATTTCATGCACCAATGATGACTACAGCAGACCTAGCATTAAAATTTGATCCAGAGTATAACAAAATTTCAATGAAATTTTTAAAAGACTTCGAATATTTCTCAGACGTATTTGCTCGTGCATGGTTTAAGCTAACTCATAGAGATATGGGTCCAGTTTCAAGGTATCTTGGTAAAGAAGTGCCTTCAGAAATATTAATATGGCAAGATCCAGTGCCGCTAACAAAAAACAAAAAGATTTCTGATAAAAATATTAAAAAGATAAAGAAGCAAATATTAGATTCAGAATTATCTATTTCAGATTTAGTCATTACCGCATGGGCTTCTGCTTCTACTTTTAGGAAAACAGATAAGAGGGGCGGAGCAAATGGGGCAAGAATCAGACTACATCCACAGATATCCTGGGATGTAAATGATACTGCCACTATTAGTAAGGTTCTTAGTGTTTTAGAATCTATTAAAACAGAAATGTCAATTGCAGACCTTATTGTGCTTGGTGGATGCGCTGCTATTGAAAAGTCAGCAGAACAGTCAGGGATTAAAGTATCTGTTCCATTTACACAAGGTAGAACAGATGCAACACAAAATCAAACAGACATTGATTCGTTTTTAGTTCTTGAGCCAAAGTTTGATGGCTTCCGCAACTACATTAATTGGGCCGTTACTGCTCCAGAAGAAGTATTGCTGGTAGAAAAGGCTAACTTATTAGATTTAAATCCAGTAGAACTTGTGTTATTACTATCTGGAATTAGAATGCTAAACAACAATAACTTAGACAACACCTATCTATCCGAGTTGCTTTCTTACACTAATGCTAGTGAGGCAATTAACGTTCCTCGTGTTGATCTTATCATTGCGTCTAACTCAGAGCTACGTGCAATTGCAGAAGTATATGCCTCAAATGATGCTAGAGAGAAGTTCTTCCTAGACTTTGCTAATGCGTGGTCAAAAGTAATGGAACTTGATAGATTTGATATAAAGAAAGGGAAAAAGTGAGAACATCCTTATTTTATTTATTGCATTCCTCAGCAATTGCTCTATTAATGCTAGGGTCATATGGCCTAGGATTTAAAAAGGCTAACAGTAAGATAAAATCAAAGATTAAATAACTTTGTAGCTGCAATAGGTCCTAGGCATGACTATAAACTGCCCCACACCTATTGACTAAACTTACCAGAAATGAGATAATATATTTATGCTTAAAAGACCAGCCTGGATATTTGATGTTGATGGGACACTTGTAAATGTAGATCCAATATTAAACATATTATTAAACCAAGATAGGTCAAGTGATTCTTTTAAACAAAACTATGATGATTTTCATAAAGAGTCTATATATTGTGAGCCACATAAAGATGTAGTCGATATGGCAATAAAAGCACGTAATGATTTTGATATTATTATAGTTACTGCTAGAAAAGAAAAATATCGTAACCTAACTTCTAGATGGCTTAAAAACAATAATGTTATTCACGATGCTTTATTTATGAGGCAAAACGAGGACTACAGAGAAGACTACGCAGTAAAAAAAGATATCCTTGAGCATGTAAAAGTATACTGGGATATAAAGCATGCAGTAGATGATAATCCAAGTATAATTGAATTATGGGAAGAAAATGGAATAGAAACAACTAAAATAGGAACATGGGACGGAATTAAAAAATGATATCTAATCGTTCTGATAGAATAATGGTGTGGGGAAATGTTTCTAAAGATTTGCCTAAATTAAAAGAAGATATACTTGGCGAATATAATAAAAGAAAAGATTTGTTAATTGAGCATCACACTGGTTATAGGATGGTAATGGACAAAACTATGCCATCTAACAATAAATTAGATGAAGACTTTGCGCCGTGCCTAGAAGAATATGTTAAAGAGTATGGATTAGACCCTGAAGAAAAATATGGGTTTTCAGATTGGATTCTAATTGGCTGGACTGTTCCAGAAAGAGGAATGCCACTACACAATGATCATATAGCAGATGTATCATTAACTGGTACAGAATTTGAGCAACCATTTTTAACAGCTATATTTTATTTGTCTCATGAATGTGAAGGCGGAAATTTAGAATTTCCAGATTCTAACTTTCTTTTAGAGCCAAAAAGCGGAGACCTAATTATTTTTCCGTCTGAGTCAAATCACGAGGTTTTAAATTATATTAGTGGAGAAAGAATAGTTATTCAAAAGTTTGTTTTTAAAGAAAAAGGTAGTAGTAAATGATAATTGGTTTATCTGGTTATGCTAGGTCTGGCAAAGATACTGCTGCTGACCGCTTAGTTAACAATCACGGATTTGTTCGCTATTCTTTTGCTGCACCTATGAAAGAAGCAATGTATATATTAAATCCAATTGTTGGCTCAGACGGCATAGGCCCTTTCAAATACAAAAATTTAGTAGACACATACGGATTAGACAAAGCAAAAGAGTCTTATCCTGAAATACGTAGATTGCTTCAAGTGTTTGGAACAGAAGTCGGAAGGGATATGTTTGGAGCAAATTTTTGGGTAGATCTTGCATTGAATAAAATTGATGTAGATAAAGCCGTTATTAGTGATGTTCGTTTTAAAAATGAAGCAGACGCTATTAAAAAATCTGGCGGACAGGTGTGGAGAATTAATAGACATGGAATCGGTCCAGTAACAAATCATTCATCAGAAATTGACTTAGATGAATACGGCTTTGATCACATAATTGATAATGACTATAGCGTATTAGATTTGAATAATATTGTAGATATGCTTTTAAGCAAAAATAATGATTAAAAAAATAATTTGTTTAATTAAAGGTCATATTTTAATTAAAGCTGGCGCATGCCCGTTTACTGGTAAATCCTATGACACATGCAATAGGTGCGCTAAGCTAATTGAAGCAACCCTTTAATCTGGTATAATATATATATGAACAGCAACATACCTCCATGCTTTTACTGTCCGCAAGACAGTAAATATTCAGAGCCAGAACCAAAAACTGGTAAAGTAATAGACGTGTGTGACAAGCATTTCCATTTAAAGTACATGGGATAAAGTGGCTTACAGCAGGTTCTTTGACAGCGATATATACATATATTCGCATGTAGAGGGTTATGTTTATTGTGCAGCTTGCCTGTTGTCTGAGGAATCTGAAATAATAAAAGACGACGAGCATCTATTTATACACATAGAGGATCATTTAAAGGCGGGACATAATATACCAGACATGCTTTATTATGAAATTATAATGGATTCAGACAGGTACACCCTTGACAAACACCTTACAAAATAGTATTATTAATACATAAAGCGATTCTGCTTTTACCTGAAAGGATTAACATGTCAGCATTTAATTATAGCTTTACAGATAACAATGGTAATGAAATAGATTTAGCACAGTTTAAGGGAAAGTTATTGCTTCTTGTTAATGTTGCTAGTCGATGTGGAATGACACCTCAATACGAGGGGCTTCAAGCACTGCACAAGAAGTATGCGGACAAGGGTTTGGTTGTAATCGGATTTCCATGCAATCAGTTTGGCGGACAAGAGCCAGGATCAGACGAAGACATTAAAGAATTTTGTAGCACAACATATGGAGTAGATTTTCTGATGTCTACAAAAATTGATGTCAATGGCCCAGATGCACACCCGCTATTTAAGTATTTAGTCTCACAGGCAGATTTTGATGAAGTGCCATGGAACTTTACTAAGTTTCTTATTGATGATCAATTTAGATCTATGGGGCCGCAAACAACTCCAGAACAAATTGATGGATTCATTGCACAGATTTTATCTTAAGTAATGATTAAATTTTTAGTAGAAAAATACCTTATGCGTCCTAAACGTTTTAGAGAAGCAATTTCGGAGGTGGTCAGGGAAAATGACGAGCTCTTTGCTATGCTAAAAGAAGCAGAAAATGAAGGGCCAACTAATCTAACTTGGTCTGAAGGAGACACTTGGTACGGATGGACATACAGCCCAGAAAAAAATAAGTATTACTTTGATGATATTGGAAACAAATCTTTAATGGGTTTATGGGAAGATCAATGGCTCAGAGAAGCAGATGACAATAAAAGTTAATGCTTATTGTATTATATGCAAAAAGAATGTGGTCGGAAAGCTAAATGAAATAGTATCCTTAGAGTCAGGTAAATGGCTTCATATAGGAGAATGCCCTGATTGTTGCTATCAGATCAAAAGAATCATTAGGACAGAAAATAAAGGAATGGTATACTAAGACTATGGAATTAAACAAGATTGTAGACGAGATCAAGGACATGCTGCAAGATAGCCTGTCAAAATCAATTGATCCTAAGCCAGAAGATCTTACAGATGAAGAGATCTCAAAGGGTTACGAATCAGACAACGAAGAAGAAGATAACTGGGATAACCTAGAAAAAGCTTGCTGGAGCGGTTACAAGCAGGTTGGAATGAAGGATAAGAATGGCAAAAGAGTTCCTAACTGCGTACCAGTAAAGAAGTCTCTATTCGGCACAGAAGGCCCTCAAACACTAATCCCTAGGAACTCGTAATGAAAATACTTTCTGTAGGTTTAGGTAGAAATGGAACACAATCTTTTAATCGATTTATGCAAAAACTTGGTTTTACCACAACACATTTTTACCATTATGATTCATTAGCGCTTGGTTCATTTGAAGAAAATTCTTATGGTATAGAAAAACATTTTAATTCCTTAAAAGAAACAGATGTGTATTCAGATATTCCAAATTGTTTAATATTTGATAAATTGTATGAAAGATTCCCTGAAGCAAAATATATTAATATAACTAGGCCCGCTGAAGAATGGATTTTATCAATGCGAAAAATAAGTAGCAAGTGGGCTCATGAAAACGATCCTTATATTTTTGAGGAAGCTTATTGCAATTTTTATTTAAATACTGGAAAAACAAAAATTCAAGATTTAACAGAAAATGAGCTTTTAACAATAAGAGAAATGCATTTAAATAAAATAAATGCTTTTTTTAAAGACAAAGAAAATTATTTAGAGGTCGAACTTTCTGATCCAGAAATCGGTAGCAAAATATGTAAATTTATTAATATTAGTTCTGATGTAGAGTTTCCGTCTGAAGATTCATTCAGATCGTAGTGAATATAGTTCGGGAAATAAAAGATTATGGTCTTTATTTAGACAATTGTCTATCTCAAGAAGACATCAATTATATACTAGATCTTTGTAAATCAAAAGAATTACCAACGGGCTCCAGTAGGCTTGGTTCACACACTATAATATCATTTATAGAAGTAGAATCTAGTGAAGGCATAGAGATATCTAATAAGATATTTGAAAAAATTCATCCAGTAATGGTAAATTCAATGAAATTTTACACTAATCATTTTGGGCTAGATATGAATAACTATGTTATGAGTAAACCAGCCTATTGGATTAAAACTTATGATATTGGTGCAAGCATAGGACACCATACTGATTCTTGGGATTCAGAAGATGGGAAAGTTATGGTGCCATCAGTAAGTATTGTTCTTTATTTGTCTTCAGACTTTGAAGGTGGAGAAATTACTTTTATTGATGAAGAAAATAAAACTGAGATAAATTTTCAGCAAAGTTTAGGTAACAGTGAACACAAAACTAACACCGATAATGATATTACAATAAAGCCTTCAGCTGGTCAGGTAATGATATTTGATTCAAATGTAACTCATGCTGTTAAAGAGGTTATAGGTGGCAAAAGAATATCTACGGATATTACATACATGAATAAAATTCCAGGCTCCATATAGTGCAAAAAAAGTGCGGCGGTAGAGGGTATTGACAGTACCTGTCATATATACTATAATTATTACATGCATGACCATAAGTTTGAACTAGACCTAGACGGGCAAGTAGCCTGCTCTAATTGTCACTGCATAGATAATGAACGGGACAGTTCAGGTTCCTATAATGGTCGTAGAGCGGTTTCCGAAACCGACAATGAAGGTCCGATTCCTTCACCTGAAGCCCTATTTGAGACACAGAGAGATTTTGAATAATGAATAAAAATAATAAATTCCCAAGCTCACACCAACTTAATAAATGGGAAAGAGAAATGAAAGCAGCTGGCTTATGGCCAGAAAAAATTCAAATAGTTAACTTTAAAAATCCCAAAATAAAACCTAGAAAAATGGGGGCAATTGGAAGTGCGGCCTCAGTAAAACCTGTTACACAAGATCAGGGTCGGCAGGTTAAAGACATAGTGGCGGGTCATAAAAGATATTGGACTAATGTAGAGTAATGATGTGTTCAAATAAAGATAATATAACCGATACCCAACCTGATCTAAATCAATCTGGCTACGGGTATGACGAACTAAAAGATTTTGATATGGGCCACAGGGGTGGTCCAAGAAGTAAAATAATTCCATTTAGGGGACCACTTAGATGATATACCATAAACACTTATTAGTAAATGCTAAAGTACACAACTCAGTAATGTCAGAGGCTCAGGGAATTGCATTCCTTACCAACCTAGTTGAAAAAATTGACATGAAGATTATCAAAGGACCATTTGCCTCATATGTAAACGTAAAGGGCAACAGAGGGTTAACAGGCGTAGTTATGATAGAGACTAGCCATATAGCTTTCCACATATGGGATGAAGTCAGACCAGGACTAATACAATTTGATCTCTACACTTGTGGCCAATTAGAACTAGACAAGGTAATATCTTTATTTAAAGATACTTTTGAAGTAGATACTTTAGACTACGTTTTATTTGATAGAGAAAATGGATTTAAGGTTGAATCTGAAGGAAGCCTAAGTTTTAAGGAAGAAAAAGATGTCTGAAGAACTTTTCCCAGGTGTTGCTATATACAAAAATTCAGTTGAAGAAATTGATACGCTTATGGGTTTAATGAAAAACCTTGAATACATGGAGCTTGGTGGCCCAAGAGATGTAGGTCTTTATTTTATCAAAGAAGGATCAAAAGATGAGAGCATTATACAAATTGAAAAAATATTAGAATCTTCTATTAATAAAAATTTAGATGAATATTGCAATAAATATGGTATTCGTGGACTAATGCCTGAGCAGTGGCAGCTTGTTAGGTATGGCGAAGGCCAACATTTTAAAACACATCTAGATGAAGATTGTGAAAATCCAAGAACAGTTTCCATCATAATGTATTTAAACAACGATTATTCTGGGGGAGACTTAGAGTATGTCTGGTTTAATAAAATATATAAGCCAAAGGCTGGGGATACTTTAATATTCCCATCTAACTATATATATTCTCATAAAGTCAATGAAGTTACTTCAGGTACTAGATATGCAGTTGTAAGATTTTATAAATGGGAAACATTAAAAAGTGTTTCAAATTTAAGAGTGTATTAGTAAGGATGGGTTGCAGATGCCAGAATTAAACGCAAATATACCACCGATTGAATGCTATGTACGTGGCAATTTTTTGCGTAACCAAGAAGACAGCCATGATAAGTACTTCCCTTGCGTAATATTTGGAGTAAGTAGCGTACAGAATAGAAGCCCACTATTTCATTTTATGATGGAAGATGGTGGCCTGTGGTGGCGTATGCCTCTCAATGCCTTCTGTACAAAGCCAGGTGTGCCAGAAGAAAGTCTATACAACTTAGTATTGTGGAACTCTTTAAGTCCATATATAACTGCTACCAAGTTTAGTAACCTAGCTAATTTAAGTCTTCATTATGTGGACAGAAATAAGACCAAGGTAAATGGTAAGTATTTATTTACCCTTGACTGGCATAACCCAGACTCTAACAGGTTAGATGATGGGTACTCAGAGAGCCCTAATCAACACAAGTGCGGTCACGTTATAGAGCGAGATGATGGCAACTTTGCCATCCAACCTAACAATAGAATGTTTGTTCTTGAACCATCATTTACAACTAAATACGGAAATCCAGTAATCCAAAGAATAATCAATCATCGTAAGTGGGATGTTGAAGACAACAAGAAATGGGTAACGGAAGATTCAAACTCCTATTATTACGATATAAAGGAAAATTAGTTAATATTGCAGTATATAGGCTGATTAGAAAGTGAAAAGTGCGGCGGCAGAAAGAACCCCCCTTGTCAGTACCTGACAAATATAGTACAATAGAGATATGAACCTTTTAACCCATACAGATCCATATGATCACTCAAACAGAATGTTACTAATTCTTGCAGTTTCTGCAGCCATAACCTTAGCTGTATTCTTGATCAATAAAAGGCGGGGCTAGAACAATGATAGAACTATCACTAATAGCCATTACATGGTATTTAACCAAGGTATTCTATACAAGAGATATACGGATAAATTGGACTGATTTGGGAGATCCTGATACAGTTATGGCCACATGTTTTAGGTGTTCTAGATCAGAGTATATAGCTAAACAGAATATACGTGTTCCAAGCTATTGCATGTCCTGTAAATAGAGCAAATGACTGAAGAATTAGATCCATTAGGCAAATCTTGGAAAGATGCTCCAGATTGGTGTGATGATTGCAATTCAAGTCCTGGAGAGAAATGTCCAGATTGTGGCTATACACACAATTGCTGAAGCTCCACAAAATAGGACATATTAGCTCCTAACTACTATATCCCCCTCCCGTTTTTCTTGTCTCATATAGCCCTTAGAAGGCTTATATAGTGGAGTAATGTGGAGTATAGTGGAGAATATATACTATAGATTCTATATCATATACTATAGTTATATCTATTTAAACATATACATGTAATAGAACGTTTCCATGAGATGCACCGTAATGTCGTAAAGGGCATATTCTCTATATGAGGCATGTAGCATATTCCAGGGATATTGTCAATAGCTTCGTAAATAGCATATTTGGCCCACATTGTCGACATATTTATATAACAAAATGTTATAATATTTTGACAGATTCTGGGTATATTATGCTAGATTTAATATATGTTTTAATAGATAATATATCTAATCTAATAGATTCTTATGAATATTTCAGGGATTTTTTTAGCTTGGTCGTAAACGGATAATTTGGCCCACATGCCCACACATAAAAAGATATCCACAAGACCTGTGGAAGATCCTGTGGATATATTGGGCTATATTAGATTAGTTTGATCTATGAATGTATTGGCTCAAAGTTGTCTATGTAGTCTGATAGTCTTTGTGCCATAAATAATGCATCAGATGTAAATCCTTCCTCCCACGCATTATCAAATTGTCCCGCCGTTTGTTTAATAATTTCTACACATAGTTCCATTACCTTAGATTGAGTATAATATCCACAACCATTGACTAATTCTCTAGCCATGATAGTCGGATTGAACCAATGACTATCCATTGCTTCTAATACCTTATCTGCTGCTTTTGTTTCTATTGATGATACCTTAGCCATATCCGCCTTTCATACTATAACTTTAGATTATACCAAAATTAAGAGAAGGGGTCAAGGACCAACGAAGCCCTGACCCCGTCCCTGGATCTACTTAGCTTTCTTTACAGGTGTCTCTGCAGTAAATGTAATGCCCTTTTTTGATGCCTCATCTAAAGCTACCTTAGCAGCTCCTGAGAAGCGTCCACGGACGCCTACTGTAATGCCTTGTGATTTTAGATATTCACGCCTTGTTGCCATTTGAGAATCCCCTTTCGAGAGGTGTTTTATTTATTATAGCAACTTTCCACGGATTTGTAAATAGTTGCCGTAAGCGATATTTTCTGCCCTATGATAGATCTGTTTGTTCTATTCTATCTTTAATTAGATTAGATATAATATTATGAGCTTCATCTACTTCATGTAAGGATCCAGACCATAGCAAAGCTTGGGCCTTACTTAATTGATCATCGACATATCTGTCACTCGTCTTCATCTTCCTCCTCTTCATCATCCTCAAACATTGTGTCTACAATGTAGTCCCTGCTTAACATCCAGTCTTGTACTTCTTCGTGGTGCTGTTCCGCCCCGTACTCCAGAGAGAAGCCCTGGCCCGCAGAGACAGCCTCGCATAGGTGGTCCCACATCTCATCCTTGGTTGCCTTAGCCTTGAAGGTCTCATCCTCTAGGATGTTGTTGATTGTGCTCCATGTCCATAGCCATACCATGGATAAACCAAGGTCGGTGGTATCAAGAATCTTTAAACATTCGTTGAGTTTATCTTTATCTGCTGGCTTCATATGCTAACTCCCTCTCATTCCATTCCGCTAATGTTTTGACAGTAAAGTCTTTCCCCAAATTATAACAGTAGAGCACAGCATCCGTCAAAGATTCTGTCTCATATAGTGGAACAGATAGTATATTTGTTTTATCATAGACTTCAAATGTATCTACTCCTCCAGGTGAACAAGAGTATTCCATTTCCAGGATTTCTAGACTTGGCTCGTATGACATTATTTTTGCCCTTCCTTTTCTCCTATAGCAAATGATAAATCATATGTTAGTTTATACAGTGCTACTAGAGTATCTAGTCGTCCCGTTGCTTCCAGCACATGGCTTGGTTCTGTATCTGTTAAATCCTGCTCAGCAATCAACATTAGATTTTTTAGTTCCCCGTGCATGATATCAAGGCCCGATACTCCAGCATTGACCATACGTTGTAAATGGGGCGGGAGCCCAATGTCTTCATTATTCATGATATACCATTTCGTTAGATTTATTCATTATATCAGTAGCCACTGACAGTAAATGTTCAGTTGCCATAATTTGTCCTTGAATATTAATCTTAGATTGAACATTATAATTATCCTCTAAGTCCTGGTTAAGACTAATTAGATATATCTTCATATACTCTAAGAAATAAGATGACTTAGTTTGTGTGGTCAAAGTAACCCTCCGCCCATAGACCGTCAAGGAAATCCTTGGCCATTAGCAAATCATTAACTAGGAGTGACTTATCCATTAAATCGGACGGGGTCCTAAGATAAAAAAGCTTTGCGTCATGTATAGCATTAATCATTCTATTTAGATCAGATTCAGTATAACCTAGCATAAGTAGTACTCATCCTTTTCTGTATACCCATAGAAATCATTATATTGTTTCTTTAACTCAGGTGAAGCATATTCCATAAACTCATGTTCAGCATAATCTTCGCCTTCATCTAAACATGCATTAGACCAATTCTCAAATAGGTCTTCGCTAATTTCTTGTATCATTGCACCTGTAATGTGCTCTGCTACCGTATCTATAAATTGTCCAGCCAT